GGGCTGGAGCGATACCGCCGAGGGCGTTCTCTTCTGGACCATCACCCGTAATACCGGCAATGCCGAGGCAGATCTCTTATGGAGCTATCCCGGTGTGTATATCCCTGCAGGCGAGACCCCTGACCCGGCGACGGCAAAGAGGATGCCTGACGGCCAGATCACGCTCTATCACCAGCGCAGCGGCATTGACGACTTCGGAGCTGCCGTGGCTGCCACGTTCACCGTCACTGCCTGGGGCGAGAAGGAGAGCAGCTCCAGCGACTCCGGCAGCTCCGGCAGTTCTTCAGACAGCTCCGACAGCTCGTCGGGCAGCTCCGGCGGCATGGTCATCGCACCGCTCTCCACGGGTATCATCACCGTCTATGCAGAGACGGTGGAGTCCTACGAGCTGGAGCTATCGGATGCCATCGTACAGTACGACCCGGAGACCAAGACCTATACGCCTGCCGGCGGCGTCACCGTGCGTATCCGTGCCAAGGCACAGGACGGCAGTGTCGCCTATGTCGACCAGACACATATCGACCAGGCCGGCCTGCATGTCTACTACCTGCCTGCCGACGAAGAGGAGACCGATGACAACCTGAAGGAGCTGGTATTCTCCGGCGGCGTGGCTGTCCTTCCCGTCAAGGAGTTCAGCGCCGAGAAGAGCATCAATCTCTGGATGGAGAACGCAGCGCAGATAGTGCTTGCACGTGCCACCGTCGGCTATGTACGCAAGGCAGAGGACGGCGAAGACACCTACTCCGTGGAACTCACGAAGTCCTCCGACAGTGCCACCATCGACCCCTCCGGCAATATCGTCGGCGGCTACCGTACGGTGAGTAAGGATGCCGACAACAACGAGTACTACGCCTATCGCTTCTTCACTTCTGCCACCGTCATGAAGGGCGGCAGCTATCTGCATCTCTGCAAGGCCGTCGATGACAGCGAGGTGCTGGGTGAGGGAAACTTTACCATGGAGGCGCTCGGCTCCGGCTGTAACGTGAAAGTGAATGGCTCCACGGTATATATAACAGGTATCTGGCATTGTAACGACGGCGACGCTGGCACGAATCCGAATACCTCTTATAACAGGACGCCGGAGGAGTATCAGCTGATGCGCTCGATGAAGGAGTGTGTCGTCCATGTGACGCTGAACCTCGAGGGCAAGACGGCCGTGACAAAGGACTACCGCGTGCAGCTCGTCCATATCCCCACGGACACCGTGAGCGTGGAGAGCCATAACGAGGTGGCTGCCGTCAACTGGAGCACGAAGAACGGCGCCTGGACCAACACCGGGAGCATCGTCATTCCGCTGACGGCCTCGAGTGCCGGCAAGCCTGTGATGATACAGTCGCAGAACGGCGTCACCCCAGCCGTCCCCGATATCGTGCTGCTGAACACGCCGGGATGGCTCCATGCCGCCTCCGGCCTGCCGTACACGCTGCGCTGGGCAGACTACAGGAATGCCGAAGGCACGGTCATCTACCCGGCCAGCGCCCACATGGCCGCGGAGATTGTCATCCCCGTCGCCAGTATCCATAAGACATACACCGAGAGTGGCGTGACAAAGGAGATAGGCGTCAGCAATGTTCTGCTGTTCAATGTCACCACCATCGTCGACGGCGTGGAGTACGAGAATGTCATGCCCTTCACACTGAACGTCACTACCGACAAGGCTGTCTATGTCATCGCGCCGAGCGTCAGACAGGTGATAGGTACCATGAAGGGCGGCACGTGGAACGCTCAGAGGAAGACCATCGAGAATGCCGAATACGACTATACCGCTGAAACGGTCACCTGCAAGCTGCTGTCATACGACAGCAACAACCAGCTGACGGAGATTACCGATTCCGGCGATATCCATGACAGCCTGACATTCTTTATCAACGGCGTGCCGAAGACGTTCGCCCAGTTCCGCGCAGGCATACAGAACGACGCCATCGCAGGTTCAAGCCAGAAGCGCTTTGATACGATTGACGAGATTGTCTTCGCCGTCAAGCTCGACGGCAAGGACTACGAGTCGGAGGGTGTGCCCATCCTGCGCAACGGCGCGCAGATATCCGTCGGCGACGACGGCAACTGGTATATCGGCGGTGTCGATACCGGCGTGTCTGCAGAGGCCACGAGGATGACAGGCAGCATCACCCTCTATACCGCCCCGATGGACAGCAGCACGCCGCCACCGTACGACCATGGATCGAGCAGTTCCGACAGCTCGAGCAGCTCCGAATCTCCCTATATATACGAACACTGCCCGGCGGCCCAGGAAGGAAAGTTCATCCACTATGTCACCATCACGACATTCTCGGACTCCGAACAGACCTACGTGTATGTGTATGGCACCATGGGCACCGGCAACACCATCACCGTCATCCACGACCGCGACTACTACGCATCGGCGTCCACGAAGACGGCGCAGCAGCTGGCAGGCCTGCCGGAATCCTCCTGGAGCGAGAGCACTCCCGCCAACTACAACGCCACGAACAAGTACCTCTATGCCAGAGATACGGCCAGATACTATGTGAACGGCCAGGAGCAGGCGGTCACCGTCGGCGGTATCACCTATCCGAAGATCGTCTATACCCTGGTGTCCTACTGGGGACAGGACGGCAGTGGTGTGGAGTTCGCCTACTACCGTGCTGCAGACGACTCGCAGGGTAATAAGCCGACGGTGACAGTCCTTAATCAGAACCACCCGGGTACTGCCGGCAACCCCGTCATACCTGACTGGGACGTCGACGGCGGCTGGTACGATGATAACCCCGGCTTCACGGCTCAGGGACAGGTGATGTACCAGAGCGTGAACAAGTACATGGGTAACCGGTGGTCCGGCTGGCAGACGCCGGTGATCATCGACCGCTATGCAAAGAACGGGGAGAACAGCGTGCGCATGGACATCGACAACGAGATGGACATGGTGCAGACAGACTCTGATGGTAAGGTGCTGGCAGCACGGAATGTTGTGACCACAGTACATGTCTACGACGGCAGCAGCCTACAGAGCATGAGCAATCTTACTGTATCAGGCATTACCTATACAGATGCCAGTGGACAGTCTCAAACACTCAGTCCTGCCATCACCGATGCCGCCGACGGCAAGGGTAAGGTGCTGACATGGGCGTTTACCACTGCCATGAGGCTCCAGGATATCTACGACATCACCATCAGCTGCTCCTATAACAGCAAGCCATATACGGCGCGCTTTACGCTGTCGTCATCCAAAGGACTGGCCATCTTCCAGCTGAAGCCGGGTATGTCGTCCATCCCGTTTGCGTACGCGAACGGTGCCTACACGCCTGCCTCCAGAACGCTGACGCTGAAAATAGTAAAGACCGACAGCGGTGTGGTTTCTGAAATCAATCCCTCTGCCTATGGTATCGCCCTGATTCGCTACAGCTTTGACAGTATGCCTGAAGGCATGGGATATGGAACGGAATGGCCAAGTGCCGGCTGTATCACCGTTGCCAACGACAAGCAGAATGTCTATATCGCCATGTTCAACAGCGCGGGCACGCTTCTCGACAGAGAGACAGTCCCAGTTATAAAGGACGGTGCGGCAGGACCAGCAGGTCGTAGTTCGGCTACTGTTATTCTCTATCAGCGTTATACGCCTACGACACAGAATCCGACACCCGCCAAGCCGAGCAGCTCGGCGTGGTATCAGTTCTCCAACGGAAAACTGTATACTACCGAATCCGGCAATATAGAAACGGCTATCGACACCAGAAAACTTAATGACTGGACTCGTACCATACCAAGCGGCACGGCACCTATCTTCACTATACAGGCTGCTGTGTCTGGCACAACTGAGCGTGTTGAGATTCTGAGTAGTGCCTGGGAAGGACCGGTAAAGTATGTGGAGAACGGTGACAATGGCGCCAACGGCTTCAGTATTATTGTCAATCCTGATGTGTCAATCTTCAATGAAAGCTATAATGCGCAGACAGGTGCTGCAGAACTTGACTTAACGGATGTAAATCCGACTGTTCAGATTAAGCAGGGAAATGATGCGCAGTATATAATCCAGACAGGAACACTGACGAAAAGCAACTGTGACGCAACGGTGTCTGGTAATGGTACGCAGACATTGACGGTATCGTTTACCAGTATTACTGATGGAGCAACAGAAGGTTATATTCAGTTTACGGTCTCTACGGTTGCTTCAAGTGGCGGTACCACGGCAGACGGTCGTTTCTCGTTCGTTGTCAGGATTCCGTTCTTTGTTACCCGTCTTGGCACGTTGGCAAGAACTATTATCGGCGGCGTGGAGAGTGTGTTTGGACAACAGACAGACTACACGCCCGCAGGAATGGGCAATGTGATTAAAAGAGCATATACCGTTGATATTCAGACATCCGCAAAGGGTTTGACGCAGCAGTTCTCCGAAAGACAGTCAAAGGCAGGCTCGTTCAACAGGAATCTGTTTGGATTCAGCAAGGGCTGTGTGATGAACTACGATAATTGGGGTGTATGTCCATGGATTCAAGGCTATGGAGCCATTGTAAATTCTTCATATAACGGGAAAAAACAAGGTCGTATAGGTAACCTTGGATTTGGAACGGTAGGAGGAGATTTTGTCGTTACATTCCAAGCAAAACTGTCGTCAAATAACGGTAATGTCAATGTGAACCTCTGTGATGTAAATCCTGAATTGAACAAAGGGTCTATTACAACATCTGTGAATATTTCGCTGAATACGACATGGAAGAGTTTTGAACTTCATTACAATATTCCAAACCAAAAATTGATAGATTATACAGCTTTGAACGGTTGGATAGACTTTGAGGCGCAATACACTAACGACTATAACATATACATTCGCCACCTGAAAATCGAGCGTGGTGATATAGCTACGTGCTTTGTCGAAGCAGACGAGGACCTTGAATATAAAGGAGGGAGTAATCTTATCACTGACATCACGAAACAGAATGGTATAGTCGGTCCAGAGTTGATAGATAACCGTACCTGCTATTATAAAGATAATATGTCAGGTAATACATTATGTCTGCAAAGCCAAAACGGTATAACTTTTGAGGCAGGAGATATCTATACTTTAAGTTTTTGGGCAAAGTGCTCATCGGCAAACGGATTCATTATCAGGTCATATTGTGCTGGAAATATCGGTGATGATAATATAGGTGAAAAGTTGTATGATGACGGAAAGACGGGCTCAATACTTGAAGGAGCTCGTGCTGACGGAGACCAAAGAATCAGGCTGTCAAATGTATGGAAACAATACTTCATTCACCTGTATGTCTCGAAGAGCAATGATGTGACTACAAAGATGAATATCCTTGCCACATATTATGGGGATAATTCGACCCCAGCGGATGTATGGATTTCTGATATAAAGTTACAAAAGGGCTTTGTTGTGACACCAAGCGATTTCACATCTATCTTTGAGCAGACAGCGCGTCGTATCAATATGGAAGTGGAGGATGGTCTGACAAAGACCGGCATCGACATAACCGCAGGACTTATCAAGGCTACCACTGACAACTTTGTCATCCAGAACAGCGCAGGAGAGAATACTTTCTCCGTTGATGCCGCAGGAAACCTGATAAGTAAAGGAAATGCAGCCTTTGGCGGCATCATCAAGTCTAAAGGCATCTATCAGAATATGGGCTTCTTCAGCACTTCTAACGGCAGTGTTTCGTATCTTTGGACATACGCTGACGGACATACTACAATGGGTGACTATGTAGCGCCGGAAGATTATAGCAGTCATTCTGATGACGGATATGTAATGACAAACTGCGAATACGTTGGTTGTGGTCTGCTTGATATAGTGTTTTTGCAGCGAGATTGGCCTGACAGGCATTGTATATATATTCCAAATCCGTCGGGAATAGAGGGAAAGCAAATAGAGATTTATAAGGGCGACAACAATTATTTATGGCATATTGGAACAGACCCTAATGTTGCAAATTGGACGTTCTTTGATGCCACATACAGGCAGGGAACCATTCAATCGAATTACATTCAGTTATCAAAAGATACAATGTATGTAAGACTTTTGAGTAATGGTACTTACTGGTACATTCTTGAAAGACGTGACATCTATGGTAATATAGCAGCATTAAGTCAATAATAAAACGAATAAGATATGGAAGGACATGTAACTATCGACAATGTCGAATACACCGTAAGAATCGACCAGCTGACACCTGCCGACGTACTGCCGGTGTTTCAGACGGCTACAAGTGTACTGAAGACCGACAGCATACTGCTGCAGGCTGCAGGCGCCGAGCAGAACAGCGCCAAGAAGGTGCTGATACCGCAGTTGATAAGTATGCTGCTGGGCATGGTAGGCGAAGAGGTGGCACTGACCATCGAGCCTTACTACGACAACCAGGGCGTGTACCAGGGTATGTACTGGCACTACAACGGCGACTGGCTGTATCGTAACGACGACGGTGAGATGATACGCGTTGATAACGAGGCGGCAGCAGCAGCACTGGCAGCGTCAATGGCAAACGCGGCAGCGCAGAACGCAGACACAAAGGCAGCGCTTGCCAACAGCGCGGCAGGAGCCGCCGGTACGGCAGCGCAGAATGCTGACTCAAAGGCAGCGCTTGCCAACAGCGCGGCAGGAGCAGCGAATACCGCCGCCCGTAATGCCGACGAGAAAGCGCAGGCTGCCGACGTCGCTACAGCAGGAGCCTCCCGTGTCAACGCACAGCTCTTTAACATGACGGTGACCATCACCGACCGTAACGGCATACCGCAGTCTGTGAACATCGGCTTCGAGATATACCGCACCTACCAGAGCGTTGCGGCAATGAACGCCGACGCGCAGAACGTGCCGCAGGGAAAGTTCGTCATCATCGCCACGACAGACCCCACGAGCGCCGAGAACGCACGGCTGTACTGCAAGAACTCTGAGGGCACGTTCACGTTCCTCTCCGACCTTGACCAGGCGGCATCGGCGGCATGGGCAGACTGGCTGGAGAACATGAAGCCGCAGATAGAGGCCGCCATCGCGACGGCAGGCGCCGACCACACACAGGCCCAGCAGGACCACAGCCGCAGTGAGAACATCGCCGGTCATCCGCCGTATATCGCCGACGGCACGCTGTCGCATCCCGGCGATGCCGGATACTTCTACTCATGGGACTATGCCACCCAGCAGTATGTGCGCGGCGCGAAGCTGTCGCTCGACTGGGCCTCTATGACGCAGGCCGAGCGCGACGAGCTGGCACGCGATGTCCTTGCCCAGATGCAGTTCGACACCGTGCCCACGGAGAACAGCACCAATGTCGTCACTTCCGGCGGCATCTACACAGCGCTCACAGCAAAGCAGGACGTGCTGACGTTTGCATCGGCAGCCACCTGCGAGGATATCATCACGGAACTAACATAGAGAAGAATATGAACTACCCAGGCGAAAACAAGAAATTCAGGGTGACGACCTCGCAGCCGGACTTCCAGCTGTCGGAGGATGACTTCGTCATAGTGATATTGGACCAGTACGGACGGCAGCGCCAGACCATCACCAAGAACGACTGCTTCTGGGACGACCAGGGACAGTGGTACTTTACCATCGACCCTATCCACAAGGGAGTGTTCTACGCCTACTTCACAGGGGCTTACGAGGATGATGATTTCGATGGTCAGAAGCGCATCTTCAGGGACTTCCAGGAGCTCTTCAGGGTGGCCTACAGGGGATGCCCTTGCAAAGTTCGTGAATCTGATGTATCTTCACAGTGTAAATGCAAGCATGTCGTACACTATGAGGAGGTGTGGAGCGTCAGCATCGACGGTGATGACTACCTGTGCGGAAGCGACGGCAAGTACATACTGACCTCTGACGGCAAGAGAATCTGTTTCAAGAATCCAAAAAGAAAAATTATTGAAGATATGGGAAAAGTCATATTAGAGACCATGACTGGTGATGAGTTCAAGAGGTTCATAGAGGGCGATAACCCCGATGGAGTGATTGATACCGTGCCTGAGATGATGCGTGCCGCTCAGGGCATCGCCGACACGGAGACGATTCGTGAGGATGTGCAGGAGCAGATTGAAGAGGACCGTCAGCAGAACATGGGCACACGTGAAGACATCGACGAGATTTTTAACCAATAATATCTATTATGGCAAATGAAATCATGATTGTCCTGACGCAGAACGGGTTCTTTGCAGGACGGATGTTACAGAACGGCACGCTGGCACTGGGCAGCCACAAAATCACCGAAGAGGAGATTTTCACGATGTTCAGCGCCCTGATGCGTACGTTCTGTAAGAAGACGGGACAGGACACGCTGGCACTGCCGGCAGGTGATGGCAGGGCCATCATCTCAAAGCTGGTGGAAGTCAAGCGGGATCCTGAGCAGGAGCAGGCTGCCGCCGAGGCCGCCCCCAAGAAGGGTGCAGGCAGGAAGCAGGGCTCGAAGCAGCCGAGGCCGAAGGCGAAAGCGAAGGCGAAAGCCGGGAAGGCCTGATGAGCGGGGCGGGTGCGTCATATACGCAGCCCGTCTGACGGAAACAGTCCCGGCGTCGGCCGGGTGACAAAAGTTTCTGATTTGGCCGATAACTACGGCCCCCAGATATTTTTCACATGTTTCACTAATACCCTTTGTAATTATGGCAAATTCAAATGCTATTACAAATCCGACCAATCTGGTCGACATCAGCTTGCTTAACTATTTTGAAGGTAAGCTGGCGCAGAAGTATCAGACCAAGGCCATCGCCGCCATCAGCGGCCTGACGGCTACGACCGTAGAGGGTGCCCTCGCTGAGCTGCTCAGCAAGATTCAGGGCCTTCCTTCTGCCATCATCCCCAAGGGCACACGCTCGTTCTCACAGCTGAATCCGTCGACAGACCTCGTAGAGGGCTGCCTCGGCTTCATGTGGAACATCTCGGATGCCTTCGTTACCACGAGTGACTTCGTGGAGGGTGCCGGCCACAACATCCCCAAGGGAGCCAACGTGTATGTCGCCAACCCATCGACCGGCGTATACAAGTACGACGTGTTCCAGGGTGACATCGACCTGTCGAACTACAAGACGAAGCAGACGGCTGTCACTGACGGCGACGCTACGACTGCCGGCACAGGCATCACCTTCGTCGACAGCGTGACGCAGAACGAGAACGGCGAGATCACCGTCCACAAGAAGACCGTGCAGAACGCTGTCGCTCCCGATGCTGAGCAGAGCATCGCCGGTCAGGACGGTCTGCTGGCCAAGGAGGACAAGGCTAAGCTCGATGCCCTGAACGACAACCTGGGCGCCAAGGCCGACAAGGACACCGACGCCGTAGAGGGTAACATCGCCGAGTTCGACGCCAACGGCAACCCCGTTGACTCCGGTCACGCTCTCTCTGAGTACAAGACCAAGCAGACGGCTGTCGAAGATCCTACCGCCAGCGGCTACTCGCTGACCTTCATCAGCGACATCACCCAGAACGCAAACGGCGAGATCTCCGCTCACAAGAAGACCGTCAAGGTCGGTTCTACCAGCGACATCGACGAGATCTTCGGCGGCGACAGCTCGGACAGCACGATCTAATCTCTCTCACTCAGGCTCCGCAGGGTTCGACTCCCTGCGGAGTCACCAATAGAAACATAAACATAAACAGAAAGAGATTATGGTAAACGCACTGGATCTTACAAACCCGGATAGCTTGGTGACCGTCACGATGCTGAACTACTTCGAGGCAAAAATCAAAGGCAAGTACGCGACGAAGGAAGACGCGGAGGTGCCGTACGCCTCGAACCAGACATGCGAGGACATCATTACCGAGCTCGTCTGACGGCGCAGGCACCGGCCACGGTGGAACGGGACAGCCTGCATGCAGTTGAAAAATCATTAAAATCATATACAAATGACAACAGTAGGACACAAAGATGAAGCTGTAAGAGTGGACGGCATGAAGCACAGCTTCCAGAAATTCAAGGACGATTATATCGGTATCCCCAATGTGACGGATGCCGTGTTATACACCGAGTCAGAGGTCAATGCGTATAACGCCCTGCTGACGGGGGCACTCGACAGCACGACGCCGCTGACGGCCGCGCAGGCAGCTGCCTATAATGCTGCTGTCACAGGGGCATCGAAGGTGGCCGGTGACACGCTGTCGGCAGCAGAGGCCAATGCCTACAATGCTACCCTTGATGGTGCCATCTCCACCAGCGACGTCAAGACGCCGGCAGTACCCAGGAAGGTGAAGGACTATGTCGACGGCAAGTTCCTGTCCAAGTGCATCGACATCACCTACTCCGCCCTGAAGTCGCTGCGCGACAACAGCGGCCTGAATCCCGGCCAGTGGTATCGTATCACCGACTATGTGACCACCACGGCAGAGAGCAATACAAGAAGTGCAGGGCACAGGTTTGACGTTGTAGTGCTGGCTCTCGACGAGTCCACGCTCTGTGAGGATGCCTATGCCACAAAGCATGAGTACCCTGCCGACTATATCCCAGAGGACACCTCGGCAGCGGACTATCAGGAGAAGTATGACGAGGTGCATTACTTCGACGGCGTGCCACTGGAAGCGTGGAAGATAAGCTACTGCCTTGACAATGATACCACAAAGTTCGCGTGGGCTGTTGCTGGCAAGTCGATATGTGCTCCTGTCGGTACCGCGTCTGAACAGTGGTACGTAAGGAACGAAAATGCAGACGACGCTGGCAGTGACTACCCGTTTGCATGGACGCGCAGCACCGCGACCGTATATACGGCAACAGAGAACCCTGCCGCCGGAGATACGGCATACGACAACAGCGTGGCTGAATCCGTGACGGCAAGCGGAGCCATCGCAGACACCTGTGAAGGAGGCAAGGGTGTCATCTACAGGATGGTTGATGACAGGGATAACGACGTTCCCTACGACTTCAAGAATATCATGACGAAGCGCTGGCGGTGGTCAACCGAACTCGTCATGCCTGCATCCTATATAGACGATGCAACATACAACTACTTCGGTGTGGCCGCCATGAAACAGCTTGCCGACATGCTTCAAAGCACATCTGATAGAGAAAGAAGACCTTTGCTCTTCGGCATGATAACCTCAAATCCTGTTTGGGGCAGCGCCCTGACAGACACCTATGTGGACAGTAATCTTGATGCAGCTGTCATTGACGGATCTGCATTGTATCTGCCGTTAACGTTCCAGGCATCAAGCAGCAATATATATGCTACTATATATGTGAAGGTTAATATTTCTTCAAGTACAGGACTTCCGTCAGCGAGGCACATGTACACCTTCAACTATGGCAGCAACTATACGGATGCTACCGTGTCACTCGGAAAGGGAATCGTACGCAAAAACAAGATAGGAGCGTTTTGCAGCGGAGATTTACTCTACATCAATCGTATAGTATTTATTATTGCAAACACCTCAAATCCGCGGGTCCGTAACAACACTATAGGGCCGAACTCATATAACCTTACATTCGGCCAAAATACAGAGAACAACAATATTGTTGCATTGCACGATGTAATAGCGACGTATAGTTTCACAGAAAATAATATTACGTCTCTGTATTCGTCCATCTGCTTCTCGAATTGTAATCAAAACACCATTAAGCAGGCTATTGGCCTTGTCGTAAATTCAGGTTTCAGATGGAACAGAATCGGTCCCAACAGCGCAAAGGTGTGTTTTGGCAAGAATATGAAAGGTTCTGTTTTTGAAATGATTAGTAATGCGTACTTCGGAAACGACTGCCGAAATTTGATGATTGGGCCTAATTGTACATACTTGTATTTCGGAGACGATATAGTGTCATGTATCTTTGATAACTGTAACCAGCATATCATATACGGAACGGATGAAAAGGAGCCGCAGAGCCATCTGAGAACCCTGCACTTGTCGGCCGAGAACATCTACCTGAAAATTAACTGTACCGACACCACCTCATCGAGTCTGCGATGCCGGCATATCGACATCCCGAAGAACCTGAATTACAACAGTCCGTACTTGCAGCTCGACGTGGCAGCAGGCAATGACTTCTGCACTACATTCGAGAGGAGCAACAATGTAGTAAGGCTTGTATAACCAGTAGTATAATAAAAACATAACACTAAAATTATGATACAGAAAGGAAGAAACTACTACGCCGAGAAGGGCAATTTCATAGTGAGAAAGAGGGACGGTTTCATCATGGGTGAGGACATCTGCTTAGGTGCATCAGACAGCATTGACAACTACGAGGAACAGCCCTACACAGAAGAGAGCTACAAGGCTTTCTACGAGAGCATCGGCATGGAGCCGCCCGTGAGAGAAGAAGATAGTGAGGAACCTATTAACGAAGAGGAGGAATAAGATATGAGGATTGTACTGAAAGACGAAAATGACGACCTTGTACTGCAAAGAGGCGACGCAGTGGTGCATGTGTTCAACCAGTTGAAGGGAGTCGTCGAGAGTGACTTCTGGGTGGATATGGGACTGCCCTCTGGCCTGTTGTGGGCAAAGGCAAATATTGACCTGACTACGAACAGTAAGTTCCAAGAGGTGAACGGTGAGATTTCGCCATTTACCTACGACTGCTCATTCTTCAGCTGGGGTAATACGGCTGGCCACAATCCTGATGCGCAAGGTGCTTTTGACTATGACTTTGGCACATCAAATGATGGCCCTTATGCTTTAACTCCTGGTGCAGCATTGACAGGAGACATTCCTATGTCATACGATGCTGCTGCCGTGAACTGTGGTGCTCCGTGGAGAATGCCAAGCAGCGAAGAATTTGCAGAGTTGTTTGACAACATCGACTATGTTGATGCCAACGGCGATGTGATTAGCGGAACAGATAAGACGACAACCATTAACGGTATTGTTGGTATCAGACTGAAGTCAAAGATTAACGGCAACATCCTGTTCTTCCCCTGTTCCGGCTATGGAAGTGATACGTCGTTGTCCTACCGTGGCTTGTACGGTGGTTGCTGGGCGTCATCGTTTTATACGGCGACGCAGGGCCATGCCCTGGTCTTTTTTTCGTCCATGTCGTCGCCTAACGGCAACAACATGCGCTGCGGCGGCTTAGCGATTCGTCCAGTCCAATAACTAATAAAGAATATAACTATGAGTAAGATAAGTGGAAAGATAGAAGATTTCTCTCTGGTAAGAGAAGAGCGCAGCCGATATGTGGTTGGCTACGGCCTGACAGCTACAGGAGTGAATGACATGTACGAGTGGCACGAGGTCTATTTCTTCAAGAAGAGAGACGGAAAGCCCAACTTGGAGGCAGTGAAGAGAGCCATCCATGAGGACATCAACAAACAGACTGACGAGAAGATTCTGACGGGTTTTGTCTGGAACAACAAGCCCGTGTGGTTGAGTGAGGAGAATCAGAAGAACTTCTCCGAGGCTCAGAGGGTGGCCATGATGACAGAAGGACAATCACTGCCTGTTAAGTTCAAGCTGGGCGAGGATGAGAATGGTGAGCCTGTGTATCATACATTCAACTCGCTTAACGTGCTGACGGAGTTCTACATGCAGGGTGTGGCTTTCATCAATCAGTGCTTGCAAGAAGGCTGGCAGCGAAAGGACTCGATTGACTGGGAACCCTATGAGGAACTGCTTAAAGAGGATGAGTCATGATTACGTTAGTAATACTAAGTATATTGGTGGCGGCGATAGGCATTGCCGCTGCCATTAACAAGGAGAAGGAGTTGCCGGTGAGCATCAGTGCTATCGTCTATGACCTGCCTCTGATAGGCAAGTACCTGTGGAGTGTATGGGTGTGGCTGATAGTAGGCCTGCTGGCTATTCCTCTGCTTGATGTGATGGGCAATATTTGGTGGCAGGGTATGATAGCCTATGTCACTATCGCCAGCATCGGTGTTGTCGGTGCTCTGCCGCTGATCCCCGGTGATGAGGATGTCCGCTGGTGCTGGCATTATAACCTCGGTATCTTCGGTGGTGTGATGTCTCAGATCTGCGTGGCACTTATCAGTCCTTGGTGGCTGATGCTATGGGGGCTATGGGCTGTACTGGCTGTTCTCTCTACCTTTGAGCAGGAGGTAAAGTGGATAGCCAAGGTCAATGATGCTACTGCCGGCAAGGGAGTATTCCTTCTTGAAGTGACGGCTATGCTGCCGGTGTATATGGCGCTGCTTGGCGCACTGATATAGAAGCGTATGAAGGAGAAGAAGGTAACGGTCGTGCTGACCGTACAGACCGGTCGCGAGACGGACGGCGAGACAGAGAAGGATGTCATGCGGCTGGTACGCAACCTGAAGACGCTGATGATCGGGAAGACGGTTGTCACCGGCGTGGAGATAGACAATACGGCTGACCTACAGCGGTAGGCGGACTCGTTTCCAATGTTTTTTTTCATAGAATAGGTTATTAGATTAGTTTAATTTTATTTCATTGGCTATGTACGGACAGCCCACCTGCGAAGGCAGGCTGTCCTTGTTAATAAGAAGCTAAGTTATTTTTGATTGCATGTCCCCACCAGCCGCGACGGCAAGTGGGGATTGTGTGTGGCGTGTCATCGGGCGCGCCCTTGACGATTCGTGCCACAAAGTATATCTTTCGCCTATACAGCGCGGCATCGGACAGGCCCCCAGCGGCCGCTGCCATGCCGCCTGGCGGGGACGGCCCCATCCCTCAAACGGAAGAGGCGGCAGCCGGGACTGTCATGTCCCGTACCACCGCCCCATAGAAATGTCCCCGGCCTGCACGCTCAAAGCTCTCTTACCTTCTTTCTACGCTATCCGACACTCGCGGAAAGGCCGGGGACAATAGATCCTCTTCTTCAGCGGGTGTCGGATGCTTTTTTCCGGAAATGAAGGTAAGAGGCTGCAAAGGTAATCATTTTTCACCAATAACAATCATGACGCGTGCAGATTTAATCGAATTTAACAAGGAGATTCTTCAAAAGATGAAACAGGCGGGTATCCGTCTGGATGACTACAAGTACTGCGACCTCTACCGTGACTATACGGCAATGACGGCATCCAATGCCAGTCGCAAGGTCGTGCTGCTGACGCTGGCGGAGCGCTACGGCATCTCCGACAGGCAGGTGTATAACATCGTCAGCCGCCTGTCCGCCACTGTGTAAAGGCTTGTGAAGAGCACGCTTCACGCATGAAGAGACGGCTTCATGCGATACCGCCACATTGCTGGTGGAGAAGCAGTTTTCTGTGTGTATCTTTGTGACGGCAACAGCCAAGTTCACATTATTAACCACAAAAACTTTACACAATGGCACTTGAAATGCAAGATCTTATGGCCCTGAAGTCTATGGGCGAGAAGGAAGGGATGACTCCCTACGAGCAGGTGAAGACCATGCACATGGAGTCGAAGCGCCCCAGCGCCGTGGCCGTCACAGGCCTTGTCTTCGGCGGCACCGCCCTCGTCGGTGTTATCGCCAGCGCAGTTCTTAACAACATGTACGCCAGCGCCAAGGCCGGTCAGGCCAAGGAGGCAGCCGTTGCTTCCGAGAAGGTGGCCAACGCCCAGTACAATGCAGCCCTCCAGCTCATCGCCCAGGGCAACGCGAACACCAAGGACAACATCGATCGTCTGCTGGTCGGCCTGCAGCGCGAGACAGACGCACGCGTGGCACAGGGTCTCACGGTAACCCAGACCATCAACGACACGATCAGCGGTCAGCAGAGCGCAGCACAGTCAGCACAGGTCAGCCAGACTTCTGCCATCGACACCTCCGTGCAGCAGATCATGACACAGACCTTCGCCGATGCCGTCACAGGCAAGAGCTCGCTCAACCCGACGCCTGTCACCATCTACTCGGCTCCCGCTCCCTGCGGCTGCCCCGGATGCGGATGCAACGGCTAAGATGTTGATTTGGCCGGAAATGTGCTTATTTGTACAAAAACGTCAGAATAAGCCTGTTCAAGCGGTCTTATAATGTACAGAAATGTACAATTAAGCACTTTCCGTCCATCTTATTTCCGTCACGGCAACAATATGTGGAACAAGAAAAGACAACGAGAGGAGATGCTCAACATGATACGTATGATACAGCCGACGAGTAAGATGTCGATATCGCAGCAGTGCCTGGTGATTGCCAAGGGTGACATCGAGGAAGCAAGGAAGCTGCGCGACTATTTCGCGGACGTAATAGAGGAGCTGCCGACAGTGGACCAGCCGGAACCGACATGGATGGACTCGACGAAGAACACGCTCAACGGTATCCTCTCCTGGGGCGGCGAGCACCAGAAGGGACTGCTGCAGGTGTATGAGATTATCCGTGGCATGACGGGCAACCGCCTGCCGCCCCTCACCATACCGGGCATGGCAGCAGAGGCACCGGCAGCCGCACCGCTGCCGCCCATCAACGAAGAGTAATTATCCATTAAATCCAGTCACGGCAAGATGAAAGTATTTCCAATAACCATTAAGATATACGCCGAAGACGAGCAGGAGGCAGAGCAGGCGCGCCATGCGCTCGGCGGCTTTGTCGACCAGCTCGGAGAGATGGGCATCATGGTCACCGGCAGCAAGATTGCCATGGCCGTTCCGAAATGGAACAAGAATATCTTAGTCAAGAATCAGATCATCAATCATTTCAGATAAGAAACGCGGAAATCGGCGACAAACGGTATGACGTATCGCCGACGGACGGTTAACAAAACTCAGAATTATGGCAGAGACAAAACAACAGGAGCAGGCAGGCGCCGCTCCAAAGCAAGAGGGGATGCAGGCACCGTCAGCCAGCCAGATCGGTCAGCCGCGCCCGTGTCCGAAAGACTGCAGACGATGCTCCATGCAGCAGCAGATATGCTGCGCCTCGATGCTGTCGTTCCAGTCCTTCGAGGTGATGAACAGCATCATCCAGCGCCTGGATATCCAGTCACAGCGCATCACGGACCTGGAGACGAAGATTGCGGCGATACAGTCGTCGGAGGCAGAGCTGTCCAGTCCCCTACCCTTCCAGGGCGACCTCTTCACAGGACAGGAATAGGGGGTGTACCAGGGGTGTACCAGTACAGAAGGTGGTACACCGGCAGACATACAGCGCATGGTGGGAGCGGCGCACGAGAGTAGGCTCCCGAGATAATCAACAACACAAAAACAAAACATGATGAACTGTAATTGTAACTGTAACTGCAAGAACGGCTCGGACAGGAAGGATTTCCTGCTGGCATCCGAGACCGCCGGTGTGTATGCCTTCGGGCTGACGCACTACACCTGTGGCAACCGCAAGATGCTGCTGGCCGACCCAGCGCATCCCGTCATCTCCGACCTGCAGATTTCGCCTGTAGGCAACCCTGTTGACCTCGGAAACGGCATCTACTGCCAGGAGTTTCTGATTTCTGGAACTGTGACTTACTGCCCGTGCGGTTCGTGCAAGCCCGAAACAGAGTACGTCACATGGCAGGACTGCATCACCACAACGTCGGCCACGCAGCCAAAGCTCGCCTTGGGTACTATCAACGCCAGCCCGAAGCCCATCACCTACTATGTGAACAACGGATGCGGATGCTGTCGTGCTACGAAGCCGTGTACGAACCAGATTGCCATCACGACATCTATCGAGGTGACAGCAGGAGCGTAAAGCATCCCGGACCATTATCAATATTGATGTGCTTGCACATTGGTATTGATAATGGCTCTGAGATTGACAAAGTGGATTCCACCCGGCTCTTGGAATTAACAGCTTTGACATCTCTTGACATGCCTGCGGAATGTTCAAAGGCAAACTTAGTAGGAGCTTGATACGAACTTAGTAGGAACTTGACAATGTGGAAGGATATAGCGTCGATCGTGTTCGTCTGTACCACAGCGAACCACATGGGACTGATAGGTACGGCTATCAGGATGGTCTTCAGGAAGCGCAAGGCGCTGCCGGTGATCAGCTGCCCGCGGTGCCTGACGTTCTGGTGTGTACTGGCATACGGCCTGAGCGGCGACGGCTTTGCCGCCAACCCCTCCGGCCTGGCACGGCTGCTCGCCATATCCTTCCTTTCTGCCTATGCAGCCATCTGGCTGGAGATGACGGAAGGACTTGTCGACAGACTTTATGATTACATCTATGGAAAGATTTTTTCAGCAGCAGATACCGCCGATGACGACAAGAAGCGTGCCGGAGACACCGTGCCCGGCATGCGGCGGCGCTCACGCAGCGGAAAAGGCACAGCCACAAAAGGAAACAACGGCGAAGAAGAAGGCCAGGACCGCGGCTAATTCAAAAAGAAGGAAATAAAATTCCACGTCTTCAGCCTGTTCTTGCAGGTGTCCTGCAAGTAAGCAGGTCTGAAGCAAGGTGAAAAACTGTTTAATTTGAAAATAAGATGAACGCAACAGAACTCAAAGAACGCTATGACAGTCTGTACGACTACATGGCCAACTCGAAAGACCCGAAGAACATGAAGGCCTTCGGGTGTGTGATGACAAAGATGATGGACGTCATGATCCAGAAGCTGCCAAGTGAGGCCGAGGAGATGATTGACCAGCTCGAGAGCATCAAGTGGAAGCAGTACCTGACCAAGGCAGAGGCAGAGAAAATCATCGCCGGCATGGACCCGAAAGGACCATGGTCGCGTGATGTATGGAAGCAGACCATGGAGTCCTTCGGCCTTCCCACAGAGGATGCTCCCTATTATAACAGTTGCGCCCTGTGGGTCGAGATGAACAAGCAGTACAGCGATGCCGGCGACGTCATTGCCGAGCTGCTCGGAAAGCCGCTCAGTCCTAACGACAAGGATATCATCACCGCCTGCTATAAGCTGGCCCTGAAGACCTTGAAGGACAAGGACGGCGTCTATAACATCCGCAAGTACTTCCTGTGGTAGGCCGTACCTGGCGTGATTTAATACGTTTTCATGTCATGGGCTATGCTGCTGCCGCCGAAGCGCTCATGCGCCGAAGGATGCTTGAAGACATCTACGACCGCATGACACCCGAGGAAAGACAACTCTTCGTCAGGATGGCCATGCAGCAGCATAGCACCGACGATATCATGAAAGCACTCCAGCAGCAGTCGGCACAGCTGACAAAGCTGCAGCAGACCCAGCAGACCTTTGGGCAGGACTTCCTGTCAAACGTTGCAGGCAACGCTGCTTACGAGGCAGGAATCTGGGCTCTCAGGAAGCTGGCGGGCCTGTTAAGATAATACCCTGCATCTCACATCACCCGATATCCATCACTTGCCGTGATAGACTGTGGGGTGCCGGCCACATGTTGGTACCGGCACCCCACCATTATTAACACACAAACTACTACAAAATTCTCTGTATGCCCATCATGTCCTCGACCTTCAGGGTGATGCCCGTCTTGGCACCGTCACGGTCGACCTTGCAGACATAGGTGTCGCGGGTGGCAGCGACGAAAGCCTGTGTGCCGCCACGGAACATGAGCAGCAGATGGCTCGGCGTGCGCTCCAGCTGCAGCATATAGTCGGGAACAGTCCTGCCGCCGCTGTCGGCCGCCAGGTCGCGGTCATCGGCCTCACAGGTCACGGTGACGACATGCCTGCGCCCGGCTACGGCATCGTCCTCTTCATCCTTCACCTTGCCGGACATGCGCACGATAGGCACGAGCATGCCGCCGGGGGTGGCAGGCTGCTGGCCTATGACGATGGCGTTAGTCTTCACCGGCGAGAACGCCTCACCGGGGATGACAGGCTTCAGCTGCCATGCCTGCAGCCCCAGCGGAAAATCGTCGACGGGGATAGCGGTGACGGCCAGCAGGTCGTCAAGCTCATATTCGCGGCACGTTCTCATTCTCCTGTCTCCTCTTTTTCGGCAGCCTCCGGCATTTCGTCGGCTGGCTCGGTGACTACTGGCTCCTCTGCAGCCGGTGCCTCTGCGGCAGGCTCTATGACGGGCTCCTGCACGGTCTCGGCGGCCTCGCTGTCATCCTGTCTGCCGACGGTCTTCCTGGTCTTGCGTGCGGCTGTCTTGGCGAGACGCATATACTGCTTCCAGAGAGCGTCGACATCATCCTTGTCGGCGGTGACACGGCAGATGAACGTATGGCCGTAGCGCATATTCAGCGGTCCGGTGACGGCAAGGTCCGGAAGGAGCAGGGCGGTGTCTGTCTGTGCCCTGTCGGCAAGCACGAGGCGTCCGTCGAAGGGATTGTCCTTCAGCCAGCTGCTGGCCAGCGGTGACTTCTCTTCAGACAGGTCGGCGACGATGGTCAGCTTTGCGATGACATCAAGCTGTCCCCTGCCGTCCATGCGTGCCCACTGGCGCTTCATCCAGCGGCGGATGATCTCGGCGGCCTGGTCCGGCACCGACGGGGCGACAATCATCATCTCCGTCTCGCTGTAGCGGGTGAGAAGGGCCGGCAGTATCTCGGTGAGCGACAGGTCGCCATAGCCCCGGAACTGTGTATTGCCGCCGCCTTCTATGGATTTGCGCAGCTGCAGCATCTGTCTCTCTGCGCAACATGGCTCAATGATTCTCATAAATATGAACTTTTAGGTCTGACTGTGACTGAAAAAGGCCCAGGCCCATCATGCGGAGCCTGAGCCTCTGACTAACAAAATATCTAAACACTATGACTCGTGCAGCCCGTTTAGTTGCTTGAATCGTCCACGGCCTTCTCCTGGATGGTGCCGTAGAACTTGGTGATCGGGTACAGCTGGTAGGCGCAGGTGATGGTGAACGTCTGACCGTGGTCATCGTTACGTGCAGCACCCGTGTCGGCTGCGACAGCCCACTCGGCCTCGCCGTTGTCGTTACCGATAACGACGTACTCGGGAACCTGGACGTTGTTGACGGTCACCTTCTTGCCGGTAGGCATGAAGTACAGGTACTTGTCCGAGTTGTGCAGGACACGCGATGTCCATGCCATGTCGTCCTCACTGAGCTCGACGCGGCCGGTGCCGGTACCTGTCCAGCCCTTGCCGGTGCCGTTGTCCTCAGAGGTGTACTGTCCGGTCTGGCTCTTGAAGTCGATACGGATACCCTGGATGGCCGCAGCTCCGCCGGCGGCTGCTTCAATCTCGTACTGGTTCTTGTCATCGCTGACGGTGACTTTCACATCGTCGATGTGAACGGCCCAGAGATGGTTGCTCAGGCCTGCGGGGTTCTCAATACAGCTGGCGCTGGAGAGAACTGACTTAGGAATGCAAAGATTTGACATAATCGTTCTTATTTAGGGTTTTTGTGTTGAACTTATGAAAGAAAATCAGGGGGCAGGGCTTTTGCAAGGCAGGAGGGATGCTACTCACCCCGCTCACCCCCAATCGTATCACTCGCCAGAAGAGCTGTCATCCTCTTCCTCGAAGCGTGCGACGAGGTTGACAACGCCGCCGCCGAACTCGTAGTTGTAGGGGTTGGCAGTGCTCTTGTCGCTCCAGCCTACGAACTTGAAGCCGTCCTTGGGCTCAGCCTTCACGGTGATGATGTCGCCGTCGGCATAGAGGTCCTTCTGGCCGCTCACGATAGAGACGGTGCCCTCAGTGGTGTCCTCGCTGGTGGCAGTGAAGATGTCGGCGATGTACTGGCCGGGAGTCCAGTCGTACGTGTTGACGGCATCGTTACATGCGAATACCTGAGGATCGTAGTCGCGGATACGCGTGGTAGCAGCGGCGTTGATCTGGTAGCCGATGATGGTCAGGTCCTCGTTGGTCTGGCCGATGCGGATCTGGGCTGTTCCCTCGCGGGTGTCGCAGATGAACTCCAGGTTACCGTCGACGGAGGCGACGAGCTGGCCGCCGACGCCCATGGCAGCAGAAGTCTTCAGGATGATGTTAGGCATCTCGACAAATTTCCAGCCGGCCTGTGTGACCTGCGGAGAGATCTGCGGGAAGGTCTCCATGTAACCCTTGATGGCCAGACGGCAGAAGTTGTCGGCAGCGTAGATGTACGTGGTCTGCTCGGGCTTCTTCAGTGCCGGGTGCAGCTTGGTGTAGAAGTCCACCAGGATGTCGTACACCTGCTTGGCGGTCTTGCCGGTGATGTCGCCGGTCATGATCAGGTTGCGGTTCTGAACGCTGATGGTACCATCGGTACGCTTCTCGGCGATGATGGTGTAGATACCCTTGAACAGGCTCAGGCCGAGCTTCACCTGGTTCTCAGCGGTATCCTCCAGCGAACGGTTGGCGGGGTTGCCGAACCATACATTGAAGCGGACGTCCTCAGCGGCGCGGCCGGCAATCTCCTGCATGTTCTTCTGAGACATCTCAGACTCACCGGAGCCGTCGACTACGTTGTACGGGCCCTTCTCGCGGTAGCGCTCGATAGAGTCCTCAGCCTTGATGTAGTAAGGCTCGACCTTGGCGGGGTTGTCAAGGATCTTAGCCAGCTGTGAGGGTTTCACGTTACCTACACGGTAGGGACGTGCTACGAGACCCTTGCGGTTGAAGATACGACAGATGTCGATGTTCTCGACATTGGTAGTCACCTTGAAACCGAGGTCTCCAAACATTGAGTCGTCGAGGAGGTAGGCCTTGGCCACCAGTTCCTCATGGATCTGTTCCTTAACGGACTGGATCTCAGCAATACTTAATGCGTAAGCCATAATCTGTTTTGTTTTTGTGGGTTGATAAATATGTTTCGATAATGCTAAGTTAGCAATATTTCCCTGCGAAATCAAGGGCAGGCCGCAGCGGACTATTCTGCCTTGGCTTCCTTGGCTGCCTTGCGGCAGTTCTCGTAGGTCATGTTCTCACGGGTGATGCGCTTCTGGCGAACCTTCGGAGCACCGCCGGTGCCGTTGTCGGCGGGGATGCCGCTCTTCTCGTCGGTCATCGGGGCAGGCTTGCTGGCCAGCTCCTTCACCTCGTCCTTCAGGTCGCTGACCTGCTTCTTCAGCTGCTCGATCAGGGCGTCCTTCTCCTCGATGGACTTGTCCTTCTCGGCGAGGGTGCCGTTGGCAGCTTCGATGTCCTTGCGGGCCTGGTCGATGTCTGCCTGCAGCTGCTCGATACTGTTGGCCTTGCCTTCCATGTCGGACTTCAGGTCTGCAATCTCCTTGTCCTTGTCGGCAATCATCTGCTGGGCATCGTGCAGGGCCTGCTGGGTATCAGCGGGTGCTTCCTCGGCGGGCTTCTCCTCTTCGGCAGCGGGTGCTTCCTCGGCAGGTTTCTCCTCTTCGGCAGCAGGTGCTTCCTCGGCAGGTTTCTCCTCTTCGGCAGCAGGTGCTTCCTCAGCGGGTTTCTCCTCTTCGGCAGCAGGTGCTTCCTCGGCGGGCTTCTCCTCTTCGGCAGCAGGTGCTTCCTCAGTCGTCTTTTCTGTTGCAGCGGGAGCTTCGGTCGCGGGTGCTTCCTCGGCTGCTGCTTCTGCGGCAGGCTGTTCTACCTGCTCGGCGGCTTGCTGCATCTCGACAGCTTCAGCGGCCTTCTTCTCTTCTTCTGTCATATTATTCTCGTTTTGGGGTTGTGCAACTTCTACTGTCTCAGGGCCGAAGAAACCGTCCACCTCCTTGGTGACGTGTCCGTCCTCGGCCATCACGAGGTTACCCTTGCTGGCTTCAGCAGCCATGGCGGCCTTCTGCTGCTCTGTGAGCCTGGCCAGTTCCTCGGGCTCCTCATGCTCCGGCTTCTCACCTTCGTCCTCCTTCGGTTCTGCCGTCACCAGGCGTGCGGCGGTGAGCGTCTCGTCGGCGAGTTCAAACACGCACTCGATGGCGCGGTTCATGTCACCGATCTCATCGACAAGTGCTGGGATGACCTCCTGGGCCTCGAAGACCTTGCCGGTGAGCATATCGTCGGTGACAAGCGGGCGGTTATGGCGTACGTCATCATGGAACTCCTCGGTGTTCTTGTCGAGCTCGGCCTGCAGCTTCTCGTACTCGCCCTTGGCGGCGTCGCGATACCAGGCGTTCTTGTCGGGACAGTCCTTGCCGACGAGCTCCACATAGCGGTAGCCGTCGGAGTCGACGGTGTCATGGGCAACAGCCCAGAAAGCAGCCATGGTGCCGATACAGCCGTACTCGTCGCGCGGGTTCATCACCACGACGCGGTCGCAGCGGCAGGCAAGGGCAACACCTGACGAGCAGCACATGCCGTCGACAAAGGCCACGGTGGGCTTGCCGTTCTTCCGGCAGTCCTCAATCATCATGTCGTAGTCGTTACGGCAGGATGCCTGACCGCCGGGGGTGTTGATGACAAAGAGGTGGCCCACCACCTGCGGGATGGTGTTGGCATACATCACCTGGTCACGGAAGTCCTTCGTGCCGTACGAGCAGCCGTCGCCGTCACGGGTGACAGGACCGTCGACGACGACCACGTTGATGATCTGGTCGTCCTCCTGCAGCTCCTCGTCGTTCCAGTACAGGTGGCTCTCGATACGGTGGATGTTGCCCACGTAGAGCTTGTCCTCGAAGTTCGCACCGACAGTCTGTCCGTCCCTCTGGAATCCCTTCTTCGAGAGGAAGTAGCCGTGCTTCTTCTCGATGTCGTTGGGGATATGCAGCTCGATGGCGTTCTTCAGCGCGTCGGCATACGTCTGTGCCATGTCGGGGCGGAAGTCCCACACCTTCGTGTGCATGATGTTTAATAGTCCGATGTTCATATCCTAATATTTTTGTGTCGTTATTGCAAATTTACTAAGAACAGGGCCGGTCATCAAGGGCAACTTAAACCGAGTGCAGAATCCACGAGTCTTACTCGATGGTTATGCCGAGGTGATGGTTGCGCTCGACGAAGCCAAGGGCAGGGTGTCAGAGCCAGTAAATGAGGGAAATGAGAGTGCTGAATAACAGGGATCCGATGGCGAATCTCTTGAAGTTGTACGTCCGATGTTTCTCCGGCTTTTCCTGTCCGTCCTTGAAATAACACATGATGGTTGATGCGATGAGCAAGAACATCATAATTGCATAAGCTGCTGTTTTCATAATTCGTATAATTCGTTTAATTCGTAGTCGTTATCACTTCCTCTCCGGCGTCCTGTGCGTGGCAGGGAACGCTGTGAAGAGCTTGCGCCGTGACTGCTCGCATTGCTGACGGCAGTGACGGCGGTGTGCCGCCTCGGCATTCTCAGCGTCCTTGGCGGCCTGCGCCTCTGCTTCCTTCACCTTCTTGTATATGGGGGAGTCCTTGGCGGCATCGCCAAGCAGATCGAGGTTCTCCTCGACGAACTGGCAGGCCATGGCCATCGCCTGCTGGGCTTCGGTCATCGAGTCGCGCCGCGCCAGCTTCTCCTCCTTCGGTCCCAGCGTAGTACGGCGGCTCTCGACATAGAAGGCCAGCGCCGTCCTGAGCATCGACAGCAGCTCGTCCATCGTCTCGCCGTCAGGCAGGCCGGAAGAGATGGAGGAGCCAGAGGAACTGCTGCCCATGGAGTCGCTGTCATCGCCTTTCTTGGAGTCGGGGGTAAGGAGGCCGTTGGCATACTCCACGACGGACTTCAGCAGACGGGCGCCGATGCGCGGCTTCAGGTAGGTGTTCTGACAGAAGCGGATGTCCCTGACAAGTGACACATAGGCGGCACGCTCACCACGGATGTCCAGGTACTCGTTAAGCACGCGCGCCGTCTGGAACAGCAGGTCTCTGTGCAGCCAGAAGGCATCGGCCTCCTGCCACATCTGGGTGAAGACCCTGTCGCCCTTGGCGTCGGCCTCGAGGAACAGCAGCAGCGAGTCGACGGCGCGGCCGGCACTCATGAAGGCATCCTTCACGACACGCTCCATACGCTTCTCGTCGGCGGGCTCGTAGCCTTCGGCAGAGACCATGTTCATGCCGCCGCCCTCGTTGAAGGAGACAGTCAGCAAGCCCGTCTTGTGCGACAGCATCTTGTAGAACTCTATCTGCTGGCAGATGCGCAGCAGGCGTATCGTGAGCATGTCCTTCTCCGGCACATCGACATACTCGTCGGGAATCAGTGGGCAGGGGACGGTATGACGGCCTCCTTTCTGAATCATATTCAGGCGCTCGGTGACGTCGGCATAGGGGACACCGGGATCGTCCTTGGCCTTCTTCGTCGGCTTGATGGTGGTGGCCGTGATATCGACATAGGTGTCACGCAAGCGCTCGTACTCATTACACAGGTGCTGGTACAGCGTCGTACCGAGAAGGGGTTCCAGCGCTACGCGTTCCTCTTCCTCGAGATAGCCCTTCAGCTGATCCGGCCTGTCCCAACGTGCCGTGGGCATCAGGCTGTTGATCTCGTTCTCTGTTGTTATGAACATGGTCGTATCGTTTTGTCTACCGGCAAGATACAGACACCGCCCTGCAAAATCAAGGGCAGACGTTTAGAGCATACAAGGATGGGCGGCTTGTCTTGTATGCTGGAATGTTAAAAATGATGCTTGCTAACAAAAAAGTTGCAAAAAGATTTGGCGGTTTGCAACTTATTTGTTACCTTTGCACCGGCAATTAAGCCAAAAGTGATCTGTTACATTATGAATTTTGAGCGGGAATACCCATTGCTTTAGCTGTGGGATGAAAGCGACCCCGCCCGTTTGTTGTTTGCTTTTCTGTTTGCTGTCTCTTTCTGGTCTTCGATATATCGTCGGACTGTCTCTTCCGAGATATGGCCGATACTCTCCACATAATAGGATCGTGACCAAAGGCAAGGCAGGTTGCGCAACCACGGACGCTCGTGCCGCAGGATGTTGGAAGTATAGCCTTTCAGACCCTGCACCAGTTTGTCGAGCGATATGGTTGGTGGCGTCTTGATGAAGATATGCACATGGTCGGGCATGACTTCCATCTTCTCTATATGGCAGCCCATCGCGACGGCCTTCTCCACGAGCAGTATTTTCAGCCGCTCGTCGATGCCCCATTGGAGCAGCTTGCGGCGGTACTTCGGACACCATATAACATGTTAGCCAAGGTTGTAAACGCAGTGAGAATTGTAGTTGAATCTGTCGGCCATCGCAATAAATTGTATGGCTTGAAGATAAATTCTTGCCGGAAAATTTGCAAGGACGAAAATAAATGCCTACCTTTGCAACGCTTAAACATCTATGCGGTACGAGAGTTGCCGCCGCCGAGCGGCTATTTTTGTACCCATAAATTAAGGAACAAACCCCATTGGGGCAGTAACCGTGTCGGGTAGCAGTAATGCCCCGGTGGCTTCGCATAGATGGCCATAGCAACGCGCAGTGCTGCCCCATATTTGATAGAAGCGCATGATAGCCTACAAGTATAAGCTCTATACGACCAAGCAGACGAAGCACCTTGACGCGATGCTCTGTGAGGCATCGTGGGTATGGAACCATGCGCTGGCCCTGCAGAAGCGGTACTATCGTATGTACAGAAAGTACATCGACGTGAACCGCATAAAGGGAAAGTGGGTGCGCTGGTACGGCAAGAGCAGCCGTCTTCATTCGCAGACCGTGCAGGAGATACTGGAGCGTCAGGACAAGTCCTACCAGCGTTTCTTCCAGCATATTCAGGTCCGGCCTCCCAAGTTCAAGCGGGCTGACGGCTTCCGCAGCTTCATGTTCAAGCAGGGCGGCTTCTCGCTGAACGGGAACGTGCTCACCATCAACAAAATCAAGAAACGCTTCAAGTTCTCGCTGAGCCGTCCGTATGTCGGCGTAGGCAAAATCAAGAACGTGGCCGTGAAGCGCACTCCCGTCGGGGAATACTTCGTGTACCTCTTCATCGAGACCAAGGGAGAGCCTATCGGAAAGACACATAATGGTGCATCCGTAGGCATCGACTTCGGCCTGAAGACCTACATGACGCTCTCCACGGGTGAGCGCATCCAGTCGCCGCGCTATCTGAAGCAGGCTCTCGGCATGAAGCGCACCGCCGACCGCCGCCTCTCTAAGAAGCAGGAGGGCAGCAACCACCGCAAGGCTGCCCGACGGGCGAAGAACCGTGTGGAGGAGCTCATCACCAACCGCCGCGACAACTGGCAGTGGGAGCTGGCGCACGACCTGTGCCGCCGCTTCGACACCATCTGCATCGAAGACTTGCAGCTCACTGGAATGACCTCGCTGTGGGGACGCAAGATGCAGGACCTCGCCCATGGAAAGTTTGTCCGCAAGCTGGAGTATCTTGCAGGCAAGTACGGTGTGAAGGTGCAGAAGGTTGACCGCTTCTTCCCGTCCTCTAAGCTGTGTGACTGTGGTCATGTGTATAAAGATTTAGCGTTGCATGACAGGGAGTGGACTTGTCCTGAGTGTGGCCGTCATCACGACCGCGACCTTCATGCTGCTTGTAATATTCTGAGGCAGGGCATTGCCTCGTTGGGGAGTCCTGGTAAGACGCAGGAGCCTGGAAAGGTGACTGTGCGGGGGCGTAAGCACCTAAGAATCCCTCGGCTTTAGCCGTGGGAGTATGTCAAGAAACAGAGTAAATTTGTAGCACGCCTGAGAGCGGCGGGATGCCGCTTGGTCAGGCACGGTGGCGAACACGACAAGTGGTATAGTCCGATTACGGGCTTATACGGATACGTTCCGCGCCACGGTTCCCAGGAAGTTCCGACAGGACTTCTGAAAACTCTCGAAAAAAGGTTACTCGGGCTCTAATCCCGAGTAATCCCGAGAGGGGGCGCTGCAGAGATACCGAGTGGAATAGTGTGGCGGTCACTTTATTTTAGGAACGATACATTTAAGATATATATGACGAAGAAGGTAAAGCTGTTGGCAATCGTGGAGCGCGGCAAGGGGAAGAGGAACTTCTCGGCGTTCTGCCCTGAGAGTATCGAAAATGTAGGTCTCGGTGGCTTCGGCGGCACGTCGCGTGAGGCCATAGAGGACTTGAAGCTGTGCTTGCAGGAAGAGAAGGAAGAGTGGGCGAAGGAGGGCAAGGAGTTCCCAGACGTAGAGTTCGACCTGCGCTTTGACGTGGGGTCGTTCTTCGACTACTACCCCATCGACGTGACGGCCTTTGCCAAGTACATCGGCATGAACGCCTCGGTGCTGCGCCAGTACGTCACCAGCCTGCGTTATCCGAAGGAGGATACAATACAGAGAATCCGCAAGGGAATAGATATGCTTTCAGAGGACTTGGGCATGAACCTGATGGTTGAAAAGCCACCCGTGTCTGACAACAGATTGGAAATCACAAATTGTGACATCCAATGCGCCTGAAAATCTTGAAATGCCAAATTGGCATATCAAGTTGGGGAGGCAACCGCAAGGGCTTTGCCTTCACTCCCACAAGTCCCGGTGTTCCCTCACCCACCCCATCGGGCTGCGGTTACCCTTCCACGAGGCATGGCCCAGGTGCAGGACATAGTCCCTGGTACTGACCTCCCTGAGCGGCAGGCCGTATCGTCTGACCTCCTCCAGCAGCCACGCCCCGGTGTCATAGCGGTTGTCAGGCTTGCGGCCGGAGAGCGCCCACATCTTCTCGCCGTTGAAATAGCGGATGCCGTGTTCGCGGAGCACCGGCACGTTCAGCCAGCACAGCAGCGGCAGCAGGCGCATGACGCCCGCGTTGGGCTTCAGCTCACCGGCGGCGGCAACGTTCCTGTCCGCAAGAGGCGCCACATCCTGCCGTACGAGGATATCGGAGTCCAGCAGCAGGAAGCCGTCAGGCAGGAAGCCGAAGAGCCAGTCCACGGAAGCGGTGTGCTTGGCACTGCCGAAGTTGCTCATGTTACGGTCGAAGAACTCACGGTCAGGATACTGCTCCAGCATCTTGTCGAAGTCGATAATCTGTCCTCTTGTGTTGTCTATGACGGTGACCAGCGGATTCCACCTGAGCGCGTCCCACTGTGTGCATCCGCTGATGGGCAGGCGGTCGCTGTTCTCGAAGACGACCACCCTGCAGCCCGGCGTATGCTTCCAGAGCGACAGGACGGCGGCACGCGTGAGCTTCGGTGTGTTATAGTGTACGATGGCCGCCGTTAGTGCGGCGGCGCTGTTGCGCTGCCACTCCTCCATGAAGCGCTGCTTCCCGGGCGTCATGTCGTTATATTTGAAGAAACGGTCATGGTACTTGCGGTCGAAGCTCTCCTTGCTGCGGTCGCCGACACCACGCCGGCACTTGCATGACAGCCACTCACCGGCAGTCCTGGTGACGAAATGCTTCAGGTAGCAGGCCGAATAGTCATAGGGACGGAACGGAGACGGCTTCTGGTCATGCGGCGTCACGGGGACATGGGGGTTCACGAAGCATACCTCCCCGAGTCCGCCGCGGACGAAGCTCTTGACATGGTCGTTCTCGGGACGGGCACGCTGAACGGCTCTGTTGCAGGGCATGGCGACAGTGAAACGCTCCATCGACGGACGGCCGTCGTCATACTGCAGGCCGGAGTCGGTCATGCACATCCAGTTCACCAGTGCCACCTCGGCATCGGAGGGCTGCGAGGCGAGCCATCCCCTGACGCTCATGGCGCCGCTCATCACCAGCAGCTCGTCGAAATCGAAGAAGGCAAGCCAGTCGTACCCGGAGCCGTACTGCCGGTACATCTCGTTATAGGCCGTGGCCTGCACCGCCTCGCGGTCACGGTAGTCATGGACGGAGACGGTACCCTCGGCGATCCTGTCGGCGAGGATGTCCTCGAAGCGTTCCTCACCGTCATGGTTGTTGTCACAGATGAAGACATGGTCGAAGCCCAGCAGGAGATAGTGGTTCACGAACTCACGGGCATAGCGGTTCTCCAGGCGGCCGATGGCGACGAGCGCAATCTTCATGCGGCGTGTCTTCACCGCCCCTGCTGCGAGCATACACAGCTTTGCCTCTATCTCGCGCCTGACAACGGCGGCACGCTGCTTCCAGTCGCGGAGCGCCTCGTTGTCGTTGATGCAGACAATGCCGGCGTCGGGGTCACGGATAATCTCCGCCAACTTCTCCGTCGACGTGTCCTGGTCGGTATAGTGCCGCGTCGGCCTGTGGTCTATATACCGCCCGCTGTACTGCTGGTACAGCAGGTATATCCAGTTGTTGGCAGAGTGGTCGGTACGTGCCAGCGGACTCAGGTTCCTGGTGATCTCCTCGCCGTGACGCCGCCACACCTCCTCACACGAGCTCTTCAGGATGGCGGAGAAGATATGCCCCGTATCGGGATATGTCTTCGTGAAGTGCCTGCCGAACGGCTTCGCTATCATGTTCTGCTGCCACATGCACTTGCGCTGGAACAGGTTCGGTGCCGGCGGATACGCCCTGTCCGTAATATGCTGGCAAGGCAGTCCGTCCCTGAAAAAGTCCTCCGGCTCCAGCGGACTCAGCGGGAACATGTCGTCGTTGGCATAGATGAACTGCTCGGAGAGCCCAGGTATCCTATGCAGGAACATCTCGAAGCACGGAGAGGCGAAACACGGCAGGTATTCCTTCGGAATGATGTCTTTGTGAAAGACAATTCGTAATTCCGTTATGCCGTTATACCGTGATAACGCCGTCATCCACTCCTGCACCTGGCTCTCCTGCGCCAGCAGGATATGGATGCGTCTGAGCCACGGCATAAACTTCATCACACACCGTATCTGCAGCTCCTCGGTGCCCCAGCTGCGATATCTTACGTGCCCAGCGGCATCACCTCCCTTATGCTTCAGGTATTCCCGCTGCCACTCAGGGTCCTGCGGGAATACCATGGGAATCACCAGGTCAATGGGGAAAGATTCTCTATTCTTCATTCTTTATTCTTCATTCTTCACTTAATACTTCTCTCCGTGTCTGGTCACGTTCTTCTTGCCTGTGTCGTACGAGTCCACAAGACCGCCCTTGCCGTACACGTCGAACTTCGCCTGTATAGGCTGTGACAGCCTTTCGAGCAGGGCCTCCTGCACGGAACTGTTACGGTCGAGCGATGCCTGCAGGGCTACAGGGTCGAAGCCCAGTCCTGCACCGTCGGTCACCTCCTCGTAGCCGGCGAAGTCATCGAGGTTACCATCTGCGAAGGCCTTCACTCCCCTACCCCTGCGGCGCACGGCCGAGAGACCGCGAGATCCGCCGTTGTACAGTATCTGTATCGACTTCCAGATGCCGGTGTCGTTCATCTGCATCAGCCTCGTGGTGTGGGCGTCGATAATCGCCTCGCGGCCTTTCTCGCCTGCCAGGTGGAACTCAGGACCGTTGGTGATGTGTGTCCGTGGGTTCTTGCCCGTGTACTTCGCGCGGTAGGTCTTGCCGTCGGCACCGTCCACGTTATAGTGGCGTCCGGGGGTCAGCGTATTCGGGTCCGTGAGCTCGTTCACGTTACCGCTGGCGTATGTCAGCATACCCGTAGACAGGCGGCCGGCGCTGACAGAGGCACCGGTGGCCTGCGCAATAGTCTGCTTTGACTTGGTGATCTTCGAGACGGCCAGGCCCATCAGGCCGCCGAGCAGCGCGCTCATGGCTGCAAAGGCAATAGGACCGGCAATAGGACCAAGCTGTGCAGCAGCCTTTCCGAGAATACCAGGAAGCTGAGTGGCGACATCACCCTCCGTGGTGGCCATATTCGTGGTCAGCATGGCGATGGCGGCATTACCGGCTGCCTGCACGGCAAACAGCTGGAACTTCTGGGCAGCACTCAGATTGTCGTTGCTCATGGTCTGATAGGCAATGCCATAGAGATTGGCCGCCATTGTCATCTTGGCAAAGGCCGACTGTGTGCTCTTCTGAATCTTCTCGTTGTTTTCAACCATGTTCTGAGTGGCGAGATTACTCTGCTCAGACCAGAACTCCATCGGGTTGTCGCCGAGGGCCTCTTTCCACTCCTGTATCTCGCCGGTTGTTAAACCTGTCATGGCTCCTGCTCCTGTGCCAGTACCGCCAGTACCGCCTCCGAGATTTATATTGCCGAGAGCACTGCCGGCCTTGTCTCCTTTCATTGCTCCGCTCAGATCTGTCAGCGCCGCGGTGTTGGCAAGCACCGCTGCCGTATTCGCGTCGATGCTCTGGTTCTGCAGCATGGCGTTCATCCAGTCCGTTATCTGGTCGTTCATCTTCTGATTGATGTCGTCCATCACCTTCTTCCATGCCTCGGCCTGGGCGTTCTGCTGCTCTATCTCGTGCTGGCGCTCCAGGGCGGCACGCTCATCTAAGTATTCGTAGTGAGCAGTAGCCTTGCTGGTACCTGCATTGTCGATAACGACATACGTGCCTGCGCCGGGACCGCCCTTGCCCGTCAGGTTCAGCTTCGCCAGCTCGTCGTAGTATTCCGCATTGCCGGCGTTATAAGCGTCAATAAGATCCTTGGTGGCAGACGCAATCAGTTCGGCCCACTCGCGCAGCTCGGTATAGAGGCGGTTCTGGCTCTCCTCTGCTTTCTCGGACAGCTGGTTCTGCAGCTCCATGATCTTTGTCTGCTCCTCGGCATCACTCAGCGCAAGGGCTGTCTTGGCATGCTTCACGTCGAGACGCTTGATATTGGCTTCATCTATCTTGCCCTGCTTCTCAAGCAGTTCGGCCTCCTTCTCCAGCTTTGCTATGCGGTCGGCACCCTTTTTCTTTATCAGGTCATAGTAAGCCTGCTGCATGGATATCTGTACCTTCAGCTGCTTGATGGCTATACGGTCGGCCACACGCTCCGAGGCTTGTCCGGCACCTATCAGCGAGTTGGCACGGCTCACGCGGCCCTGCTCCAGACCGAGCTGACTGATAGCTTTCTCAAACACACCCTTCATGCTCTGGTTCACACCGTCTGCACCGGGAATGATAGCATCGTTCCATGCAATCTCTGTCTGCTTCTTAATCAACGAAGACTCCTTCTTGATGGCATCCTGCACTTCGTCATAGAACGAATGGAGAGAGGCCAGGACGGCCTGCTTCTGCTGCTCATCAATCTCCAGCGCGCTGGCCCAGTCGCCCAGACCTTCCTTCTGCATCTTCTCCTTCAGCTGCTCCCACGTCATCGAGTAGGCGTCCTCGGCAGCATCCAGCAATAGCCTCAGTCGCTTGTTGGTCTGTTCGGCACGCTTCGTCATGTCGTCCTCAGGCTCCAGTCCCTTGGCAATAGCCTCCTGACGGATCTTGTCAAGGTCGGCAAAGAGGATGCCCATCGTCGAGAGATTCTTCTTCAGGTTCTCCGTCAGTCCGTTGAACGGACGCTCCTTGGCGATGATGGCGGTAATGGCCTCCATCTGCTTCGATACAGCGTTCTGCTGCTTGTAGAAGTCAGTGGAAATGTCCTTTGTAATCTTAGACATAATCTTGCGGAACTCCACCTCGCTCTTGCCCTCCAGGATCTTCATCTTGTCGATGGACTTCATGATGGTCTTCTCCACAAACTCTGCAGAGTCCTCGTCCTGCTCGGCCAATATGTCGTAGATGCGCTGACGCTCCTCCTTGGCAATCTTCTCGCTCTTGCCCTGGTAAATCTGCTGCAGCTCGATGCGGTGCTTGCGCCATACCGTCTCGTTCTCTATCGTCAGACGCTGCGCCTCGGCCTCGCTCAGACCCTCCTCGGCCTGCGCCTTCTCTATCTCTGCCTTGCGCTCGGTGTAGTAGGCATCGAGAACACGCAGGTAGGTGTCAAAGTCGTTCTGCACCATTTTACGCCAGTTGCCGGCTCCCTTCTTCGGGTCAAGCCAGTCGCCGGTGTTCGTCAGGTGGCGGGCGTGCAGCTCGTCCTGAATCTTCAGGCGCTGCGTATTATACCACTCGATGACGGTGCGCATGTCGCTCGACATACCCTTCTCGATGGCTTTCTTTAGGGCAGCATCCTCTTCAAGCACGGCCTTTACGTCGGTGTCCGTCTGTATGGAGTTCACGAAGTCTTTCATCTGCTTACGGCGCTGCACCAACTGCTCGGCGGTCATTTTCGCCCAGTCGGTAGAATAGGCACCTTGCTTTGTGCCCCAAGGATTACTCTCAGGTGTCAGCGGAACCTCTGGTGTATAACCGTTCTCACTGCCGGTAGCACGGGCGAAGATACTGCGGGCATTGGTTCTTGCACGTAGCAGCTTATCCTTGTCAACCGACTTCGATATATCGTCGGCCTGCTTCTTGACGGCATCTATCAGTGTCTTGTTCTCCACGGGGTTCAGCTGGTCGATGTTGCCGTCGAGACCTTCCAGAGCGTTTGCCAAATCCTCGTAGGCGGCGTTGCGCTCCTTCTCGCTGGTGCTCTTGTCTGTAATCTTTGCCTTGGCAGCGTCGGCCTGCTTCTTCAGTTTCTCAACGAGCTTCGTGGTGGCCTTGCGGTCTTCCTTCTGAGCGTCGCCAAGGTCACCTGCGAACACGTCCTGCACCTCGGCCACGTCCTGCATATTGTCGAGATATGCACTGGCGTAGTCGCCACGGAAGTTACGGCCGCCTACATTGGTCTTTCTGTAGCTACCGCCCTGTGGGAATACGCCCGTAATGTCGGCCAGTGCCGCATCGTTCAGGTGGAAGTTCTCTTTCAGGTATTCATAGAGCCATCCTGCGGCAAGCTGGTTGGGGTTAAGCCCCTTCAGCTTACCCAAGTTGGCACCCTTGCCCGTCAGATACTGATAGGCCTGCTGGCTTACCTCATACTCTCCGCTGGCAGTATTGAACTTGATGTTCTCCCTCATGAACTTCTGCACGGCACTCTTCGCCTTGGCGGCCTCCTGGTTGTTCAGGCGTCCGTCCTCGCGCAGTTCCTCCGTCAGGTTTGCGAGTCCGTCCTTCAGGTTCTCGGTGTTCTCCTGTGTCACCTGGTCGATGGCGGCCTGCTGCTGCTTGGCCAGCATCTCGCGACGGATGGCAGCGGCCACTTTGTCGTGGGCTGCTGCACTCAGGTTGGCATAGTTGGCCTCCGTCAGCATGAAGCCCAGGTACTTACCATATATACTATTGATGTCGGCAATGGCAGCCTTGTGGGCATTGTCTGCCTTGGTCAGGTCAATGGTGGCTTTTGTCAGCTGGTCGCTTCCTTCCTTCAGCCCCTCGGTCGATTTCTTTGCCCTGTCAAGAGCGGCAGCAGTTTCCTTCAGCTTCTCCCAGTAGCCCTCGAAGCGGTCGATAGCAATCTGTATCATGGCATTGGCATCGGCCACGGCCTTGCTGTACTTGCTCGTCTCGGTCAGCGCATTGTAGAGAGCCTTGCCCAGTGTGTAGAGCAGGGCGACAACGGCCACGATGATATTGGCCTTCATCGTAGTGTCGAGACCTTTCCATGCGGTCTTCAGTCCCTGCACGCTGAAGATGCTCACTCTCGTTGCACCCGTCATGCCCTCGATGGCACCCGTAGCCGTCTCCATAGCCTCGCCAGCCTGTTCGCCTGCCTCCTGTGCGTCGCCCAGTGCTTCGCTGATGTCGCTCACGGCATCGCCTGCACCCTCAATGCCCTCCGCCGCCTTGGCTATGTCGCCCGTGGAGTTGGCGGCTTTCTGCAGTTCTTCGCCAGCCTTCATGGCACTCTCTTTCAGGTAGTCGAAGAATCCGCCTATCTTCGATGGGATTTCTGTCAAACCGGTCTTGATGGCAGTGACGGCAAGCACAGTTGTATTGAAGGCCGTGCTCAGCGGACCCGTTATCAGGTCAATGATGGTGCGCAGTCCGTCGATGATCACGCCAAGCGCATTCTGCGATGTGTCGCTGACGAATATCTCCTCAATCTTATTGCTCAGACGCTCCCACTTGGCAGCGGTCGTCTCGTTCATCTTGTCATACTCGTTCTGTATGGCAATGTTCTCCTCATAGGCAGTCTTGGCCACACCCAACTGTCGGCGTAGTTCATCGACATTCTGCGACAGACCGGCAAACACGATACCGGCACGGGCGCCCTGCTGGTTCAAGTCCTTCATAATGTCGGCCATACCGCCCATACCCATCATCTTCTCAATGTCGTCGGCGTTCATGCCTGCATCCTTGATGTGCTGGAAGATGGCCAGCATGGCGTTCATACCACCGCCTGCCTCGTCGAACATCTGGCGCAGGGCGTTCGGAGCCATGCCGATGGCCTTGGCCACCTCAAAGGCATTACGCTTGATGGCGGGTATCATTCGTGACAGAGCCGTGGCCGACATCTCGACACGCATACCGAGAGCGTCCACCGTAGAACCCAGCGCTGCAACTTGGTCAATGCTGATATTGCTCTGAGCACCCACGGCACCTACACGCTTCACGAAGTCCGTGATCTGCGGTGCGGCAGCGGCACTGTTGGCACGCAACTGGTCGATGGTAGAACCGATACGCTCCAGAGCCACAGCCGTAGCCGATGATCCCTCGGTCACTCCCTCGTCCATCTCCTTCTGTATCTTGTTCACCTCGCCAGTAGCGATGGCTACCTTCATCATCTGCGTGGCGGCTTCCTCTCCCATTTCAGGCAGGGCAACCATCAGTTTGTTAGCAGCCTCGGTGAATCCAATCACATCCTCCATGTTCTTCAAACCCAGCTGACCCGCTTTAGCAGAAATCGACATCAGGTTAGTAAGTCCTGTTCTGGTGTCAAGTTCGGCCAACTTGTCACTCAATCGCCCAACTTCATCAGCTGTGAATCCAGTCGTCTTCCTGACTTCACCCATGCGGTCACTCAGTTCGTGAATGTCGCTGAACGTCCCGGTTATCTTGTTCCACAGAGCATTGAAGCCCATGTACATACCGACGTAGGTCTTCAGTCGCGACCACGCCTTGTCCCATGCCGACGAGGTGGCCTTGGCCTGGCCCTCCATCTCCTTCAGCACGTTCTTGGCATTCTTCACCTCTGCGGCGAACTCCTTATACTGCTTCGAGTTCTTGCCCATCGAGCCTTCCATGCGCTTCAGTTCGCCGTCGGCACGCTTGATGGCGCTGCGCAGCTCGTCCAGGTTCACCGCCTGCGTGGGCTGCTTCATCAGCATCTGCATCTTCTCCTGACTCATGTTCAGGTTGTCCTGCTCAAACTTCAGGTCCTTCAGCTTCTTCGTCAGGTTGGCGAGTTTCTTCTCTTCCTCCTTGGTAGCGTCGCCGTTGGCCTTCTTGGACTGTATGGTCTTGATGAGAGCGTCACGTTCCTGCTCAATGGCTTTCGTTGCTGCCTGAATCTGCTGGGGCGATGCAACGAAGCCTTCCTTACCGCCAGAGAGATAGTAGTTCTCTCCGGCTTTCTTGGCCAGTTCCAGCGCCTCGTCGAGCGACATCATGTCCTCGGCAGCTTTCTTGGCCGACCGGCCTGTCTTCTGGAGATACTCGTCTATCTTGGCAATGACTTCGGCCTTGTCCTGTTTTGGCAGCGTGTCGCGCCATGCCTTCATGGCGTCGGTTCGCTCCTTTATATCATTGGCACTGGCATTGGCATCGTCGCCTCTCTCAAACCACTCAAAGGCTTCCTGTCCCATCTTGCCTACCATGCGGCGTTGCAGACGCTCCACCTCGGCCAGATTGGCTTCATACTTTTGCAGGCTCTGTCCTGCGTTCTTTGGGTCGTTGATAAGTTTTTGCCAGTAGTTGTGCTGTGCTTTCAGAACATCGAGAGATACATCCTCATGCTGCGACATCTTGGTTGTCAGCCCTGCCAATTGCTTCTCCATCTGCTGTATGGCCTCGCGCTCTCTTTGTGCCGCCCGCTCCGTCTCGACGCTGACCTTGCTGATGCGCACCTCGGCTTTCACAATGTCCTCAGACAACTTCTTTACCTCGTCATCGGTCAGGTGGAACGTCTGCTGCATCTGCTTGGCAGCCTCGATGCCCTCCTTCAACTCCGACACGCTGTAGACATCCATGTTCTGCAGTCGCCCTGCCTTGTCGCGGATGTCGGCCTCGTTCTTCTGTTTCAGCAATTCCTGCGCCTCCTTCAGGTTGTCGGTGTAAACCTTGACGCTCTCTGCCGCCGTCTTCGGGTCGTCGGCCAGCTGCTGCCAGTATTTCACCTGAGCCTTCAATGCGCTCTCGGTCAATTCCGCCCCGCTGTTCAGTTGGTTCTGCATCAATTCAATGCTCTCGCGCTGCTTCTGTGCTGCGCGCTCCGTCTCGACGCTGACCTTGTTGATGCGGGTCTCGGCGGCCACGATGTCCTCAGACAACTTCTTTACCTCGTCATCGGATAGGCGGAACGTCTGCTGCATCACCTTGGCGGCCTCGATGCCCTCCTTCAACTCCGACACGCTGTAGTTATCCATGTTCTGCAGTCGCCCTGCCTTATCGCGGATGTCGGCCTCGCTCTTCTGTTTCAGCAATTCCTGCGCCTCCTTCAGGTTGTCGGTGTAAACCTTGACGCTCTCTGCCGCCGTCTTCGGGTCGTCGGCCAGCTGCTGCCAGTATTTCACCTGAGTCTTCAATGCGCTCTCGGTCAATGCGCTGCCTTTCGACAGTTGGTTCTGCATCAGTTCGATGGCATCCTTCTGCTGCTGTGCCTGACGGGCGGCTTCCACGCCGTTCTCCCTGATGTGCTTCTCGGCACGGACAATGTTCTCGGCCAGCCGCTTCGCCTCGTCGCTGCCGCTCTCGTAGGTCTTGATAAGCTGGTTGGCTGCATCAATGCCCTGACGGATTTCTGTCTCGCTCATCTTGCCGAAGTCCTCGGCAGAAAGGCGGTCTGCGATAGGCTTGGAGAGTTTCACCACCTCGGCGTTCATCTGCGTGTAGCGCTCGGTCAGCCGGTTGATGGCCTCGCCGCGTGCCTGCATGGTCTGCTCGTCGGTGGCCTCGGTGCGTATCTTCTCCTTCAGCAGGTCGATGGCCTGTTTTACCTTCTCCATGCTGACATTCTCCGACTGTGCCATCTCGATGGCCGCGTCGGTCTCGCGCTTGTTGACGGCGGCAATCTTCTGCGCCAGTTCGTCGAAGTCCTGCGTGTCCTTCTTGATTTCCTCGTCAAGCTCTGCCACGCGCTTCTTCATTTTGCCCACCTCGGCCTCGCTCATGCGCTGCGGCAAAGCCTCGTTCTTTGTGGTACTGATGGTCTCGTCGGCACTGGCGATGGTGCGGTCGGCACTTCTGATGGTTCTCTTGGCCTTGGCCTTACCCTCCTTCATGCCGGCCAGGTCAGCCGTCGCCTGGTTGTATTCTTCTTCCTTCTTTTTCAGAAGCTCTGCGGTGGAGTTTGCCTCGGCCTTGTCGCCGGCGATGCTCTGCTGCTGAAGCTCGTTGAGTGTCGTCTGGGCTTCACCCAGTTTCTTCTTCTTGGCTTCCAGTTGGGACTCAATCTCTGCCCTCTTCGCCAGCATCTCCTCCATGGTCATCTCCGCCTTGACGGCTTCCTCGGTGGCCTTGGTCTGTTCCTCGGTGGCACGGGTGCGCTTCTTGGTTTTCTCGGTTGCTTCTCCCTCTGCACTTGCCGATTCTTTATACTGTTCCCATAGTTTCTTTAATCGACCGGCCTCTTTTCTTAAAGGCTTAACTGTAGTATCATTGTATTCGTCTATCTCACCCTGAAGCTGATCTCTTTGAAGAAGAGCGTCTGCACCGGTTTTTGGCAGTCTGCTGAGTCTTGATCTCTTTTTTGTGAGCTCTGCCTTCGCTGCTTCGTAGTCGTCGTTGGCCTTATCGTAAGCCGACTTACGACGATTCAATTCCTGTATCTGTTCTGCAATGGCGTCAGTCTCTCCTTCTGTAGCCTTGGTGGCTTCCTTGGTGGCTTCTGTATCCTTCTTTGTTGCCTCGACGACCTTTGCCTCTGCTTCTGCTGCGGCGTTTGTAACTTTAGTAAGTGCTTGTACCAACTGGATACGTGTATCGAAAGCCTCCTTGTCGACTTTGATGGAGAGTTTCTCTGCATTGAAATCGACTGCTCCGCCAGGATTAAACAGGCCTCCGTCCCTACCATTTACAATCTCTTTGAGAATTTCCTTGGCCGTTTGTCTATCGCCTTCAAAGCCATATCTTTTCTGGAACTCACCCAAGATGGATTCAACTTTACTGCCTTTTACAGAAAGCGTTCCGTCTTCGCCAATCAACTTCTTTCCGCCCATTGCGGCGATAAGGAAATTCTGTACTTCATCCGGATTCGACATGTCAACCTTGCCGGCCTTCCATCCGACGGTTGAGATAGCCGTCAAATCATCTTTAACCAGTTTTGCCTCCTCAGCCGTCATGTCTTTAGCGGCAAGGATTGCAGCCTTGGTTACTTCTATGTTCTTCCTCTTTGCCTCAGTATTTTCTTCAAGGCTCTGCGTATCGGCTTCGGTGGCTTCTCTTGCCTGACCTTGAAGAATGTATGTCTGTTTGGAGATGGCTCTTGATTCATCTTCTATTTGCTTAATCTCCGCTTGTACCTGTTCGAGCGTACGCTTCTTTTCGGCATTTTCCTCTACAGCCCTGCTTTCCTCTTTAATGGTCTCAACCTCACCGCTGATGACTGTAGTCAAGTCTTTAATTTCCTTGTTATACGCAGCAACCTTTGGCGTATCCTGCTCGATGTTAAGAATGAACTTGTTCATGAAGCCCTTCTTAATAAGCCCGCCGTCGCCGAGTACGCTCTTGATAATACCCTGTGCTTCGTCGGCACTCTGCAGGCCATAGTGGCTCTGGAACTGGCTGACCAGGTCGACTATCTGCTTTTCACCTTCAAGCGTTACATTGCCGCCCTTGGTGCCACTCGGGCTAATCTTCTTAGCTGCCTCGAAGATGAACGACTGTGCCTCTTCGAGGTTTGTGGTGGTTGTCTTGCCGTTGGCAGTGCTGAATGTCGCCAGCTTCTGCTTCGCGTCAAGCATTGCCTGCGCCTGTTCTTTAGACAGTTCCTTAAAGGCGTTCGCTTCCTCCTTGATGGCATTAGTTTCCTCCTTGACGGCTTCGGTTCCATGCTCTTTTGCTTCGGAAAGTTTTCTCTCTTCTTCATATAGGACAGCCAACCTCTCCTTCAGCTTGTCATTTGCTTTCATGAGAGATTCGACTGTAACTGTCTCGGTCTCAGTGGTCTTTATGACAGCTCCCTCTGTCTTAACCTCCTCTTTCTTGGCAGCGGTGGTCTCTTCTATTGCAGCTGATTCTTTTTTTAATCCATCGACAACAGCCTGCTGCTTCTGAACAGCGGCGCGTTTCTCTTGAATATTCTTGAGTTGCTCGGTTTTTTCAATAAGATTGTCGATATAGCGAATAGCTTCCATGTGGTTGCCACTACCTTTCCCTTCATCATAAAGACTCTGAACAACCTTTGACCACTCTTCACGGAATGCTTTTAGATCTGCAAGCGACTTGTCTTCATTCAGGAAAGATCCGACTCTGTTTTTGATTTGTTCTTTGGCAGTTGAAATCCAATAAGCATTGTCTTTCGACATTGTCTTAGCAAGTCCATTAACAGTGTCTTTCAAAGAAGCGTCGTTTTCAAAACGCCCATGCCATGTTGTAGATGTACCTTGTTCTTTCCCAAACCTTGTTTGCGCCGAACGATTCAGTATTTCCATAAGGTCAAGCTGGCTGGCATCTCTTTTGTACCCTGCCGTGGCTTGCTTTAGTTCTTCCTGTAACTGAGCGAGCTTCAGAATTTCCTGTTGTGCGTCTTTTGCGCCTTCTTTTACACCCTCGATTATAGGATTCTCGTTTCTTAAACCTTGTGTTTTGTTAAGGTTCTCGATTTGTGCATCCAGTTCTTTCAGTTCTGTATCCAGTCCACCGATTTCTCCTTTAAGGGTGCTCACCTTCTTTGTTAAGCCTTCGGTGACATCGCCCTGGTCTTTGGTGGACTTGGCGGCTTTCTCGGCGGCTTGCGTCTCCTTTTTCTGCTGTTCTTCCAGATCCTTCTTCTCAGCCTTCAGCTTCTGGATTTTCTTCTCCTGCTCGTCATAGGCGTTGATAGTGGCCTGTGCCTCTGCCTTGCGCTTCTCGGCCTCCTGCTTCCTCCCTTCTGCGTCGGCAATCTTCTTGTCGCGCTTCTCTATGAGCTTGTCGTAGTTCTCCTGCAGTTCTATGGTGTCTTTCAGTTCCTCGCGCTCCTGACGTTCCAGTACCATCTTCTGGCTGACACCCTTCATACTTTCCTCGATGCCGCTGCGCTCCTTCTGTGCAGCCTGCACGAACGCCTCGCCCATGGCATGACGCTGGGCAATGGCCTCCTTAGTGAGTGTGTTCGACAGTCGGATGGCATCCTGCTCGTCCACTATCTCGCCCTTCAGGCGGCGCTCGGTCTCGGCAACGGTCACGGCGGCCTGCGCCACCTCGTTCATCTGCTTCTGCAGTCCGCGCCAGTCCTCGCTGCCTACGACGGCCAGGTCGGCAAGATCCTTCAGCACGTCGCGGGCGGTGGTGAGCTGGTTGGCGCTGACCGACGCTCCTGTCTTCATCGACTGCATCAGGCCGTCAATGTCCTCACGGGCACGGGTAACGTTGCGCTGGGCGGCCTCTATGACTGTCTGCAGGTCGCTCCATTCCTTAGTGTTGCTCTTGAAGTTGCTCTGTGCCAGTTTGGCCGAATTAGCCAAAGCCTTATTGAACTTCGGCGACATCTGGTCGAGCGTACCTTCGTTGTACTCCTTAATACCCTTCGACAGCGTGTCGATGCCCTTGGCATATTCGCGTACTCCCTTTTGCAGAGCCTGGTAAATCTTGGTCTGCTCTATCAGGTCTTTGTTGATTTTCTCTATGACATCCTTGGGCGCATTGGCAGCCTTGGCGCTGGTCAGCTCATTGTCGAGTTTTTCCTTTGCTATACGGGCTTCCTCGCAGGAATCCTTCAGCGATTGCAATACCGGGTTCGCCTTGCCGGCGTTGGCCACAAAGTCGATGTGGATAAGTTCGTGACGTGTTGCCATATCTTGTATTCGTTTTTGTGTTCGTGTTCGTTTTCGTGTTTGTTGTTGGTTATCTCCAGATTCTGTCATGACGCTGTCGCCAGAAGAGGGCGCGGTTCACGGCCTGGTGGGCATCCTGGTTGCTGCCCATGGCGAAGACGAGGAACATGGTTCCTGCGAAGCTGAACTCCTTGCGGGCCACAGCAGCGAACTTGGCGGCCTGCGTGCGCATCTCGGTCACGACGAAGGGCTTACCCCTGCGACTACGGGTGGGCACGGCAATAGGCTCCCAGTAGGGATGCGGAATCTTGGGCACCGGACTGTCGTAGGGCTCGTTCTTGCCGACGGCCAACTCCACAAACTTCGAGTAGTAGAGATAGCGCGCCGCGAACACCTGTGTGTCGCCGCCGCTCGTCGCCCACGTCTTCCACCAGAGCGACCGCTTCATGGCACCGGTGCGCACGGCATTCAGACGCTCCACGTTCTCCTCGGTGTTCTCGCGGCTGATGCGCTCGAAGTTGTGGATCCAGTCCATGATGCGCTCATCGCGCCAGTCCCAGTCCCACCGCTTCACCTTGTCACCGTACTTGTCGGTTGCCCAACTGCGTTCCGCTTCTGAAAATAATGCCATAGCTGTTCAGTCCTTGGTTCGTTAATACACCTGGAATCCGTGGGTGTCTACAATTTTCTTCTCGACGATGTCGTATATGTCCTGCATGGTATTGAAGTGCAGGATATCGGTTCCCGTGATGTCGATGACGAACTCGTCCTCCATCTTCACCGATAACTCTATGAGTTGGTCAAGGCTCAAACCGATTTCGTCATAACAATCATCCGGTTCGATGTATTCGGCTGCAATGTCTGCCTTCTCGCCGATGATGGCGTTCACGGTGTCTATAATCTCTTTCCTGTACATAATACTATGTTTTTGTCTGCAAGATAAAGTGATTTTCACAGAAAATCAAGGGCAGAGGAAAGGGCAGACGGCCTCACGACCACCTGCCCTCTGAAGTATGATTTATTCTATGAAGTTATTGTGTTGGATCTGTGGTATCGTCCGATATAGCCGGACCGCCTTTCATCATCATGACGGTGACCTCGGCCAGGCAGTGCTGCCACCGGCGCTTCAGCTCTCCGCCATCTCTGTTAATAGCGTCAATGTGTTTCAGTAGCTCAGCGTTCAAGATTCCAAGAGATCCTTCTCCGCTGACAGGAAGGTCGGTGTGTTGCAACTCCTGCTCGACAAATGCCACAAGTCGCATTGCCCTGAGACGCTCAGAATTGTGGGCAGAGTGTATCCTGCCTGCCAGTCTGAGATAATATTCGGATGTGCCTTTCTTAGGCTCAGCCGTATTATTTACATCTGTTTTTTTGGAGAGTTTTGCGATACTCTCTAATAGCGCCTGAGCCGCCAGCTCCGCGTCGTCAGGTTCCGCAGTCACAGGAGCCTTCTGCACGCCCTCGATCCTGAGAGGATATGATACCCTTGTGCGTCTTCTGACAAACATCTGTTCCATGCCGTTTTTGCTGCAAGATATGGTGCGTAGGATGCACGGTCAAGGGCACATAAGATGGTATCAAAGAAGAAGAAGTACGGGAAACCTCACGGCTTCCCGTACACCATAACCGTAAATAATTTGTTGAATAGCATAAAAAGTTTTATTGGTCGCAATATAAAAAGTTTCGCTCCAACTGTCAAGGGCGACTGTATACAGGTCTTGAAAAGTGATTCTGTCAAATCATTTCGATGACTTATAAAATAGTCTAAGCACCCTCGCCTGCCACAGTTTCTACTGTTCCGGTCTTGCTGTTGTCCAGCGTGGTCAGCGTCTGCTGGATAATCTCAAACTGTGCATGCTCGTCCCACCCGTTGAACTTCGCAACCGAGTTCAAAAAATGTAAATACAGCCGCTGTTTGACGTTCAGCTGCTGCTGTTTCAGAAGGTGCATCTCACGGAGCGCCGTACCGCCGTTCGAGGCCTGCACCATCGGCACACCGACCAAGCGTGGGTCAACACCGAGTGCCAGGAAAATAGGCGACGTGGAGAGCTCCAGCTCCTCCTTGCCTGCCTTCACGGCGTCGTTGGTGGTTTCCTTGATATCTACAATCTCGACGTTCTTGTGCATCTTGCCGTCGGGGCCGTCCCACATGAACTGGCGCATGGTCTTGCCCGTGTTCTCGCGCTGCTGCAGGAACTGATCCACGTTGTTATCCAGCTCGTCGATGTACTTCTGCTGCGCCCCCATGTCGCCCTCGATGCCAAGGTCTGCGAAAACCATGTTCAGGTAGTCCAAGGAGATATAGATGATACGCCCCCACGTGGTGTTGTTCTCACGCTGCTTGTACTTGTCATACAGGATGGTGCTGGCAAAGTCGAAGGCCTTGCTCGAGAATACGCTCCACCATGCCGGCTGCGGGTAGTACGGCTTCTGTCCGCTGGGGTAGAACGTCGGGCAGACAATCCACAACGGACGGCTCTTGGGTCCTTTCTTCTGGTTTGACTCCACGATATAGCGCAGCTCGTGCAGCATGTCCTGCGGCATGGCAGCGGGGTACATCTGTATCTTCATGCTCTCCGGGTCGGTCACGGTGCGGGTGCCGATGCCGAGCGTACGCCATTGGTCAGATAGATAACAGTGATGGATGTACCTATTGGAGTCCATCTTTTCGAGTCTCATCGAATGGGCAGGCAAAAAACCGACACGGTTGATGACTGGCCTCCAGCTGCGCTTGTAGCCGGTGGTATGGAAACCGACGGTGGGGAAGTAGATGTCGAGCATCACGTCGTCCTGCTCGCACTGCGACAGGTGCAGGTTCAGGTTGTTGTTCTCTAAGAACTCCTTGGCGCCGGGGACGTGCTCGGTATCGGTGACGGTGTCCGTCATCTGCACCTCTTCGTCGTAACCCAGCCATGTCCGCTCCCACTCGCGGTAGGCATCCTTCCAGTAGTCGATGCCAAGACCGCGGAGTATCGGGTCTGGACGCTTATCCTTTTCTAATTCGCTAATGGGAATGATGGTACCGCTGACAGGATCCTTCGCCAGGTCTCCGCCATAGGTATCTCCCTCTTCTCCTTTCTTCAGCTTCTCGATGCGCTCCAGGATGCGGTAGCCCGCCTTCTTGTACTCGCACATCGTGTCGTCGTCGAAGGCGTACATCAGCTTCGGCCCCAGTCCTGCCGTCAGGTCAGCCAGATATCTCAGCGGCGACGCGGTATAGGGCAGCGACCATGCCAGCGGCGGGATGACACTCGGCGTCGAGTTGCCAGGCCCCCAGTCAACGTAGCCCAAACCCATCGGCTTGCCGTCCTTATCTTTCACGGCATGCACGGCATTGTCACGCGAGTCGAACGACCATGCCACTTTCGAGAGCGGACCGTTCGACCACGACCCGCAGCCCATGCCAGCGGCCATCTGCTTAGCACCCTTGTCGGCACCGTCGCCCAAGGTGAGCGTCCTGACCAGCCCCGGCTTCAAGGCGTCAATGGCGACATACCCACGGCTGTTTAGCTTGCGGTTTATTTTTGAGAACTCGCTCCTATTGTGGACGGTATGCGTAGGGATGGAAGATTTGCCTTTCTTCATAACTATAGATATTTATTTCTGCCTGCAAGATAGTGAGAAAGAAATCAGAAATCAAGGGCAGAGGACACCGTGGATAAAACACGAATTTCCACAAATGACCACAAATTTCTTACGAATTATTTGGCGGCTTCGGAAATAATGCTTATCTTTGCAGCGTAAATAAGGCACAACACAGAGTGATAGTGTTCCCGAAAGCCCTTAAATGTGGGTGCTCCCAGTCGGACAGGGAAGCAAGGGTCTGCACAACCGACGAAAAAATAAATACCGGACAGAATCGGGACGAATAGGTAAATAGCTGTCACGCCGACTTCAATAGAGGGGCAGGTCGAAAGACTTGTCCCTCGCTTTTTAATAAATACAAAAAAGGGACGGTTCTTTTTTGGTGTACTTTTAATGCGGAATCCCTGCCAGATGCTGGAACCTGTTGCGTAGTCCTCCGCCGATCTTCGGACGTGGATTAAGCCCATGATACTTCACGCCTATCACCAGGTCGTCGAAAGCGTCGGTGATATCCGTGCGGGTACGGGGGTCGCCGCCAAGGCTCTCTTCATCGGTAGCCTTCAACTTCTCACGGCTCTTGTCCTTGGAGAAACTGCCGGGCTTGAGTCCAGTATTTTCGAGGGCGGGTATGAGGTAGGTATTGCGTCCAGGAGACTTACAAATCCTGATTTTCGGATTCTGGGCACCCGACATCAGGTCTGCCATCAGCTGGAACTTCACGGCATGGGCGAGTGCCGCGCCGGTGTCGATGGCCGTAACCTTAAAACCGAGGTCGGTCAGTTCCTGCACCACCACCTTGTCGAAGCGGTTGTCGTCGCCGTTCTCCACGGCGTAGGCGGTACTGGCGCCCTGCTTCACCGTCGCCGTGAAATACAGGATGACCTCCTTGCAGCCACGACGCAGGAAGGGCTTGTAGGTACGGGCAAAATCGTGACATAGAGCCCTGAGTTTCCGCTCGTTCATCACAAACATGGAGCGCTGCACCAGCAGCTCGTCGCCACGCAGCTGTCCGACGACGAAGCACGACAGGTTGGCATTGGCATCAAAGGCAATCAGCAGCGGACTCTGCCAGTCGAGATCCATATCCAGCTCGCAGGTATCCTCCTCGCCGAGACGGCCAAGGGTATCGAGGTCCAGCTGTTCCGTCTCAACCTCCTGCAACCAGCGGGTAGAGTCCAGCGCCTTACCCTTCTTCTTAATCATATACTTGTCGGCCAGCATCGAGTAGCTGTCGCCGTACTCCGTGCTGTACTCCTCTTCGAGATAACCATGAATGGTCTCAATATCGAGGTTGCAGTAGAATCCGTCCTTGGCAGCCCCCTTCTCTACGCCCAAGACCATCAGTCCGAACAACAGCGGCGGCATCTGGCGCTGCATGTCGCGCAGCCATGACTCACCGAGCATCGACAGGTTCTCGGCACTGGAGAGGTTCCAGTAGCAGATACTCTCCGTTCTGAGACGGTGCAGCTGCCTGAGGAAATTATCGTTCTGCGACAGGGCGACCGCAGCCTGCGGATTGTGCTTCTCCAGATACTTCAGTTCCGCCATCATGGTGGTCAGCTGGTCGTTGATCTCGTGGGTCTCAAAGTCCTTCTCCTTCTCCCAGAGCGTCTGCGCCTGTGTCAGTCCGGCATCGCTCACCCACAACTGCGAGAGCCAGTGGTTGTTGATCTTCGGGTCTGTGCCGTAGCCCCACCGTTTCTGCTCCACCTTACGCGCCGACGGCGGCATGAAGTCACCACGCAGCGTAGGCAGTATCTCTTCCTTGACACGCTGCCATGGAAGGTACTTCGTCTCGTCACCGATGAGCGCAGCCAAATTTAACCCATTTCCGGATCCTCGGATACACATCGACAGCATTTGCCAGCAAAAGCCGTTGCTGAAGTGGACGATGTTCTCCCAGTTGCGCGGACGGGCCAGCGGATAGTCCCAGTGCAGTTTGGCGGGCGCCTGACCGAGGAAGTAGAACTGCTCGAAACCGAGCGTGTTCACCACCTTCAGGGCGTTGGGCATCGTGCGGGTGTAGAGTTGCTTGGCACTGGCACCGACGAATCCGCCCATCTGACGCGGCAGACCGATAGTCACGTCCACCATGTGAACGCCGATGAACGACGTCTTACCCGTACCACGACCGGCACGGACGAACGTCGTGCGCGAACCGAAGTTACGCACCTCCTTCTGCCAGCGGTTCAGGTAGACCTTATGCACGCCGTCGTGGGCGTAGTCCACCGCCCCACCCTCTTCAGGGTTCATGCCATCGACATCCGGAAGCATCTTCGCCTCCAGATGGTCGCTGCTCACGTTGGGGTTCGTGCCTATCCTGCTCATTGCTGTCCTGTCTTACACGTTATCTCCCAACGCTGGATGCCAGGCTGTTCATAGTACGGCTGTACGGTGCCGGGGAACGGCCACTGCGTCGGTATCACCTGAGGCACAAACCGCACATCCTCCTGTGCTCTGATGACGAAGTCCAACAGGAAAAAATAGTCGTCCTCGCTCATCACGGGCGTGCCGTCGTCATTCTTCTCCGTCCTGAGGTTGTTCAGGATCCCGATTGCCTTACGTTGTTGTACTGTCATAGTTGTCGAATTGGCTGTTATTTGTAGGTTTTCGGTCATGATTCCACTTTTTCGTCATCTCTCAATCACGTTCATGTCAATGTATGTGTCTCCCATGAAGATGGTGTAGACGATGCGTCCGTTGGGCTTGTCGCCAGGCTTGCTCTTCTCGTAGGGACGGCGCCAGTTTTCCGGCATGCTGTCGGTGAACCGCTGCGCCAGCTCATCGGCGGTGACATGCGTCTCCGTCCACGGCATGGCCATCAGGTCAAGGTCGTGGACCAGCGAGCCGTGGAAGGCTATCGCCCATCCGCAATCGGCTGCTATCCTGCGCAGCTCCGGGAGACGGAACACCCAGAACGACGCGTTGTTGTCCTTCAGCTTGTCAAGGTCAAACATACATCTCTTCCTTGTAGATCTTCCAGTCCTCGGCCAATACGTCCGCAGCGGAAGGCACCCATGAGTCGGCACGGCCGTCCTGACGGATGATAAGCATCTGGCAGGTGTAGTCTATGTGCGGTTCCTCACGGCACATCAGGATGTCCTTGGCGCTCTGCGGGAGTGACTGCATGTTCGGGATGACGTCTCCCGTGATATGTGCAGGAACCTGACGGACGACGAACATGCCCTTTCCGTTCCATCCCTCACGGCAGATGGGCTTGCCGTGCTTCAATGCCCATAGCGCGCTGCTGAACGACAGCATACCCGTCTCGTAGATGTCCTGCTGGTAGGTACATTCACTGTGACTTACTTCCCCGAGCTTGTGGTTAAGTTCCTCAAACTCCTGTGACGTGAGATGAAAGATCTCTTCTGCAATTTTCAAAATGTCTGCCATAATTTTTTGTGATATTTATTCATGGAACTATGTTAGTTAAACCATCTTATCTCAGGATGTCCTGTGTAACCCTTTTCCCAGACAAACCAGGCATAGCATGTGGCACTGCCAGGCGAGTGCTCGAAGTCGCCGTTCTTGGCACATTTCAGACGCGAGCGGCTGACGTATACTTTTCGGGGAGGGTAATTTTTGAACATCGAGGCACGCTTCTTGCCTTCAAGGAATGTCAGCTTCAGGAACATGGCGACCTTACGGCCTTCGGGGATGATTTGCAGAGCCTTCTCGACAAATTCCTGAGCAAAGGCGTAGGGCGGGTTTGTGACGATATCCCCACCCCACTCCTTGTTCTCTGGAGACAGGAAGTCGGCCACCTCTCCATAGCCGCGGTCGGCAAGGTCTCGGCTTACCACTTCGTAGCCGTGCTTCTTCAGCACCTCGCTCATGTGGCCTTCGCCACACGACGGCTCCAGTATCGGACCGTCAAAGTGCTCCAGTCGGCACAGCCATTCCGTGGCAGCTGGCTCAGTGGCGTAGTAGTCTTTATCGGCGCGCTCTTCCGCACAGTGGTTGCTCGCGCCGATAGTCTTGAAAGTAGAAGCGTTGCCGCCCTTCCAGTCTCTTGCCATGAGAACTACTTCGTCTCTGTAGGCGTGAAGAGATTACAAATCTCGATGACGGCGGCACCGGCAATGACGATAGCCGAGTTGATGGCCGTAGCATACTCCGGGCTGGTGTATGTCACCAACGCCACACCAATCGTCTGCAGGCCTCCTACGATACCTGAGACGAGTGCAAACATTTTCTTACTCATAGTCTTATGTTTTTAATGTTAATAATATGACCAGACTACTGGTCTTCTGTATATTCAGATTCTTCTATGGTTCCGGCTCCGTTTCTCGCCTCCATCAGTGCCACCTTCTCTTCTACCGCCTTGTGCTTCTCGTCCACAAAGGCGCCGTACTTGGCAATGATGCGCTTTGTCTCCTCGTCGTCGATATTCTCCTTGGTGTCATCCACCTCACGGATGTCAGTGACTACCACTGTCGGCATGAAGGCAACCTTGTTCATATCCGCCTGCTCTGACTCCGGCTGGTCGAGACGGTCGAGTTTCATGATGATCTTCGCACCCTCGGCCATGTCCTTGCCGTTGTCCGTCTCCATGCCATTACGCATCAGGCGGTCGGCCACGGCGCGCACCTTCGCGGCAGCCATGGCACGGCTCGGCGGGGCGACATGATTGACCACAAAGTCGAAAAGCAGCTGGTCCATGCTACAGGCGTTGCACTCGGCACCCGTACCCGAATACTTTCCCTTGGCCATCGCCCGGAACAGTTCCTTGGTATCGAGGAACGGGTTCTTCTTCCACTGCCAGTAGACATGGCTCACCCTCGCCAGACGGTCTTTCGCATCCTTGTGGATGGCGATGTCGCAGATCGGCACACCCTTTTCAAAATGGAGGAGCGACCACCGCTGCAGTTCCTGTGATAGTTGTAATGCCATAGTAAGTCTTTCTTAAATATCACTGTATTCGGTCTTCGCGTCAAAGCACGGACACTGCTTTATCCACTCACATGGCGATATGATACCGTCGCCGTTCTTGTCTGGAGAGAAATCACGGTGTCCGCTTATCCTGGCCGTCGGATACATTGTCCTCATGTTTTTGAGCAGGTGGCGCAGCGCAGCCTTCTGCAGGTCTGTGCGTGTGTCCGTTGCCTTGCCGTCCTTGTCAAGGCCTCCGACATATACGATGCCTATACTGTTGGCGTTGTGTCCGTTGACATGAGCACCGACAATGTCTACGTCTCGTCCGAACTCGATCTTGCCGTCCAGACGAATCACATAGTGGTAGCCGATATCGGACCATCCCTGGCGCTTGTGCATCCTGCGGATGTCTGCAGCACACAGGTCCTGTCCGGCCTTGGTGGCTGTGCAGTGTACGACAATGTCCGTAATCTTGCGCCTTGATTTCTTCAGTCCTATGGTGCGTGCGGCAGCCTCTGGCAACAGCTTTGCGAGCGTGGCGGGACCGGCGATGCCGTCTGGCGTGAGCCCGTGGTCGCGCTGCCACTGTATAAGCACCTCGCGGGTGAGCTTGCCGAAAATGCCGTCCTGAATCAGTCCAAGGGCCTTCTGTATCTGCTTTACCACAGGCCCAGTGCTTCCGAGTTTGTAGGTAATCATATCGTATGGTTTTAGAATTATGAACTAACTTCCTCTGCTTCCTCCCATCCCGTGTCAGGGGTGTAGTCCTTGCGCTCCATCAGGAACATGACACGCTGAGAGCCCAGCAGATGCCACCTGAATCCCATGGATACCAGAAGTTCCTCGACGGCAGGCCACGGATCTCCGTACTCGAAGGTCGCCCTGAGCCCCATGGCATCGCGCAGCTGTGCCTGGTCCATGACCTCACAGTTCAGCGTGAACTTAGGGGCGGACATCCATCTCCGTCCAAATTCCTTCGCGGCTGCTTCGGCATTCAACTGCAGCGCATCAAGGTCAGTCACCGTCTGCGGCCCGCTGTTTTCTTCCTTTTCCATAGTCTTATTGGTATTATCTTGTCTGGTAGCCTCGGCTTGCCATTACCTCTTCTTCTGATAGAGAATGCCTCTCGTGCTGATAGCAAAGACAGGCCTCCTGGCATCACAACCAGGCGTTGTGCCAGGCTCTGCCCATTCCTCGCAGCACATGCGTCTGTTCACGGGCTTCCCGTTGATACGGCAGCGTCTTGACATCTTCCCGGTCATACAGTTCTCGAGCATAGCCGAACGTCCGCAGTTACAGCAGTTCTTTCCCATATCCGTGTCACTGTTATGGTTCATCCTGCTTGTCATCAGCCATGTGGTCATTCTGACAACAGCAGTCGTCATTGAGATACAGGTTCTCGTCGACACACAGGTTCAGCGGCTCCTCTCGTTCCAGCTGCACCAGCACGGCATACCACCCGTTCTCCAGCGGCCCTACCGTCTGGTAGTCCACATAGCCGTCGAGGTCGATACGGCAGAAGTCGCCGTCGCGGTTCTCGCCAATCTCCTCGTCGTGCTTCATCTTCAGCCACGCCACGAAGTTCCTGGCATGCTCCTTGGCCGTCTCCTTGGCCACGGCGGCCTCGTCACCGTCGGCCATCTTGTCGGCCCTGACAAAGAAGTACACCGGGTATGTCATCACCGGACGGTCCACCGGCCCGCCGCCTGAGACGTCGCTCTCCATCACCACGCAGGGCGAGAGCATGGGCGTCGCGCCCTTTGCCAGCTCTACCACGCCGGCCGTCGAGTCGGTCAGGTAGAATCGCCTGTTCTTCGGTGTGTCCAGCATCGGCTTGTATGCTTTGCACCACTGTCTTACTATCCAAGAGAATGTCATCTTAATCTGCGATTTATAACTGGACTATCCTTGCATCGATCCTGGCAGTTCCGCTGGCTAACGTGTTCTTGAATCTTTCTGCGTCAAGGAACATGTTAGCCCTGTAGATTTCCACCCACTGTCCGAAAAAGTCTCTCTTCTGTACTGAGAACATAATCTTTTTGTGTTAGTTAGACAATTCGATTCCGTACAGCTCCGCAGCCTTCTCGACAGCCTCCGTAACGGTATCCTTGCCGCCGAGCTCCACCATCTCCTGATATTTCTCCTTCCAGCGGGTGATATAGGCATCGTGCTTCTCGCCAGCCTCTTTCGGGCCGCGTGTGTCACGCAGCCATGACCGTAGAGATTTGATCTGAGCCTTCTGCTCTGATGTCAGTTCGGTTTTCTGTTCTTGTGATGACGCGGTGTCCGCCGTTTCTGTCGGACTACCATCGGCAGGAGCATCCACAACATGTGCATTGCCGAGATCGTCGACCGTTACCCTACCCGACTGTACCAGCTTCTCCCACTCTGCATCCAGTTCCCTGTAGATAGCCTTCACCTTTGCGTCAAGCGTCGTAGCCATCTTTGCCCACTGCGCACGGCTGTCACTCTTGGACTTGGGGTCGTTCATCAGTAGACGCATATTTTCACGCGCCACGTCCAGTTCGCGCAGCAGTCCCTGTACCGTCGCAGCCTTCTTCTGCGTGCTCTCCGGCAGCAGGTGTACATACTGGTCGATGTGTTTCGGACGGACAGGAACAGGCTTCAGTTGAGTTCCCTGCTGTGATACAGCGGGATTAGCGGCTACGGCCTGCGTTGCCCTTCCGGTTCCATCCGCAGGCTCCTCTTTCGTCACCTCGACTTCTGGTCGAGCCTGAGCCGCATTCCCGTATCCTTTCTCCTTCGCTGCTCCGCCAACCATCCGTCCGTTGCCGCCGTTCTCTTTACTTGCAGAAAAAACAGAGGAGAGATTCTTTATCATCTGTTTGATGCTTCTCTTAGCCGACTTCGCGTAAAGCATATCCGGAAGCCATGTGTCGGCTTTTCCGGCCAGTGCTGTCAGCAACTGTGCGCCCTCGCACCAGGCCTTACACTCTGCATCGTTCCATAAGATACTGCACTGTACTGCGTTCTGAAATACCGATAGAGAATCCTGTATCTTGGGTATCAACAGGATAGACTGCTTGTCCAGCCACTCCCCTACCCTCTTCTGGTACTCGCCCTTCTCGCCTGCGGTCATATTGTCCATACGACGAAGGTACTCGCTACTCTGGATTTTACGAATCATAATAAAAAAATATCTTTTTTGCCCAAGATACATAGAGCAGATACAATGGTCAAGGGCAGACGGCATTGGACGCAAATGTTAATAATACTTATTTTCGATATTATTGCAATAAAAAGTTACTGCAATATTGCAATATTTCAATAATAATTCCTATCTTTGCACCGAGTTACAACACCGGACGGCCCGATAGCCGTTCCACAAAACATTTCAATTATGGATAAAAAACGCAAGACACAGTTGCGTGCTGTTATTGGCATCGGCAACTACAAAGGAGGCGTAGGCAAGACTACGACCACCCTGAACCTGGCCATGGCCCTGCATCTGCAGGGATACCGTGTGATGGTCATTGACATGGACCGTCAGGCCAATCTGTCCAGCTGCCTGGAATGGGACCCGGATCTCGAACTGCAGCACTACCCCACCATCTACAACGTACTCTGTGAGGAAGCGCCAATTCCCGTCTACCAGAGCAAGTCGGGACTCTTCTACTGTCCGTCCACCTCTATTATGAACAAGGTGGACCAGCAGCTGCCGACGATGCGCAACCCGGCTATGAAACTGACGCGTGCCCTCCAGAAGGCACCTGACGACCATACGGGAAAGGGACTGACGGACTGGATTGATGATTTCGACTATATCCTGATAGACTCACCGGTCGGCCCACAGGTACTCATCGACAATATCCTTATTGCCGTCAATGCCGTTCTTGTTCCTATCAACCTCGAAGGGTTTGCTCTTCATGGACTGCAGAACTACCTGGCATACATCCAGGAGATTCGCGAGAGCGAGAACGACGAGCTGCAGAACCTCGGTTTCCTGATATCACGCCGCAAGTCCAACATCAAGGGGCAGCGAGAGGCGGAAGAGTTGCTAAGAGACAGGTACGCCAAACAAGTACTTCCTGTTGTTATAAGCGAGCGTGAGGCCGTTGCCAAAAGCCAGCGCGAGTTCACCAGCATCTACTCCATCGCAGGTGCAAGCACGTCACGCGACGAGTTTACCATGCTGGCCAATGAAATCGTCAAACGCACTAAAACATTATTGCAATAATGCAATAGTGCAGTAATGCAATATGGCGATAATGAAATAATAAGATATTGCAATACTGCTCTATTGCGATAAAGCAATAAAAGAGTTGTACGATATTGCAATATGGCAATAAAACAGTAATGCAATAGTTCAATAAGTCAATAAAACAGTAATGCAATAAATATTAAATAGTCAAATAGAGCCATGGCAGCATTTGGAAAAAGCAAACAGGAAAAGTCGCAGCAGATTCTCGGAGAGTCTCCGGAAGATATTCTGCAGCGCAAACGAGCAATGGAGAGTAGGGTAGGGGATAATAGCCACTCTACGAGTTCTATACCGGAACCGACTGGAATGGCCGCTGAGAAAGCTGTCGGAGCCTTGTGCTTCCTCCCCAAGTCAATCCACCGCCTGGCATCACGAGCCGCAGAAGACCGCGACCTCACCGCCAAGCGCTTCTTCTTCGAGTTGATACTGAAGGGACTGGAAGCCGAGGGCATCATTACAAGCGAGCAGTACGACCAAGCCTTTGGACTTCCCTACGGATATGGATGGAAAGGCCGAAAGTCCTCAGACAACAGCTCGTCGTCTATGTAACGCAATACGTCAATAGTGCATAATGGCATTATAACAATACGGCACTATTGCAATATTGCAGTAACACAATAATTCAATAAAGCAATAATACCTATGGATACATATAACGAAAAACCTAAAGACGACTTCGTGGTTATCGACGTTGAATATGCAGACCACGACCAGTATATCTGCCAGTTCGGGCTGGCCGAGGTGAAGGGTGGGGTGGTGCAGCAGCCGCACACATGGAAGATCAGACCGAAGGACAACCGCTACGGAGCAGGCCAGACGGCCATCCATCACATGACGCCAGCCGACACCGAGGACTCGCCGACGCTGCCGGAGGTGTGGCCGGAGATAGAGCCTTACCTTCGCGGTCGCCAGCTGTGGGCGCACAATGCCACCAGCACCGAGAGGCGGGTGATTGAGAAGAATCTCACCGACTACTATCATATCCCACATGAGCCGCTTGTCATCAACGAGTCAATCCTTCTCTTCCCGCGTCCGTGCATGAAGTCGTGGAACGACGGAAGGGGACTGCAGGCATGCTGCTATGCGCTCGGCATCCCGTACGAGAACCACCACGACGCAGGAGCGGACTCTGTCATGTGTGCGCAGGCCATCATCGCCTGGCAGCAGGGAAGGCAGCCGGACTGGGAACTGTCAAATCGCATGATGGCGGAGTATGACAGGAAGAAGCGCGAGGCAGAGAATGAGAAGAACCGTCACTATCAGGCACAGCAGCTCGACCTGTTTGCAGAAGCACTGGCGTCAACCAGCTCGTCGTCTGGCGACGATGGAGCAGTGGAACCGGCACCAGCACCCACCTTCTACAACAAACAGTTCGACAAGTCAGAGGACGGAACAGACGACGTGGACTACTCGAGCCTGAATACAGCCGATACCAACCCCATCTACGGTGCAGCCGTCGTGCTGACAGGTTTCTTCCATATCGGGCGCAAGCAGCTGCGCGAGGCACTGAAGGAGATGGGCGCCGACCTGAAGCCGGCCATCACCAAGAACATCCAGGTCGTCATCCGTGGAGAGCGCAACGTAGGTCCTGCGAAAATCAAGGAGCTTGACACGCTCATCCACAACGGCTACAACATCGCACGTATCTGTGGCGATGCAGACCTCGACCGCCTGCTCTACGACCGCTCGCTCACGCCTGCCGACTTCAACGTGCCGCCTCCGGCGCGCAAGGACCTGAACTTCACCGTCGCCCACTATCGCAAGCACCGCCATGAGCTGCAGTACCCGGTGAACACCATCGCCGGTAAGGAGCTCTACTTCCCGCCGACGGGACTGATGGGGCGCATGGACTGCTTCTGCCAGATCTGTGGCAACCTCGGAGCCTTCGGTAACTGGGATTATAACCCGCAGGTCAACCTCGTGGTGCTGCCCGTCAGCAGCATGGAAGCACTGCAGCGCGGCGAGAAGGATAATGTGATACGCGCCTTCGAGGACTATTACAATAGCCAGCGCAGCGTCACCTTCAACGCCGAGTTCATCACCGAGCGCGACATCCTGAAGTTCGCCCGCGAGCGTATCGTCCGCTGCGACGACGACGTGACCTGCGATCTCTACGTCAGGTACCTGGAGTCGGCAGGCATCGACTCGGAGAAGGACTTCAAGTACGGCCTGGCCGCAGCCCGTGACGCCTTCAAAAAAGAGAATCAGAAGGGCTAAGCAACCAGTGACAATCCGTCACCGTTTCACACCGCCAGGCACATCCGTTGTCTGGCGGTTTGTATTTTCTCTTATCACTTTTAACTTCCACATAGGGGAGGGGGTAGGGGGAGAGGTGTTGCCGACAAGACTTATCTTCAAGGTCGTCATCTTTAGTTACATAAATGTCCGAGTTGAAAATGGAGTTACTGAAATGTCCGAGTTACGTTTTTGTCCAAGTTACAAATGTGTCCGGATTATAGGCCCAAATAAGGGAGAGCTGATAATCAGATACTTACGCTTCACATGGATTTACTCTGCAGATAAAAAAAATAAAAAAGAATGAGTCGGACAAATCTCTATTTTTATTATTGGTATATATAAGATATAGTATATTGTCGTTATGCAACTTACTGAAAATCAGTTATATATAATATGTAATTCGGACATATACGGAACTTTATTCGGACAGTTCCGGAAGTGTACTCGGACAAAAGCGTAATAGCATCCGGACAGATCCGTAGTTCTTTCTGGACAAAAACGTAACTATTCTCGGACAAAAACGTAACTATGACACATTCGGACAGTTTCGGAAGTACTGGTTAGAACACGGACAAAAACGCAACTATTCTCGGACAAAAACGTAACTATGTTTGTTATTTGTAAATGTTAAATAAGCCTAACCGTCTGAAAATAAATACTGAAACGCTTGGAACTATTCGGACATTTTTGTAACTTCGCGGCCAAAAGTTACAACAATACTCATTTATTATGGCACGAAAATCACGCAAAGCAGAGCAGCTGAAGCAGGAGATTATCAGCAGCGTCCCCGTAGAGCAGCGTAAGATGATTATGCAGCCTATCACAATCACGTACCTGAACGGCGAGATGTCGATGATGCAGACACGCATACAGACGACCATCATGGAGAAGCTGCAGGACAAAATCAGGCGCGCACTGGACAGAAAGGCGAAGGTCGGATTTACCGGCGACCTGTTCGAGTCAGAAGACTATAAGCCTATCTCGCAGGACGACCGCTCAAAGTATCTTACCTTCAAGGTGGCTTACTCGGAACTGGGTGTGGAACCCACACACTACAGCGATGTCGACGTGGCGGCAAAGGCGATGCAGCGTATCGTGTATGAGAAGGAGGTGGACGGGAAGATGCGTTATACCGTGGCATTTCCTGTTATCGACATCGACAAGGATATTCCCGGAAAGCGCCGGCAGAACATCTACCTGCACATGACGGAATCGACGGCAAAGGATTTGTTCCATATCACACCATACCACCGCTACCTGAAGGACGCCATCTTCCTGTTTTCGAGCAACTACGCCGGTCGTATATACCTGCTTATCAACGCGAACAAGCAGCTTGAGAGGTGGGTTATTTCATACGAGAAACTGAGAAAGATACTACTCACGTCCTATGACGAGACGACACAGAAGGTGACGGTAGATAAATATAAGGATATCAACGATTTCAAGAAGCGTGTGCTGGAGCCAGCCCGCAAGGAGATTGCCGAAGCAGCCGACCGCATCGACTGCACCTTCGACTATGAGTTCGAGTATCCTGCAGGCAAGAAGCGCGGTACGCCGGAGAATATAGTGTTCCATATACACTTAACGGACTTGGGTAGAAACATCAAGCGCGCACAACTGGAGAGCCAGGACGCTACGGACTTGCGTTCCGGCATCGTATCACTGGGACTGAACGTGACGGATGCCAACAGACTTATCAAGCAGATACCTGCCGCGAAGTACACACGGCTGCGTGACAAGGCACTGGAGCTTCGCCAGTATTACGCAGATGTTCGTGCAGGACGTATTGAGGGCGTAACCATCAGCGACTACCGCGGTCATGCCCTGGTCTCTCTGCGTAACTTCATTGACGAGATGGCAGCTCAGAAGGTGGTCGACACGTGCGGTCAGCGGTCTTCCGGGCATGTAGACATGGAAGAATGGTAGATAATAAGGAAACGGCATGGAAGAGAGTCAGAGGAAATGGGAACAGTGTCTCGCGGCGATCCGCGAGAGAGTGAATAATGAGCGGATATACAACGTGTGGTTCGCGGACGTGGCTATAGACAGCTATGATGCCGAACAGAACGTTGTGGTTTTGCGCGTGCCGAGCCGCTATGTCTATGAATATCTGGAGATGTTCTGCCAGCGCCTGATGTCGGAAATCTTGTTAGCGGCTTTTGGCAGCGGATTCACGCTTAGGTACAGAGTCCTGCAGGAACGTGGCGGGCAGCAGCCGTCAGGAACGGAATCTTTTCAGGGTACACAGACGATTCCGCATGTCGCAGTCGAAAACGCACGTAAGCGCATGGAGGACGGCCTGAGGTATTTCATTGGTGACAGCTGCAGGTGGCTGCCGGATTATGACCGCGTCGCGGAATGGCTCGCAGACAACAAGGGTAGGGGGCTGCTCCTTGTAGGAACACCTGGACTCGGGAAGACGTGCCTGTGCAGTAAGGTGTTGGCGGCGTTTCTGGCAGAGAGGAAAATCAGATATGTATCGGTGTCCGCACAGGAGATGAACCAGCGTATCGACGAACTGATGAAAGAGCGCTGTATCATCATTGATGACCTCGGAAAGGAACCTGTCGAGACGCGTACCTACGGGAACCGGCGCACACCGTTCTTCGAGCTGTGCGATGCCGCGGAGCGTCAGGGGAAGCTGCTTATTATTACGACTAATCTTAGTACGACACCGAAGCCTGCTGGATTGAAAGGCCCATGGCCATATCCGACGTCTATCGAGGAACGCTACGGATCTGCAGTCATCAGTCGCCTGCGTGCCATCACAAGGGCTATCAAGCTGGAAGGCAGTGACATGCGCAGGTAAAAGAGCGTGTTTGTAACGCCCTTTAACTTACATTAACTTTTTTGCTGCATGATGTTTACGTCCCTTCTGGACGATTCTCTGCCATTCCCTTCTCATGGCTTCTACATACAGGTCTGGCGTGCGTGTCTGGACACAGAAAGCCTCGATCATTCTGGCGATAGGGTAGCGCTTTCCACCTGATTCCTTGGCAAATGCCGCGTCAAAATCGGCCACGGCCTTCCAGAACTCACGGCGCAGTAACAGCTGCAGCTCAGATGCCTGCTGTTTTCCGAAGCATGTCTCAGGTGCCCACGGTCTGAGAACACCATTTGCGTTCATACACATCTTCGGGCATTCGATAGGAAGAAAGAACCCGATGTTCTCCTTGGTTACGCCGAAGAGACGTTCTGTGGTCTCGGGGTCGATACTGATACCGGTTTCGATAATGTTCCTGCGTGTCGCAGACATGGCATTGCAGACGTGTCTTGTCTGTTCGGTATCATTGAAGGTCTCCATTCTGAATACCTCGCGCGCGCCTTGCAGATGCTGGATGCTAATGACCCTCTGGTCCTTGATGCGTAGTTCTCCTCCAAGCTCACGCTGCAGCCAGCTATGCTGATAGTCGGCGACGCGAAGCCAGGCAACTGCCGGCAGTCTGAAACTCTTATCCATAGGTTTGTAGTTTAAGGGGCGACACTGCTGCCGCTGTGCAAAGGTACGAAAACTTTTCCATACGCGACAAATGATTTGACAGTTATCTGAAAATGCCATGATTTCCATAAATCAAATGCAAAAAAATAACTGTTTTGATAAATTTGTGGAACTGCTGAAAATCAGAATGTTACAATGTATTTTTGGCGGTTTTTTGGCGTTTAGTTATCTGACGTTCAGATAACTCGTAACTATACTGGTTATCAGTATGTTATACTATGAAAATAGGGCAGTTATCTGAAAAAGGCGTTTTTCAGATAAAAGTATATAAAAAGTAAAAGTACAACATGAAGAACTTCCGTTATTCATCAAGCAAACTCACCGCATGTATACGGCACTCCTCGCACTCCACATTTAATAAAATAAATATAAACAAATAAAGAAAAAGATTGATTATCAGATAGTTATATACATATTATATGTTTTTTTATTTATTTTTTCATATACTTTTCCTAAGAAGAAATAAAAAAATAACCGCAAAAATAGTGTGTAAATAACTGATAATCAGCGAAATATGTTTTATTTTTGGTTTTTGGAACTGCCAGATAATTTGATAACTACGCGAAAAAATTTCATTTTTATAATCAGATAACTCTTTAATAGTTTGGTCGTTATTAAAAAAATGAGTAACTTTGCACCGCAATACAAGGCAGATAACAAAACAGCCTTGCACACACCTTGACCATTAAGCCCCGTTTGTCATATTGCGGGACCACATGCGGAAAAGAGCATCAAGCAGCTCGCCTGGAGTAACCAGGAGACCGGCGGTGCGAATCCGCTCCCCAAACGCCGAGAGGCGACATTTTCTGTAATTTTGTAGCGCCACTGTCCTTGTTGTAACTTATATCTTAGGACGGTGGCGCCTCTTTTTCTGCCCTTTACAAACGGACATCGCCGTTCTATATTTCCGGAAAAAGGGAGTTATGAAAAGACAACATCTTATTACAATGGTGGCAGCCTGCATGTTGATGGCTGCCTGTGCCACCACAAAGCAAGAGACTTCTTATGTAGAGCAGCACCGGGTACAGACGCTGATGGACCGTATGGACTCAGTCATCAAGACAAAGACCGTCGTACAGCAGGATAGTGCATGGCGCGAAACAATACTGAGGCAGTTTGAGAGCATCAAAGAGAAGAGCGATACCAGCCACTATGTCGTGGTGGATTCTGCTGGTAAGGTTATCAAGGAGACGACTATTATCAATAATGTACGCGAGACGACCAGGGAGAGTGACCGTCAGGAGCGCGAGATGCTGATGCACCGTCTCGATATCCAGGACTCGACAATGCGCGTACTCCAGCAGCAGCTCAGTCATGCAGAATCTTTGATTCAGTCCAAGGAGAAGACAGTCGTAAAGAAAGTGTCCAATCCACTGTCATGGTGGCAGCAGGCTCGGCTGTGGTTCGGTAACATTGCGCTCGTATTGCTTGCCGCGCTTGCAGGAGCAATAACGTTCAGGAAAAAGTCATGGATGCTTGTGCTGTTGAAAAAGATATTTGCCAAATGAAAACACTGTCATTATCAGAACTTCGACGCGTGGCAGAGCGGTTTACCACCGAACGGCAAATGGTCAATGGTCAATGGTCAATGGTCAATGTCCGTGTTCCTTGGCGTGTCTGGTACGTCGCAGCCTCCAACGGCGACGTGATCTGCGGAGAGGAGTGCGTCACGCTCGCTGTCTATACCGATGACAGTCCTGGTGCCTACCCGTCCAGGCTCGTACAGTTCACCGCCAGCGGCCAGACCAGAAGGCTCCGTGACTGCTGCATTTTGCGCGCCGACGACTTCATTCTAAGAGTGTTGTAGGGCATTGGGTATTTTTGTAACACACCTTTAACACAGTTTAATATATATCATACATCTAACATCCAGTTATGCTCCCCAAACAAAACCTTCAGAAACTGGCCGCGGCCGTCAGTAAGCGCAGCGGCATCTGCCAGGCGACCGTCGAGACGGTGCTGCCGGCTGTCTTCGACGAGATCAGATACAGACTCATAGAGGGCCACTACCCGTGTGTGCCCATCGACTCGTTCGGCACCTTTGCCGTTGTCGACGTGCCGGAGCGCGTTCGCCGCTATGCGTATAAGGACACCGACGAGATGCGCCACTATCCAGCTACCAAACGCCTGAAGTTCCGGCCGGCCTGCAACATGAAGCGCGAGTTGGACTGTGGCGAGTTTGACCCGACGCGCCATTCGTTCAGCCGTCATCCGCAGGATCCCATCATCCGCAAGCGTCAGGACATGGTCTACCGCAAGCGCAACATGCCACTGCACGTCGACAACCCCATCTCAGGCGACAGCAAATTTGCCAGCAGCGTATCATAAAAGCGCGTCGGCGACACAGACGACGAGGAGTAAGGTTATCGACCGCAGGTCAATTTCTCAACGAAATCTCCCTACTTTCAACAGTTCATCAGCAGCACAAATGCCGGTGGGCTGTTTTTTTGTTCGCATGGTAAGAGAAAATTTCGTTAAATAAGTTTAAGTGATTTTGCGGTTAGAGAAAATTTATTTACCTTCGCAGCGTCGAATCATTCAAAAGCTACACGAATATATGAATAAGGTAACTGTTACACAAGACTTCCTATATGAGTATCTGACAGGTCACAACGTGAACCTGCTCCGGTTGAACGAACTGATGGGCATAGGCAACGGCACGCTGGTGGACTGCTTTCGTCACATGCCAGACCGCCACGGCAAGCCACGTCGGTTTTCTGCCGACATTCTCCAGAAGATGAACGAGGCACTGCCGCTGCTGGCCGACCAGATGCGCAGCGGTCTGGTGACATTCGGCAGTCATGATACCTACACCAGCCGCCGTGGCGAGACCTACGACCCCGGCACCGTGCCGCAGCTCAGGGCGTTGCAGCGATGGTTCAAGCTCGGCCCGTTCTTCCTGCGCGTGGTGGGGTGGACGCAGAGCCGCACGTCATCGGCGCTCAACTCCAGAACTGCCAGGGCCTACGGTACCATCACTGCCGATCAGGTGGCCCGGATCAATGCCGAGGTGCTGGCCGTGGCTGGCATGCTGTCAGGTATTGAGGTAGGCGAGAACTAACCATTAACCATTTTCCGAATTGTTAAAATATAAAATAGATAAAAGTTAAAATTAACATTGTTATGTAATCATAGTTACATATAAGCATTTATAGCAACCAATACTTTTATGCAGAAAGTGTTGGTTGCTTTTTGTTGCGCGATACGTTGTATAAACGCGCAACCAACCTCTTCTTTTTTTTCTTTTTTTTCTCGAAGCCGAAGAAGACCCCGCGCCTCGCTGGGGGACTCACCCTGTGCGGTGCTGTTTTCATTTGCTTGCATATATGCAAAGGAGCCTCATTTTTCATGATGCAAAAATGTAAAGAAAACGGAAAGCGACGAATAATAATAAAAAAGGTACGCGAATGGGACTGCACATTTTCCGAAATCTTTACAAAATTTTTTGTCGTTTGCTTGCAAAGTTAGAGATTATTTCGTATCTTTGCAACGTAACCAAACGACAAGCGGTTGCAACAAAATAGTTCTTTGACGTATTTAGGGTTAAAACAAGCGGTACGCGTAGCGGTCATTTAGAGTGACGTATGCACAAGCGCAAACACGAAAGCGGTCATTTAGAGTGACGTATTGTGTACACATAGGCGCAAACCGCTTGGGGAGATAAGAATGTCGTTTCTTATTCGGCTATATCCGTGCCGACGTGCGAGTGCCTACTATAATGGTGCGTATTATGCAAGACTGACTGCCTCTGTGTGCATGCTTCCATAGTGCTTATTTCGTGACGAAACGTGTACTAAAATATAGACTCATCAACCGACGTATCTACACTTTGCGAGTACCTTGATGGCTTATGTGTTAGGTAGGCGGTGGATAGTGCGAATCTATCCGCTCCCACAATGCGACGTATGAGCGCAGATAACATCTATCAACATCAAAATTTTACAATTATGAGTACTACAAAGAGAATCGAGAAGAAGAATGAGAAGCGTATGACTAAGGAAGTGACTAAGGACTCACGTACCTTATCCGCTCAGTTGCTGACCCTGTGGCACAACCACGCTATGCAGCTTGTATCTATCAAGTCTGACGGCACTGCTACCGCCTATGGTGTAACCAAGGAAGAGCACATCTCCTATATGGGTATGGCTCCCCACTTCGTAGGCAAGGGCGACAAGAAGAAGTGTGTAGGCTATACGCCCGCTACCTTTAACGCAGTCGTAGCTGAGCAGCTCTTAGAGCGTAACGACCAGGGTAAGGTTATGCAGACCTACGTCTATCGCGACCGCAACGTCATGGTGGAATCCTATGAGGAGAACACTGACGAGGGCACACGCAGCTATTCTATCTACACCCTCGAAGAGGCTACCAAGAAAGCCAAGGGAGAGTCCGGCGCTAAGGCTATCAAGGTCTATCGCAAGTGCATGATTGACACGTATGGTTGGGGTCCTGAGCTTATCATGGACGTACTGACTCAGAGCAAGTACATCGCTGATGAGACTAAGCGCGCAGAGAAGAGCCGCGAGAACTATGAGGCTATCGAGCACGTCTACATTGTTAAGACTATTGACGGTGTGAACAAGATTCAGGAGATTGAGAAGCCCGTGTTGGAGTTCTAAAGCGAGTGGACTATGGTACCGGAACAGATGTACGACCCTATGAGTGAGCAGAGCACGCCTACCATGCGTGCCCTGCTTATCGTTCTACAGCGAAAGTACGAACATCGAAGTGCAGAGCGCAAGAGTGCTAAGCAGACTCTATTGGTTCTCGGGCGCAGTCCTATCACGGGTAAACGTAAGGGCGGTGGCATGAAACATGTCGCTGCTATCGCCAGAGACAGACGTCCGCAAAAGCGCAGAGTGAAGAATACCTGCTATCGAGAGGAAGCTGGTACTGTCAAGTCCTATGTGGGTGTATGTCGCTTCGAGAATAGCTACATCACGAAGACCTGCTATCGCAAGAGTTTGTAGTGGCAGGCTTACCCGTAAACGTGGACGAGGGAGTGATTATCGCGGCTAAAGTGCGTTAGGTGGCGGGACGCTCCACATCCCTCTATCGGTTCGACTCCGATTACGGGTGCATTGTTTTGCTCAGGTTGCAAGTAGACGCAGGTCGGACGAAAGCGTAAAATGACTATCCTGACGTTTGTGCAGGCTATCCACTTGGGTGGGCTGCAGGTTCCTATACGAGTTTAAGGTGTTGGCAGAGTGCGGATGCTGAATAGTTGGTGAGTCAATGCGTCAAAGTAAATCCACTATGGCGAGCTCGCGAATAAGTAAGCGAGGCTATCCGTGAGGAAGAGCGTACTGGTGGTATGCGCTATCGCAAGACAGCGTATGGAGTGAATGGACGACACCCCTATCATGGGGGAAGAGATATAGGGCGGAATGATTAGGAACTATCCGTATCATCGCGGGAAAACGTACCTGGGTGGCGGGGGTACACGGATGGCTATAGGGTTCAATTCCCTATCCGCTTGCAATTACGCTCAGACAGACACTTGAAAGCGCACTTTTATAGGACTATGGAAAGGTGGTCAGCGGAACGTGCTAAGGCGTGAGACGTGTGTTATCAACAAAATTGGTTCATCCACTAAAACGAGAAAAAAGTGAAGACAAGAGAAGTAGACTACAAGGACATGAGTACGGAAGCTATCGAGGATATGCTGACGGACTATCGTAATGAGTTGGCAACCATCGGGGCGCGCAAGGAGTGGCTATCGGGCGAGATTGACGAGCTGCAGGCTATGCTGGACGAGCGTGCGAGTAACGAACCAGAAGACGAGTGAGCCTATGGCGAAGAAGTGGGCTATCAGTGACGAGCCACCCCTAAAAGTACGCGTGGTACAGGAGGTAGAGCGCGCAGACTGGGGTGATGTGACGGACAAACCTACCCGTATGAGGACTATCGGCAGACGTATCGTGAAAGTACTGCTGGCGCTATGGGCATTGTCTATCGGTTCGTGGCTGCAGTCGTGCCACCATATCGCGAGTGCCGACGAGCCGCAGGATGCTATCGACGGGCAGACCGACCCATTCGACGTGATGTAACTATACGGGGCGCATGACTATCGGGCTGTGCGCCCCGTTGTCTTCGACCTATCGGAAAAACATTGGAGAACAGAATTATGCAAGGATTTATCGGAACCTATGCCATCTATTTCCACTCACGGAAACGCATGGCGGACACAAGCACCTGGAGAAAAGAGAAAATGCCAAGTGACTACACGGAGCAGGAAGTGGCTACGGCCGCCCGTCTCGCAGATTGCGAGGGCTATGCTATCGTGAAAGACAATCAAGTAAAAAGCATGAAATGGTTTGTAAACTAAAATCCGGAGGACTGACCTATGGCAACGAAAGCAGAGACAAGAATTATCTTCGGCGAGTCGTACACTCTCGAAGATGTGGACTGGTGTGTACAGACAGGCTATCCCGTTGAGCGCGGGCGCATGAGTCACAGCAGCATGATTAGTGGTCTATGGAACGGCGACAAGCAGGCTATCCGCGAAATGCGCGAGTACATGGAGTCGCATGAGTTCAAGCGCCTGGAGAGCGCGGGTCGTATCTATCACAACATTATGAACAAGCTGCACCGTCAGGGCATGTGCAGCGTGACAGACGCCCGCTACGTCTACGAGGCTATCCTGCGCCTGCCGTGTGAAGACTATCCAGAATACCGCAAGGAGTTGGAGCAGAAATATGGAAAGTATATTGCAAATATTCGCCGCAATCGCGAGCGCAAGGCTATGCGCAAGGCGGCATAACACATAACCCCAAACTATCAGGAGGACTGAGAAATGCAAAAATCGACTATCACATTGAATGGTGTGGACTATATCGTTCGCACTATCGACATCACGAGCCTGCCGACGTTCGATGGCGAGAGCTATCGGAGCGTGGACGTGGCTGACGTTGCGCTATGGGACGTGCTGGAGCGCAGAATGGAGCTGGGCGACAAGTACGCCACGAGGCTCGACGAGGAAATCTTCTTTTATTCCGACTCGGAGTTTATACGCAGGGATCCTACGGACGAGGAGCTGCTGGACTATCTGCGGGAGCACCTTTGCGACATGACGCGGTTCAAGCCCGTGCGCCAGCCAGAGGCTATCGACTTCTATGCTGTCGAACTTGACGACATGGGACAGAAGCAGATTTCGCTCTTGGGATACACCTATAAGGGCGACAACTGGAAGACTATCGACGTGCGTGGCGTGTGCCTGCCGCTGTCGGAGTTCGTAGACGGCATGCAGGGGCACGAGGATTATGTAAACTCCCTCTATGAGGCGAGCAAGGAGTACGAGCATGATGTTACCGCCGAGCAGTGCGTCGTGGCTATCAACCACTTCTTCGACGGCGAGCCTGCGGACTATCGCCTGCAATTTGAGGACGTGACTATTGACACGCCTGTTGGTAACTATGTGAACAGCTAAAACCATAAACTATGGCAAAATATTGTGTAACATGTACGCAGATCCACAATGGCTATCTGTATTTGGAAGCGGATAGCAAGGACGAGGCATGTGCTATTGCAAGTGAACGTCTGGACGAAGTGGAGTGGGAACTTGGAGAGCAGACGGCAGACTATGCCGAAGAAGTAAAGTAACTAAAACCAAAACGAAAATGAGAACAATCGCAAAAATGTTGATAGCCGCTATCGTGGCTATGTTTATGGCGCTGGTGCTGGTGGAGCATGGCGTCAGCACTAACGTAGTGGTGGCCGTGTATTTCTGCACGGGCATCTTGGGCGCAGCATTAGTGGGAGTGTTCGACGCGAAGCGCGACACCCGCTATCGCTCTATCGACAACAAACGCGCTAACTATAAGCGCGCAGCATAATCATCAACAAATTCAATTCAAAAAATTTACAACTATGGCAACAAAAGACATGGCAAACACCGCCAAGAAGAGTGTAAAGACTATCTTCAAGAAGATGTGGGAGAATACCCCGAAGGCTATCCGCTGCTCTACAGGCAGTGCAGTAATAGTTTCCATGGCAGCCGGCCTGCTGGCTGCGCCTGCTATGGACGAGTGCGGCAAGGCGGCTGTGCAGGACATGGCGCACGAGCTGAATTACACGTGGGATCCGTTCGACGGCATCCTGGCATAAACTATGGGAGGAGTGACTATGGCAAAAGTGATTATCATGGTGCATGACACCGACGAGTATTCGGAGAGGCTGGCTAACGAGTTCTATAACTTCGAGGGCGAGCTGGACGAGTTTGTGGAGCATGTGCGCACCCACTATCCGCAGGCATTGTGTGAGCCTGCTGAGGAGCAGGTGCAGGGCATGGTGGACGAGCAGAGCGACCGCTATATCCTGACTAACGAGCAGCACAATATGGGCGAGACGATGCGTATATACGAGAAGCAGATGTCGAAGACGTGGAAGGAGCGTATGTTCGGTCTGTTCGACGCTATCAACCGCAGCGGTGTGGACAATTCGCAGTGGGGCGTATGCGAGGATGTGGACGATACGCACTATGAGTTCGGCACCGTTGGCGTGCATCGGATGCCTGGCAAGTGGCTCTATGTGTACACCGACGAGGGCGGCGTGAACCCGCTGGGTCGTTGGTCGGAGCGTCTGTCTGAGCCTGACTATGAGATGGCGCTGAAGCGCGACGGCGCAGAGCCGCTGATAAACCAGTCTGTTGTGTTCTATAAGCTGGAGGACTAACTATGGCAAACGAAAGACAAGAGACTGTGCGTCTCTATTTCCCGAACATAGATCGCACGTTTGACTACACCTATCCGCGTGACTTGAACTGCAACCGCCTGCGCCCTGCCATGCAGGAGTTTTACGACAAGGAGGCCGACAAGCTCTTTGCGCTCTATGGCTATGCGCCTATGGATGTCTCTGTGCTTATCGACGGCATCGAGACGTGGAGTGTTAAGGCGTGCTATCAGGAGACACTGTGGCACTCATTCTTCCGTGAGGGCGGAGACTCATGGAGCGGTAGTTTCTCACGTTTTACAGACTCTCTTATGGGGTTCCGCTGGCGTGAGGACGAACGGGAGTGCAGGGAGAAGAATGTTGAACTAAAATCAGCTTAGACTATGGAAGCAAAACGTTTTATCTGGTATTCCCAAAGCGAGGAAGCGTGGGAAGAACTGGCAGAGGCATACCAGCGCATGACGCTGGATGAGTTCGTGGAGTATATCCGCGAGCACTATCCCCACCTTGTGCATGAGCCTGAGGCGGAGGAAGTGGTGGACGATGTGCAAGCGACAAGCGAGCACCACCTGCTGACGTGGAGCGACGGCATGGATGAGTTTGTGACCATCTATGAGCGTCCGAGTGTGTATGAGCAAATCCCGTTCTAAATATGAAACCGAGACGAAAGAATTTCCTATCGTGGAGCGAGGCATGGAGTATGCTTCTCTGCGGCGAGATTATTGCAGCCTACCGATTGAGTGCAGGTGCTGTGTCCTATCTACGCCATCAGGCATGGCGCATAGGGCGTACCCTGCAATCGAGTGGGGTAGGAGTGTATGAAACTTATTCACTGGCATGACTATGATGAGAACTATCCAAGAGGTCTATGACGACTACCTTGCATGGCAGCGTCAAGACGCAACGAGAGTAAATGTATCGTTCAGAGACTATCTGCGTGACGAAGTGTGTAACTAAAAAAATAAACGACTATGGCGAAGAGAATTTCTATCAACAAGGTGCGCCGCCAGATTGCGGTCGCCCTGCACGTGAGCAATAACGAGGCACAGCAGCTGGTGCCCATGTTTATCAGAAAAGCAGCGTGAGGTATGGCAAAGCAGACTTACATTATTCAGCACTGGTATGGTGCTGATACCTATCGCGAAGCCCTGTATCTGGAGGGCAAGCGCGACGAGAATGGCAATCGCATAGCCGAGCGCGACTTCAACCGCGTATCGGTGAAGCTGGTGAAGACGGCGCTGCGCTATCTGGCTGGGTGGCGCAAGCAGGCTAAGGAGCACGGGTGGACTACGCTGTTCGCTACGCTGACACGCGACGATGCCCGCTATCAGATTATCGCCACCCCTGACGGCTACAACGAGACCGAGGTGGTGGCCGAGGGATGGATGAAAGACTTAGACAAAGCAGCGTGAAACTATGGAGAAGAAAATGACAAAGCGAGAGAAACTGCGTGAGGCTTATCAGAGGCTAAAGGCAGGCTGGACGCTGAAGTACGGGACTGCATTATGCTTTATCGGCGTGTGCGACCGTTATGGTTCGCCGAGCTACGGCAAGGAGTATATCTACTGGGAGCACTACGGGCGGTCGGCTGTGACCGTGAGCATGAGGAACTTCAAGTGGCTGCTTGATGTCATCTTCAAGGTGGAGGACTATTCGGACTATATATTGGAGGACTGACTATGAGCGTATTTCCTGATACCACAAGACCTATGCAGCTGTGTGCCGCTATGGTTACTGATATGCCCGTCTATGAAGCGACTGGCATCGAAACGAAGAAAGCCGTCGTGAGGGAAACCGTGACCCAGTGCCTGCTTGACATGGCCGGCGAAATCTATATGGGCTGCTATTCTATCGGCAGCGAGTTCCGTATCAGCTACATGAAGCTGCTGGATTTGCAGACGAACCTCGTGCTGAAAGATGAAAACACTATCGGGCGTCTACGCAAGTATTTCAAGACGCTCGACCCCTGGTCGCTCGTGGCGTGGATTGATAAGCTATTGGACAATCACAAAGACGAGCGTGAGATTGAGTTTAAGTGGATGCTAAACTGAGTAAGAGTATGGCAAAGATTGAAGACAAGAACTTCTATATTGGAGTGACTCCCTATGAGCACGAGGGACAGACGTATGACGTGCTTAACGTGACGGCCGGCTACCGCAAGGGTAGGGGCTTCTATGCGAATATCCATGCAGGGTGGAAGACGGACTGGGGCGGCTACGGCTGCACGTTCGACTTCAGCGGCAATCCGCTGACGGACACTATCTGGGTGGATGTAAAGGACAGCCCGAAGAACTCGCAGAAGACCATCGACGTGATGGCGGCTGCTCTTCAGCAGGCAAAGGATGACATCGCCTATCTGTTCAACGAGCGTGACTGGGAGCATCTGAAACACCTGATGAAGTCGGTTGCGCTGTACGGCTATACGGCAAGCACCTGCGAGTTCATGAAGAACGTGAAGAACGAGGCTATGGTGAAGGCTCAGGTGCGGGCTGCAAGAGAGAGCGCCAACGAAAAACCGAGTGAGACTATGGGACAGAAGACGATGAAGCAGTTTAAGGACTTGAAAGCAAAACATCCCGATGCGCTGCTGCTGTTCCGCTGCGGCGACTTCTACGAGGCGTATTGTGAGGACGCGGTGGAGTGCGCGAAGATACTGGGCATTACGCTGACCACCCATAAGGACGGCTATCAGATGGCTATGTTCCCCCACCATGCACTCGACACCTATCTGCCCAAGCTCATCCGAGCTGGCAAGCGGGTCGCTATCTGCGACGAATTGGAGGACCCGAAACTAACGAAGAAGCTGGTGAAGCGTGGCATCACCGAACAGATTACTACCGCCACGGAAGAGTCAAACAATAAAAATCAAACAACTATGGCACAGAACAACATGAAGGCCGCCGACCTTATCGGCAAAGTGATTATCGTAGGCGACAACGTCGCAAGTATTACTATCAAGAGTGCAGAGGATGACACCCTGCAGGGTGAGTTCAAAAAGGGCGACGCTGCCGCTATCCCCATGCCTATCAAGCTGGCACAGTTGGAGAAGATGCTCTCCGACAAGGTGTGGAAACTGCAGGGCGATACCGCTGCCGAGACACCTGCCGACGAGGTCGAGGAGGTGGACGACATCAAGGTGGAGCCTGCCAAGACTACCGCTAAGACTATCGAGATGCCTAAGGCAAAGAAGAGCGGCAAGCCTAAGAAGCAGGAGCCGAAGGCCAAGGCTGACGGCAAGCTGACCTATTCGACCTACACCAACAAGAAGGGCAAGACGTGTGCCCGTATTCTGGGCTTTGGCGAGAACGACCCTGCCTACGTGAACGCTGCCGACTTGCACGGATCGGCTACCTATGAGCGCAACAAGGACGGAGGCAAGACTTTCTATCTCATCTTTGGTCCTCGCTATGCCGACGCTGCCAAGGAGGTGTGCGACGCGCTGAACGCAGGCAAGGCACTCAAGGACTGCCAGTCAATCATCGACAAGGCTACCGAGGAGCGTGCCCGGACGCGGGAAGAGTGGAAGCAGAAGCGCGAGGAGCGCAAGGCTGCCAAGGAGGACGAGCCCAAGGGCAAGACCTATACAGAGGCCGAGGTGGCTGACCTTATCAAGCGTGTGGTGGCAGGCGACAAGGAGGCTATGGAGATTGTCAATGCCATGAGCAAGGCGGCATAACTTTTCGACCACGGATTGCACGGATTTCACGAATGGGCGGGGTGACTCTATTGGGTCACTCCGCTCAAAATTTAACTCAAAAATATCCAGATTATGGAGACTATCAGAACAACGAGGCAAGCCAGCGACTCCCACTGGTTCGTCATCGAGGGCAAGGACTGCTTCCTGCCGTGGAACTGGGAGATTAAGGTGAACATGCAGACTATGCAGTATGTGGAGCCGGGCGACGACGAGTGGAAGACGTGCGACTGGCCTACGCTGAATGAAATGAACTTTAGCGGCCGTGACATCAAGGAGGGGTTTCCCTATCGTGAGTATGACATCGACCTGCCTAATGTGTGGGATCTGAAACCGGGGCGTGCCCGTAAGATTATGGAAGAGTTCAAGGCCAACGGATTTAATGTGACTATGGACGCCATCATGCACAACTATGCCGCATGGAAGGCTGACTTCAAGAGCGGCTATCGTGGCGAGGACTTCCACCTGTTTACGCCCTGCGGATGCAACGACCTGTCGTTCCGTGCTACCACGCTCGACCCGTCGTGCGATGACTGGCAGACAACCTATATGGGTTAAACGTGAAACTTGAAACTAAAACGAAGTGACTATGGCAAAGAAACAATTCACGATGAACGACAAGCAGAAGGAAAAGTATGCGGAGTTGTTCGCTACGGCGCTCGACACGATGGAGGGCGCGAACTATCAGAAGCCGTGGGTGGCACCGAGACACGGGTCGCCTTGCAACTACAAGTATAAGAAGCCCTATCGAGGGATGAACGACTTCTTCCTGACGCTGCTGTGCGCCGTGAAGGGGTGGGAGGTGCCTATGTTCCTGACGTTCGAGCAGCTGACGGAGATGGGGCTGAGCCTAAACCTGGCTATGGACGAGCAGGGTATGCCGAAGTTCAAGGACAACGGTATGCCGCAGTTCGAGAGCAGTTTCCCCGTGGTGAAGATGCTCCCGAAGATTTACGACAAGGACGGCAACCGCCTGACCGCTAAGGAGTATGACGCGCTGTCGCAGGAGGAGAAGGACGAGTGCCGCAAGTATTTCTCTATGCGTGCCTTTCCGGAGTTCAACCTATCGCAGACCGACTTCAGGGAGAAGTTCCCTGACAAGTGGGAAAATTTGACGAGAGTGCCAGAGCACGACTATGTACACGGCACAGTGGACGAGGTGTTGGAGCGTATGATCATGCAGGGCGAGTGGCGCTGCAAGATTGAGTTCAAGGGGCATGAGTGCTACTATTCGCCGACGCAGGACAAGATTTGTCTGCCAGAGCGCAGTCAGTTCCTGGGCGACGAGCGGTTCTATGCCACGGCGCTGCATGAGATGGCGCACTCTACCGCTCCCGACGTGAAGCGCGAGGTGAAGGGACACTTCGGCGACGAGGACTATGCCATGGAGGAGTTCGTGGCGGAGCTGTCGTCGGCCTGCGTCTGCTCGATGCTCGGCATCGGCAAGCTGCTGGATGAGAACCACATCGCCTATGTGCAGAACTGGCGGCAGGCGCTGAAGAGCGACAAGGAGTTTATCCCCAAGGTCATCGACCAGGTGCAGTCGGCCACGAACTATATCCTGCGGAAGTACGATGCTATCCGCAAGGCGATGGAGGGGCCTGTGGCCCTGCCTATGGCGGCGTGACCTTGCACTGGAATACGGATATCACTAACTTTAACGACAATGACTATGACAGTATTAGAACAACAGTTCATGGAGCGGGTGCCGAACCTGCTCCATGATATTTCGGAGTCGCTGCATGCTATTGCAGAGAGCAAGCCGGAGTATGTCTGGGTGTTTACCGGCGAGCAGGCGTGGGACGGCGAGTGTGCCGACATTATCGTCAAGGTATTCCCGACTGAGGATGCAGCCGTGAAGTATATGCACGACTTCCTGCTGGATGACGGCGGCGACGAGTCTATCCTCCAGTATGTGAAGCGCAAGGACTGGGAGGTGGAGCACGACGAGTCCATGCTCTACCGAGCCTGCAAGCAAGGCTACTATCCCACCGACCACATCGAGTTGACAATAACCAAATGCGAAATCGAAAAATAAACAATTATGGGAAAGAGATTACATGTAGCCAAGCACTACGAGGTGGAGTTTGGCAATACGGAGGCGTTCAACTACAGCCACGACAAGTTCTATGACCTGCTCGGTGCGCTGGGCGGTGAGCCTAACTATGTCTGCGGTGATGTGGACTGTCCGAGCGACATCTTCGAGTGCACCGTGGGGGACTATAACGACGCGGTGCAGAACCTCGAGGTGTATATCAGCGACCCGACGCTGCTCGACGAGAGCGACGACATCAAGGAGCACCTGAATGCTCTGAAGATGACGGCCGAGGAGGTGCTGAAGATTATGAAGAGCTATCAGCAGGAGGCCGACACCCGTGACGGATACCTGCATTTTATGAGTTACTAAATACGATACGAATATGCTGACAGACCCTAATCTTATCAAGATTGCCAACGACGAGGACCTGATGGACGATTTCTTCATCACCATCGGTGACGAGATGGCAAGCGACGAAGAGCCGTCGCGCAAGAAGTTCCGCAGGCTCATGGATGCCTACGAGAAAGACCCTCAGTTTGTAGACGATATCATGATGACGCTGTGCGGCTTTACTATCGAGTCGTTGGCGTCGAAGACTTTTGAATGACTAAAACGATTACGACTATGGAAGATAAACTATTGCAGATGTTCTTTGAGCCCGAGCGGTGGGAGTATGCTATCGCCAAGGGCGTTGGGAAGGATATCCCTAAGAACTGGCTGTACCAGCTCTGTAAGGAGGAGGTGCGCATCAAGATTTATAAGGCTATCAAGGCCGGAGAGTACGAGATTGCCCCGCCGCATATCGCCCTTATCCCGAAGGACACGCCGGGCGAGTATCGCGAGGTGTGTGTCAACGAGCCTGCCGACCGTGTGGTGCTGAGTATCGTGAATGACATGCTCTTCGAGCTGTTCCGCGACAAGGTGCATCCGAGGTGTATGTCGTACCTCAAGGGTGTCGGCTGCGGCAAGGTGGTGCAGGAGGCAAGTCAGGCTATCGTCGTGGCGAGTCGTGATGCTGACGGCCCTATCGGCTTCAAGGCCGATTTGAGCAAGTACTTTGACTCCGTGCCCGCGGAGTATATCGACCAGGCATTTGACATGGTCGAGGAGCGCTGCGGCAAGAGCGCGCTGGTGGATGTGCTCAGGAAGTACTACCACAGTGACTTGTATATCGACACCGACCATGTGGTCAAGGAGAAGTACCGCTCCCTGAAGCAGGGCTGCGCCGTGGCAAGCTGGCTGGCCGACGTGATACTCTATCATATCGACGAGCGGCTGTCGGGGATGAATGTCTATTACGTCAGGTATTGCGACGACATCCTGTGTATCGGTCCTGATGCCAAGCAGGCTATGGACGCGCTGAGTGAGGAGCTGGAGAAGATGCAGATGCACCTGAATCCGAAGAAAGTCGAGTGGCTGGATGACAAGCACTGGTTCAAGTTCCTCGGCTTCTCTATCAAGGGAGCGAGCTTGTCTATGAGCAGCAGCCGGCTGAAGAAGTTCCAGAAGGAGATAGAGACACGCACTATCAAGGCCAAGGTCAAAGGCAAGGACGGCAGGTATCATGGCATCTCATTTGCCAAGGCGCTGAACTCGGTGAACCGCTATCTCTATCATGGTGACGGACAGGGTCACTCGTGGGCTACGGGCATCCTCGGTGTCGTCAATGTCAGAGAGGACATCGACACGATGAACTCGTTTGTCATGGATGCCCTGCGTGCCGTCGAGACCGGCAAGCGGAAAATCGGAGGCTTGGGCTATGACAAGCAGGGCAAGGTAGGATGTATCGTCAGAGGCAGGGGACGCAACGTCTCGGCTAACCGCCGCAAGACGGGCGACGATATCTCTGGCTATATCTCGCTGGGGTGTATGCAGAATGCGATAAGAACGAGCCGTGCGGCGTATGACACGCTGGTGCGCTCGCTGTCGATTATCCAGCCCACCCACCCCAAGGCCACCCCCGACCCCTCCGAGGGAGGGGAGCAGACATCTATCGAGATGCTTGAAGCCGCTTACGCTGCTTACAAGCACTCCGTGCCGAGCGAGAAGACGATGAACCGGACGCATCGGTTCTATGCCCTGCCGGAAAGCGAGCTGTCAGATGACGACATGCTCTATGGCATCAGCCGTGAGCAGGCCGAGCGAGAGCTACTGAAAGCCTTGCAGGGTTTCACGATGCCTGAAGGTAGCGGTTGGTTCTGGCAGAGCGAGAACGACACCGACCTCGTGGTGCTGCGGTCGTGGACTGAGCCGCTGACTGAGGCAGCGTGATACTATTGGCGGCGCACACCGCCCCGCCTGCTTATGGCGACAACGTGTTTAGTTGAGCTGGGTTGAACCAGAGCGGGCGCCTGGATCCGTCCAGGTTGTCACCGTGGATGGATCCTGGCGCCTGTTCTGGCGCCACAGCTCAATCATCGACAACCTATAGCCATGTGCTTCTGTCGCAAGGAGCAGGCATTTTCAGGGCGCACACCCTGACTATCTATCGCAGTAAGACACGCTTTTTTATCAAGCATTTATATCAGCAGAGCATATCCATGTGCCATGTTAATGGCGATAGACAAACAATAACTTTTTTATAAACCCTTTAATTCATACAATTATGACAACAAAGAAAGCAACTACAGTGACTGACAAGAAGAGTGCTACCACCAAGAAGAGCACTACAGTGACCAACAATCCTACCCGCGTGGTATGCCCGGAGTGCGGCGCGGAGTTCGATATCCTGGCAGAGCATGAGCACACGGCCAAGAACGTGACGGTGCTGGGTGCTGACTCCGGACTGGGCACCGTCTATCTGCCCGTGTCGAAGCGTGCCGAGGCGCTGAACAAGGCAGGCATCGGTACGAAGAAGTACTTCTCGATGACTGCCCTCGACGGCAGCGAGTGCCTGATGACCTATGACGAGGACGGACGCCCCGTGCAGGTGAACGAGGACGATCCTGTCATCCGTCAGATTATCGGCGGTGGCACCGTACCAAATAAGAACCTGTTCCGCCGCTGGGTGATGTCGCAGGTATTCCGCGGCCTGTCTGAGCGTGACTACCACGGCCGTCTCATCGGCTTCACCGAGTGGATGGAGCGTCACGGCTACGAGTATCAGTGGAAGATGCTCATCGACGAGCTGCATGCCCAGGCGAAGATGTACGGCAAGGACATGGAGAACTTCGAGGCGCGCAGCCGCTGGTTCAACAAGGAGGTCTGCGTGGCCATGGCCGAGGACTTCATCAAGCAGCTGCGCGAGGTGGCGCTGAAGCAGGACATCCGCCACTGCAAGGGTGCGCCCTATATCCGCGTGAATGGCTTCGGCAAGGGCGTGTTCGTCGAGGATATCGACAAGAAGCTCATCCAGCCGCTGCGTATTGCACTCACCGGCATCAGGCACGCGAAGACACCCGTGCAGTTGGAGACGGCTGTGCGTGTGTTCTGGAAGCAGGCCTATGGCAAGGAGTGGATGTGTAAGTACAAGCAGTGCGCCCGCTGGAAGGATGCCTACAAGGGTGCCGGTGCCTACTTCACCATGCAGAACCTGCTGCGCTTCCACGGTGCGAAGTTCCCCAAGGACAACGACTTCTATGAGCGCGGCAAGAGCTCTCTGGAGATGCTTGACGCTGCCGCCGAGCTGTACTGGGACGAGGGCTGGCGCCTGTTCGGCCTGATGAAGCAGATGATTGAGGAGAACCATATCGACATCGAGAAGAAGCGTCAGGAGTGGCGCGAGGCGAAGGAGGCTGCGTGCGACAAGCGCCGTAACCGCTAAGGCATGAGAGGCTGCGCATACAGCATGGCTTCCGCAGGGCGGCAGAGATTTAATAACAGATCACTCTATCGGAGATGGACCCTGAACCTATGGTGTCAGGGTCCGATCTCCTTCGTGATCTGTCATCATCGAAGTATTATAGCCCTATGCCAGGCCGCAAGGCGGAAGTCACTTAGTCAGTGTGGACTATGAGCCACCGGGACGTGCGACGATTTAGGCTAACCTGCAACAATTGACGGGAAGTGCCTCAGAATACAGGTGCATCACCTGTACTCTGAAGGCGCATCACCGTCCCCAGCCGGTTAGCAACATCGGAGAGATACAGCGACACACCAAGCACGGGGAGGTGGAAAGAGCGGCGTGCGCCGCTATGGTCAGTGAGACGTGCCATGTTTAGCGAGCTGGATGTTATGAAGTCCAGCTCTATCTGATGCCCGCGAACTATCTCCGCGGGCATCTGATGAGCTGTACTGACATCCAGCTTGTCATCGAACATCTAAAGCCAACGCACCGGGCACGGAGCACTTTCTACGGCAGAGCATACTGCCCCTATCCTGCAAGGCGGATGATATTTAATCAACAGTGTTCAACGTAAGGCAGGCACGCCGTCGCAAGCCTTACCATGCCAGCGACGGCGTGCCTGCCTTCGCTCACACTGTTTGACATCGGAGAGATAAAGCACTATGCCGTATCCGCAGAGCAGGACGAACGACCACAGCGCAGTGGTATGATGGCTGCAAGGCATTCATATTTATCCAACAGGTAAAGTAGACCTGGATTCCGACTGGGATATTCCCAGTCTTCATCCAGGTTCTTAACCTGTTGATATCGACCTGATAAAGCCATGCGTCAGGAATGATGAGCAGCGGCAGCGCATACTGCCACGATGAGATTGTGGAGCGGAGTTGTTTAGTACTCGAGCTTTCGGATAAGCCCTGCTTGAGAGTCTTGCCATCGAGACCTTCGATGGCAGACTCCAAGCCTGGGCTTCCCAGCTCGTGTATCATCAAGCTATTAAAGCACTATGCCGGTCCGCGAGGCAGTCAATTAACGAAAACGAAAAATCAAAACGATTATGGGATTTGAAGGAAACTGCGTCGTGATTAAGTTCCACGACGGAGAGAAGTATGCTGCACAGATATGTGGCGGCAAGAAGCAAGAGTGTCTGGAAAAGGCAGCGTACTACAGAGGGCTTTATTTCGACGTAAAGGAAGTCAAGTTCGGCGTCTATCCCCAGTGGATGGTCGATGCCTACGTGGACGAGGAGCGCAAGGGCGGTCCCTCGCTGTATGAACTGTTAAAACAAAACGGCAACTGAGTTATGAAAAGAATACCTGCGCCGTTCGACGGCAAGAACCTGATTGACGACAGCCTGCGTGACGAGGTGTTCCAGGGCTGCTATGAGTGCGCCGACATGAAAGGCCGCAAGAGCCACATGACGGGGCCTGTGAAAGTGGACTGCGACAACCTCTATCTGGACTGCATCGTCGATGCACAGTGGAGCGAGTCGAGCAACACCATCCGTATCGAGCTGAAGGCCTGTCCGGCTGTGACGGACTTCTTCTCTATGCGTGACGACTTCTTCCGCTACTATGAGGGCATCTTCCGTGACTGGGAGACGGGACTGAAGGACAACTGCATCGAGCCCGACTCTGCCGAGGTGGAGTTCAAGCGTGAGGGCAACGTGCTATATGTGGGTTTCTGGTGGATTTGTGAATGAACTTAAACGAAAAGAGACTATGAAGTACAAAGTGTTTATGGATATCACGGTGTCGAAGATACTATACGGCATCGAGGCTGAGACGGACGAGCAGGCACAGGCCATCGCCCTGGAGAAGGTGAAGAACGAGCCCTTCTACTATGCGGCTCATGCCGACGGCTTCGTGAAGGCCGAGGTGGAGGACTTCGACGAGGACGATGAGCCGGAGGAGGATGGCTTCCCTGAGCTCACCGAGGCTCTGAACTATGTGAGGGAGCAGCTTGGCGCAAGCATCGTGGCAGTGATTAAGGCACAGGTTAATGTGTGCTACGAGCAGCGCCGGCCTTTGGAGACGGACTATGACGACGAGGTGCATGACCTGCTGGAAGAGTGGGGCGAGGAGCACGGCCACCTCTCCGAGGAGTGGTGGAGCGAGAGCGTCGTGTTCCAGGATATCATTGCGAAAATTTGAACAATCACGAATTATTAACCCATTAAAAAAACAACGAGATTATGAAGAGATTTATTTGGATGACGGCAGCCGTGGTAATGCTGCTGACGAGTTGTGGCGTTGACCAGAGAAAGTACGACGCCCAGGTGAGAATGACGGACAGCCTGACGGCTGTGTGTAAGAAACTGTCGGCTGACTATGCCGACCTGCAGAAGGAGCTGGACGGCTACCGCTACGCACCGGGCAAGCTGCTGGCCGCTATCCGTGAGAACTATGCGGCGAAGGAGTACGACGCGCTGAAGACGAACCTCGCCATGATGAAGAAGTACCACCCCGACGCTGCGGAGTACGTCACGGCCAACGGCATCTGCCAGCAGGCCGTGAAGGATCAGGAGGCGGCGCGAAAGAAGGCCGAGGCGGAAGCTGCCAGGCGAGAGGCGGAGAGGCGTGCGAAGATGAAGCCTATCGAGCGTATCATGGAGAAGCTCGGGTGTGACGAGGAGACGGCCACGATTATCCACAAGGGCCAGGTGTGCCTCGGCATGACCGCCGAGCAGTGCCGCGCGGCTTGGGGCAGGCCGCGCGACATCAACCGCAGCACAGGAAGATACGGCGAGCATGAGCAGTGGTGCTACGGCGGACACAACTACCTGTATTTCGAGAATGGCATTCTCACGTCGATACAGAACTGAACCCTATCGCCCTGCACGGCCACAAGAGCCTACCCTTTGATGGGATGCGGGGCACTATACATTTGTGTTTTCATAATTGTAGGGCCAGCCGGGTGCTCCGGCGGCCCATTGATGATTTTGAGTGGAAGCCCGGCCTGCTGTGAAGCCCGCCGGTCTTTTTGAACGACAGTAATTAACCCCCAAACATATACGTGTATGAAAAAGACGACAAAAAACGTGTCGGCACGGATTCAGTTCACTGCCGACAAGATGCTTCAGAAGATGAAGAAGTGTCTGGAAAAGAAAGACCCTAACGTGTTCAAGGTTTTTCCGGCTATTGAGATGGAGACGGGTATCATGGTGGCTACTACCGGCCATGTGCTGGCGGCCCACAAGCTGAAGGACTATCACTTTGACCCGAGCGACGGCGCTGTGCTGGGCGACATGATGATGCTGCCCAAGGAGGTGCTGCAGATGAAGGGCAGGGTAGAGGTGACGGTGGCCATCGACGGCTACGAGACGGTGACCACGGCTACCGACGAGAAGGGCGAGACGGCTGAGCTGCGGCAGACGAGCCGCTATCCTCGTTGGCGTTCGGTCATTCCCCAGACTACTGGCTGGCCTATTGACGTGGACTGGAAGGCGTGGGACGCTGCGCTGAAGGAAATCGTGGCAAAGCAGGACAGCAGCATCTATCCCGTCAGGCTCTATGGAGAGCAGGGCAGCAAGACGCTGGCTTTCTGCTGGGAGAACTACGACATGGACGAGCGCGGACAGAAGGATGTCGGCGTCGGCGAGATGCCCTACAAGATGTGGGTATCGCTGAACGGCAAGTATCTGCGCGACCTGCTGGCTATGCAGCCTACGGAGATGCGCTTCGTGGACAGCAGCCGTGCGGTGCTGTTCGTCGGCGAGGACACGCTGCTGCTGATAATGCCTCTATTGGATGCCGACGTCACTACATGTACGGTTGACAAGCGCTACTACAGCACGTTCGACCTGGAGAAGTGGGTCGGTGCGGATCTGGGAACGGTGGTGGTTGACAATAGGGCCGACGTAAAACCTGAAACCAAGGCAGAGCCTACTCTTGCGGAGAGGTTAAGGGCCGCGCTGCTGAAACAATTCAGGCAGGCGGCCTGAGTCATCGGGTCGCTTCGCTCAAAATTAACAGAAAATTATTCAAAAAAATCATTCAGAATTATGGAGTACATTGTATCACACAGAGCAAACTATGAGCCGGACGGTCACCATAACTATCCCGACAAGTGCTTTGACAACCTGGAGGAAGCGCAGGCGTATTACAACAAGCAGCGCGACAAGTACCGCAAGAAGGCTGACGAGTGCATCAAGGAATATCCTGGCCTGTATGCTGAGCAGCACATGCGGGATGACCTCTTCATGGACTATCCCGAAGACACGCTCGAAAAGTGGGAGTACTTCGGCGACATCGCCGGATTCATCTTCCACGAGAACTATACGTATCACCACTTTGAACTGAGCTACGAGGCGTAAACGGATTATAAACATCAAAACATCAGCGATTATGGCACTATTGACAAACAGAAAATGGGAAGTGGAGGGTACATGGTACGCTCCCGAGAGGTTCCTTGCCAACGATGTGAACGGCGTGGTGAGGGCTGAGTTGTGGAACACTACCAGCAGTGCTGGCGACTGGGACGGCTATCTCGTGCAGAAGCATGGGAAGCGGTGGTATCTGATTATCTTCTGGCAGGAGAATGTTGCATGGACGCCATACTTCCGGGTAGGCACCGCCGACAAGCCATTTGCCTCCTGCGACCACGAACCTACGAAACAGGAGTGCGACGAGTTGCGCAACCAGTTGGAGCGGATGTGGTATGGCATGGCAGCGTGAAACTTGAAACATAAAACATGAAACTTTGAAGCAACATGAAAGGATATTTCGATAATTGCATGACTACGGAGCAGCTGGAGCAGGAGCACAAGCGGCTCGTGATTCAGTTGCACCCGGACAGGAACCCCAACGACCCGGAGGCTACCGCCAAGTTCCAGGAGATGCAGGCGCAGTATGAGGAGCGCAAGGCAGAGCTGGCTGGCGACTATACCAAGGCCCGCAAGGGTAGGGAGCGTAGGGAGCGTGAGGCCAGGGAACGGGCGGAGCGTGAGCGCAAGGAGCGTGAGCGCCGCAAGGTGGAGCAGGCTATCGAGCAGGCGAGGAAGAACAAGCAGAAGAGCCACCTGGAATGGAAGGCTGGCGAGTATGTCTATGCCTGGAAGTTGAAGGGCACCTACTGCGACAAGAAAGCTGATGGTGTTCTGGAGGCCGTGCTAAAGGATGGCGTGAACGACGAGATGGTGGTGGTGATGATTGAGAAGGTGTTCACTATGACCGATGAAGAGTTCTTCGGAACGTTCTTCTATGAATGGCTGGCCGGCGACATCTACGGCGGCTGGGATGTTTTGCAGAAACCCGACCCCTTCAATGGCATCCACAAGGAAAGGCGTTTAGCCAAGGTGGTGATGTTCCGCTCAGAGCACTACTGTATGTTCGGCAACCCCAAGGGTGACCAGAGCATTGGCGAGTATTATATGCCTTCGATGTACGGCACGATGTTCCACTCACAGCTCGACACGCTGATTGCCGAGATTGCATGGAAGCGCCAGGAGCAGCTGCGCATCGAGGCGGAGCGCAAGGCGAAGCTGCTGGCCGAGCAGAAGCCGCTGATTGAGGAGTGGAGCGAGAAGCTGATTGCTATCAGTGCCGGACTATCGGACAGGGAGAAGCAGGAGGTGGCCGTCGCCAACCTGAAGACGATGCTCAAGGCGAAGTTCCCCGGCACGACGTTCAAGTTCAAGACCGACAAGTACGCCCTCGGAAACGTCCACCTGGAATGGGAGGATGGCCCTGTGACGGAGGATGTCGACAAGGTTATCGGGCTGTTCGAGCCGTGGCTGAAGTTCGGCAACGAGCCTACTCCATGGCAGGAGCGTTACGGAAGGGCGGTCGTGTCTGAAACAAACCGCAAGATGTCGGTGCTCACAAAGGCGAAGATCCTGCAGCAGCTTGGCAGCGTGACCGAGGCGTTCAGCACGTCGGCCATCAACGACGAGGTGACGGTGACGGACTTCGACTGGATGATGCTGCACCTGCTGGTGGGTATCGAGATTGGCAAAGGCCAGCGGGAGTGTATGAGCACGATGCACGCCGACGGCTTACGGAGTGTGAGCGTCATGGCGGCGGTGCGGTTTGTGTTCCAGCACAGCAGCTATGCTAAGGCAACGAAAACGAAAACGAAGAAGGCGGCGTGAGGATACGAACACGAACTACCACGAATTATTCGCAAATAAAAAAAGAGGGCGAACGTCAGTTATTCGCTCCCTGAGAGACGGGCTTATTCCCGTCGTTCAAACCCTGCATTACAATGGTTGAGATTGTATTTGCCAGGATTTGGAGATTCACTTTCATCCGTCTTCGGGTGAAAATTCTCTAAAGTCCGAAAGATGGCTGTGCCGATAGGTATCGGCCATCTTCTGGGTGCAAAGGTACGAACAATTTTTGAAACGACCAAATAAAATCGAGACAATTATGAAAATTGAAAGCTATGCAATGAGCAACAACGAGGTGCTGAGAGCGCTGCGTATGTTTAATGACGACAACTGGGATGACGGCAAGTACCACCTGAAGAGCGTCGAGAGTATTGCCGAGGACGGAGAGAATCTTGCGGGCTATGTTGCGAGTCATCACCACTCTGAGATACCTCCCGCTGACATCGACGGCATGGAGGAGTTCTTCTGGAAGTTCGACAACGAATGGATTGTGTATGTGCTGACGTGCGACAACGAGGTCTGCGGACTCATCGCCTTCGGTGAATGGGATTAACAACTAAAACGAGATACGACTATGAGCAAGTTACAGAGACTGCGCGATAATCTCGCGGCGATAGAGCATGCGCTGAACGGGGGGAACGACCGGGATGTGCTGGCGAAGTACAGCGGCTTCGGCGGGATGAACTTCCTGCTGAATACTGGCGACAAGTCCACATGGAGCAAGAGTGACCAGGTCTATTACGAGGACACGGTACGTCTTCGCCAGATGCTGGTGAAGGCAGCAGGCAACGGAAACAAGTATGATGCCTGGTGGCAGAGCCTGAAGAGCAGCGTACTGACGGCGTACTATACGCCGAAGGAGATGGTGACAGCTATCTTTAGTAGCATATATGGGTTTCAGCATTCGTTTTATGAAAAACGTGTTCGCCTGAAGTCTATGCTGGATCCTGCTGCCGGTAACGGTATCTTTATGAGAGGCGGTTTGTTCGCTTCTATTGTTGACGGTAACGAGATGCAGGTGACGGCCTACGAGAAAGACCTGCTGCAGGGGCTGATACTCGACAGACAGTTTAACGACGGGAAAACCGTCGTTCACACGAAGGGTTTCGAGACTATCCCTAACTCGGAGCTGGGGCTGTTTGACCTGGTGGCTACGAATGTGCCGTTCGGGGATATCAGGGTGTTCGACGCTGCGTACTCGAACTCGAAGGAGGCGGTGCGTCGGGAGGCGGTGCGGTATATCCACCGCTACTATGTGCTGAAGGGGCTTGACTGTCTGAGGGATGGCGGCATCGAGGCGTATATCATCACCTCGAACTACCTGAACCGCGACGGGGAGCAGTTGGCCGAGGCACTGAAGCAGGCACGGCTGATTGGTGCCTACCGTCTGGCGAACAACCTGTTTAAGGAAGCCGGTACCGAGGTTGGTACTGACCTGCTGGTGCTGCAGAAGGACTCGCACAAGCAGGGTATCACCGCCGATGAGAGTATGCTGCTGACGCAGTATGAGGACGAGGGGTGTCCGACGAACCTGTACTTCCAGTGCTATCAGGACCATGTGATTGCGACTTCGACGGAGAGAGACACGGATGCTTACGGCAAGCCTGGGTTCGTCTATATGCACCGTGACGGGGTGAGCGGCATCAGCAAGCAGATGGGCGATGTACTGGCGAAGGATATGGCGGAGAAGTTTGACAAGGGGCTGTTTGAGAGTAATCAGAACACTCGGAATACTCAGAGTAATCAGAGTTCTCAGCAGGAGCCGAAGATGACGGAGCGTGAAGAGAAGATGCTGGCAATGCACAAGGTTTATACGGAGTTGTATGAATACGAGGCTACCAAGCAGGAAGAGAATACGGAGCTGCGCAAGGAGTTGAACAGGCTCTATGACGAGTTTCAACTTGACTTTGGCTGCCTGAATAACTGCCATAACAAGCCAGCTGCAAAGAAGCTGAAGATTGAGGATATATTATCGTTAGAATATCGAGACGAGAAAGGTGTGGCGCACAAGGCCGACATCTTCCAGAAGCCGGTGGCGTTCTCGACGGAGGAGCTGCACGAGGCGAAGACGGCACAGGATGCGCTGGCGCAGAGCCTGAATGACTACGGCAAGCCGGACATGGGGTATATGACGGCTATGACGGGGCTGACCGAGGACGAGATACTCAGGGAGCTGGACGGCGAGGTGTTCTATAACCCGCTGAACGGTGAGTTTGAGATCAAGGCGAAGTTTATTGCCGGGGATGTGATTGGGAAATTAGAGGAAATTAAGGGGAAATTTCCCAAGGTGGCAATGTATCTCGACGCTGAAGCGCCGAGCACTGAACGAAAACTGCCGTCGCTTGTTGTTCCCGAGGAGATTCGGATATTGCAGTCGATGAGAGCGCTGCAGGATGCTATCCCGGCACCGATTCCGTTTGCCGACCTGGACTTCAATCTGGGTGAGCGATGGATGAACCCGCAGGTGTATGCCGACTTTGGCTCGGAGTTCTTCTCGATGCCGGAAGGCTCTGAAGAAGAGAGCTACGCATGGAGAAGCAGCGTGACGATGAAGGTGAAGTACGACGCACTGCTGGACCAGTTTGCCGTATCGTGCAGCTGCCGCAATGAGAAGATATGGAGCCAGTACTCGGTATCGAGTGAGGCCACGAAGTCGATAGACGGCGTGGGGCTGTTCATCCATGCCCTGCAGAATACCTGTCCGAAGATGATGAAGTATCAGCGCGACAGCCAAGGCCGCTGTATGTATAACGACAAGGGTGAGCACCTGAAGGAGGAGGACCCCGAGAAGACGCAGTTAGCGAATGCCAAGATTGAGGAAATCCGTCAGGGCTTCCAGGACTGGCTCATCCGTCAGCCCAAGGAGTGGAAGGATGAGACGGCGCGTATCTATAACCGCAAGTTCAACTGCTTCGTGAAGCCGAAGTACGACGGCAGTCATCAGAAGTTCCCCGGCCTGAGCCGTGAGAACCTGGCGAAGAACATCAAGGGTTTCAAGGACCTCTATCAGAGTCAGAAGGACTGCATCTGGATGCTGGTACAGAACGGCGGCGGCATCTGTGACCACGAGGTGGGCGGCGGCAAAACACTGATCATGTGTATCGCCGCTGCGGAGATGAAGCGCCTGGGCTTCTGCCACAAGCCGATGATTATCGGTCTGAAGGCGAACGTCAAGGAGATTGCCGACACCTACCGCATGGCTTACCCCCAGGCGAAGGTGCTCTATGCCTCGGAGAAGGACTACTCGGGCAGCGAGGCCCGTGCTGACTTCCTGAACCGTGCGAAGAACAACAACTGGGACGTGGTGATTATGAGTCACGACTCGTTCGGGCGTATCCCTCAGAGCGACGACATCATGGAGGAGGTGCTGGCCGACGAGTTAAAGCAGATTGAGGATTCGCTGCAGGCACTGAACGGTCTGCACGACTATAGCATCAGCAGTCAGATGCGCAAGGGTCTGGAGCGCCGCAAGCGCAACAAGGAGGCCGAGATACTGAAGCTGCAGGATGCTATCAAGAGGCGTGCCGACGACGTGGTGGACTTCCGTATGATGGGCATCGACCATATCTTCGTCGATGAGAGCCACCAATTCAAGAACCTCGGTTTTTCTACTCGTCACGACCGTGTGGCAGGCCTTGGCAACTCGGACGGCTCGAAGCGAGCCTTCAATCTGCTGATGGCTATCCGCACCATCCAGAAGCGGACGGGCCGCGACCTCGGAGCGACGTTCCTCAGTGGTACCACGGTGACGAACTCGCTGACCGAGCTCTATTCTCTGTTCCGCTATCTGCGTCCGCAGGCTCTGGCCAAGCAGGGCATCACCTGTTTCGACGCATGGGCTGCCATCTTCACCAAGAAGAGCGCGGAGTTTGAGTTTGGACTGACCAACCAGATCGTGCTGAAGGAGCGCTTCCGCTACTTTATCAAGGTGCCTGAGCTGGCCATGTTCTACAACGAGATAACGGACTTCCGCACCGCCGAGGACGTAGGCATCGACCGTCCGAAGAAGCACGCCAGACTGCTGAACATCAAGCCGACGCCCGACCAGGAGGCCTTTATCGAGACGCTGATGAAGTTTGCTAAGACCGGCGACTTCTCCCTGATTGGCAAGTACCACGTCACCGACGCCCAGCAGCGAGCCAAGATGCTCTATGCAACGGACATGGCCCGTAAGATGTCGCTCGACATGAGGATGATTGACGAGAGTTACGGCGACCATCCCCGGACGAAGGCATCGAAGTGCGCCTGGCTGGTGAACGAGTACTACCGCAAGTTCGACGCCCAGAAGGGTACGCAGATGATATTCTCCGACCTCTCGACGTATCAGGGTGCCGGCAAAGGGTGGAACGTCTATGAGGAGATTAAGCGGAAGCTGGTCGAGGAGTACGGCATCCCATCGAAGGAGATACGCTTCATACAGGAATGTAAATGTGACTCGAAGAAGCAGCAGCTTATCAAGGAGGTCAACGAGGGTAAGGTGCGCGTGCTGTTCGGTTCTACGTCGATGCTCGGAACGGGTGTCAATGCCCAGCAGCGTGTCGTCGCCGTGCATCACTTAGACACACCGTGGCGACCCTCCGACCTGGAGCAGCGCGACGGCCGCGCCATCCGAAAGGGTAACGAGGTGGCCAAGCAGTTCAACGACAATCAGGTGGAGATTATAATCTATGCCGTGGAGCGGTCGCTGGACTCGTATAAGTTCAACCTCCTGCACTGTAAGCAGACGTTCATCAACCAGCTGAAGCGCGGTCAGCTCTCGATACGTACCCTTGACGAGGGAGCGTTTGACGAGAAGACCGGCATGAACTTCTCCGAGTACATGGCTATCCTGAGCGGTAATACCGACCTGCTGACCCGTGCCAAGCTGGAGAAGCAGATAGCCGCACTGGAGGCCGAGCGCAAGTCGTTCCTGCGCGACAAGAACGAGCAGGAACAGAAGCAGCACCGCCTGCAGCAGGACAACGAGACACTACAGCGCAACATCCAGAGCGCGACGGAGGATGCCGTTACTTTCGGCATGAAGAAGTTTGAGAGGGACGGTGCGATTGTCAACTCTATCACCATCAACGGTGTTAGTGTGCCCGACGGTTTTGCCGTCGGGAGTGACGACTGGAACGCCGAGATAGGCCGCGCCCTATTGAAGATAGCCGACACCGCCCGCACCGACGGCAAGCACGTCGAGGTAGGCACCGTCTATGGCTTCCCCCTGCTGGTGAAGACCACGACCTATACGAACTACATCGACGGCAAGCCCCACGAGACCTTTGACAACCAGTTCTACGTCTCCGGCAGCCGACTGATGTACATCGTCAACAAGACCGGTCATCTCAACCGCACCTCTGCCGCCATCTCCGCGACGCTGCCCCTGCAGACCCTGCAGCGCATCGCCGACATTGCCCACGGCTGGCAGGAAATCTACGACGAGAACGAGAGCCGTATCCAGCAGCTCTCGACTATCATCAAGCAGTCATGGACGAAGGAAGAGCAACTGGCTAAGCTCCGCAAGGACCTCTCCGCCCTGGACCTGAAGATCAACCAGGAGCTCCACAAGAGCGAGAAGGGGGAGTACAAGAAGGCAGCGTAACAGTGTGCCCGGCGGTTCTGCCGCCGGGTGCCTTCCTTGACTACAAATATGTAACTTTTACGGCAAAAAAGTTTGCAGATATGGAAACTATTTACTAATTTTGCAGCCGTGGACAGATATGACTAATCGAAGAGAAAAGAACAAACCCCGGAACACGCTGAATAAACATCTGGAGCCGAGGGTGAAGGAAAAGAACGAAGGCCTGATACAGCTTGGCAAGTTCTTCTATTCGCTTTCAGGCCTGACTTATGCTGGTGTTGTCCTGAATTACATCATCCACTTCGACAAGAACAAGATGGTGATTCTCTATATTGGGGCGCTTGTCATGGCAGTACTTGCCATCACGGCGTGGATATTGGTCAAACGTGGAAACATTAAAAAATAAGAGTTATGGAACTTGTATATTTCTTTCTGGCGGTCGGCGCAGTGGCCGCAGTGATTGGAGTGGTAAACTACATTGGCTATTTGCACGACAAGGCTGAAGCGGCAAAATGAAGCAGACAGGCAACCCTGACGTACACAGTTTTGACAAGATCCTGGATGCTAAGTACGGCGCACCCGGAACTCCTGGGCGTGAGCAGTTCCGCCGCGAGGCCTATGCCTATTGTGTGAGCACCTTTATCCACGATGCCCGCAAGGAGGATGGTATCACCCAGCAGGAGTTGGCCGAGAGGGTAGGTGTCAGGAAATCGTACATCTCCCGTATTGAGAACGGACGTGTGGAGCCTTCCGCTGGTCTGTTCATGAGGATTATCGGTGCCCTCGGGCTGTCCATTGTGCGGCCAGCAATTTGAGTATCCTCTAAGTTTTTTTATCACTACTGCATCCCTTGCTATTATGGCAGGGGATGCTTATTTTATACCCTCAGACAATCCAACCGAGGATCGGACTTTTACCCCGTATTATTAACCCCAAAACAAAACGATTATGAGTAAGACAAAGAACATGGTCATCGACGACCAGAACAAACAAAAGACCATTCAGTATCTCACCGACCTGATGGGTGTGATACAGAACGCCTACTACAAGCGCGGCCTGTTTATGCCGCTGGAGTACGACAGCAACTCCAAGGTACGAGGCGGCCTGCGAGTGCATGAGGGCAGCGAAGGCGGCATCAGCATCGACCTCTATCACTTCGAGGGCGACGGCAAGCCCGTATGCGACGGCCTGAAGCCCTGCACCATCACCTATGACGACGGCTCGCACGACATCGGACATCTGTTCTGTATGCACTACGACCCCGACGACGTGACACCGCTCGTGTTCCTGTTCTCGCATGACGAATACGGCGACGGCGGCGACATCGATGTGGAGCCCGAAAGCGTCCCCGCAGACGTATTGCACAATATTGTCTGCTGGATAGAAGAAGTGTTCGCCGACAACCAATACGAAAGCTATATCATCTCCCACGAGAAGGGTGAGTATAGCTATCGCCTATACCGTCATGCCTTCGCCTCGTACAGCAAGGCACAGACGGCTACCCTGTATGGCGTGACCGAGCAGGGTGAAAAGACAGTCATAATGAGTAAATAACGAAAACAAGTAACGACTATGGCAAAGACAAACGACGTGACCAGCTTCTTCTACTACATGTGGAACCGCTGGAGTGAGGAGGAGTGCAAGGAAGTGTTCAAGGATGACTTCCCACCGCACTTCTGGAACAAGTGGTGCGAGGCCTACGACACGATGCACGGCCCCCGTGGTGCCGCCGAATACTTCTACATGATGCTCTCGGACACGAACCGCGACAAGCTCGTAAAGCGTGCCCTGGAGTGCTACGACGGAATGACCGAGAAACAGTAATCGTAGCGACAATGCAATTTGGAATAAACTGGAACGATGGTTATGAGGTCTGTGTACTCATGGCTGACGAGAGGGGATTGCACAAGTGGTTCCCTCTTCGTAACTTTGGAGATCGCGAAGGTGACGCTAAGGCTTTCAAGTACTTAGACTGCCCAGATCTGACAGACGCACAAATGCGTATGCTTATTAAGCATTTTGACAGGAACGTGAAATACAAGAGAATTAATGGTAGACATTTTGTAAAACAAAAACAATAAACCCTTTGAAACGAAAAACGACATGTTGACAAACTGGATCCTTTTATTCCTCCTGCTCGCCAACGTATGGAAGTGGGCAAACTCTTAAACGCGAACAACAGACAGTGCCCGGAGGTTTCCCCGTCGGGTTTTTATTAACCCCAAAACAAGCCGCAGGCAAAGAGTGAACTCGCAGGCTGGAGCCGTTCCGCCGACGAAGCCGAGGACGATGCCTTTGTGGCAAAGCAATTCACGAACTTATAAACACTTTACAACTATGGCATACTGGAAAGAAAACATCAACGTCGAGGTGCTGCTGCCATTCGACACGCCCAACTGCACCACATCGTGGTACTGGGTGACAATACCCATCGACAGCGACATGGTGTATCACTATCACGGCGTATGGATGTGCAACGTCGGCGACTACGCCACTAACGCTCCCGTCCGCATCAACCTCTGTGGCAAAGCCGTGATGAAAGACCTGCACTACGACCCCGAACAGCGAAGGGATGTGTGCGACATCAACTACACCACATGTCACCTCATGGCCTGCCGAGCCTACAGCGATCTGGACGACCCGCGTACCAGCAAGAACGAACAATTCAAGGTTCGCCTCGTAAGCCGCGACAAGCAACTATCGGACAGTGACAAGCGCTCCATGCGCCTGCACTCCATCGACTACGGAAGTTATATCTATAAACCCTAAAACAAGTAACGACTATGGCATTAACTTACACGGGTACAACCATCGGCACGCTTACCCTGTGCCAACCAGTGAGAGAGAAGCAAGGCGACCAGTACGTTGAGAAGAAAGACGAGAAAGGCCGCCCGGTGTATAAGAAATATCCCATACAGATACGGGATAGCAACTGCCTGATGTGCGCCATCCACGTATGGAAAGACCCCAATCCGGAAGACCCTAAAAGGCCCTGGCATCACGACCTGCAGATGTTCTTTGTGGACGTAGCACACATGAAGCGTTGCCTGAAAAAGGACAACTTCGAGGGCCTGTTCTGTGGCAAGCTGCGCAATATCAAGCTCAATATCTACTACAAGGGAATGCAGACGCTGGCCAAGTACATGGCCAAGGACGGTCTGAAAGTGACATGCTACTACAAGGAACCGAAAAATAAGTGAGGCTATGGCAAAGAGATATTATGTCAGGTGGTTCACCAGCGGTGGATACAACTACAAAGACACGAGCAACGTAGATTGGAATGGCGTAAGACGTTTCAAGAAACTTGCCAGACAGCTTGGAGAAAGAATAGAGTACGAAGAAATGTGACCCAACTAAAACCACACGACTATGACCAAAGAAGACATCGACATGCTGAAACAGGCAATAGATACACACACCGAGCGCCTGTATAAGTTAGCCACCGCCCATCGCGACAACGGCAACCGCGATGCACAGATGGCCTACCTCATGGAAATGAAACGCTACGAAGCGCTGAAAGCAAGACTCTAAAACATTGTGTTGTGTGTGATAACGCTAAAAAGTATTAAATATACTATCTTTTCCCGCGAAACGTTTGATAAAAAGTATTATATTTACTATCTTTGCAGCGTCAAACAATAAGAACGAAGGCTATGAAGGCGTATAAGGTAATCGAAGTTATCAGGCTGCTGAGGAAGGACGGCTGGTATATCGACCGGATCAAGGGCGACCACCGCCAGTTCAAGCATCCTACGAAGAAAGGTCTGGTAACAGTGAACGGAAAGGAGAGCGACGTCATGTCGCAAGGTAATCTGAACAGTATCTGGAAGCAGGCCGGATGGAAGAATTAAACTCTAAAAACGAAACGGATATGGAAAAAGTGATTGTAACTATCGACTGGTGCGAGAAGAACTATTGCGGCGGGTATGGCGACAACGTGCCAGGTGCGGCAGTGTTTACCGCTGCCACATTTGAGGAGGCGAAGCGCGAGGCGCAGGAGACGCTGGACTTCCACATGGAAGGCTACATCGAGCGCGGCGAAGAGGTGCCGCAGTGGTATCTCGACAAGGACTACGAGCTGGAGTTCCAACTGACGACCGCCGCGCTGCTTCAGTCCTTTCAGCCCGACGTACCACTCTCTGCCGTCAGCCGTGCCACCGGCATCAACCAGCGCTTGTTGAGCCACTATGCCAACGGCCTGAAGGTTCCTCGTGAGCAGCAGCGTATGCGTATTATCGACGGCCTTCACAGCATAGGCCGCCGTCTCATGGCTGTCTGAGTTCTTATTGTTTGACGACGCAAGTACTCGGCAGTGGGCCGGTCCTTAAAAAGGGCTGGCCCTTATTTATTGTGCGATTTTTAAGACTTAAAACAAGACGGCTATGACAAAGAAAATTGAGATGGATGCAGACATGCAGGAGCTGCTAACGCTCCTCGCCTCCTGCATCCGTAAGAACCATCGCCCCGTGTGGCGCGAGAACCTCCATGTACCCTACTACACCCGCAACCGCTACAAGAGGGTGGCGTAAATATTTCACTAAAAAATAAACGACTATGGCGAATTGGATTTTTGGTTTTTGCTGTGTGTATCTTCTGATGAGAGCCGGCATAATCAAAGTGTGATGACAATTATTTTTCAAAATGGGTGCAAGTTTCGGAAATATTTTGTATATTTGCACCCAGTTACAACGATTTAACACAAAACCTTTTAACTTAGGAATTATGGCAACTAAGATTTTCAAGACAAAGCGCGTCATCTATCGCGTGGAGAAGAACGAGAACGGTACGCTCGACATCTACCGTGAGTATTTCAGCCTGAAGAACATGGACCACTGGGAGAAGGAAAAAGACACCAGGCCATACAGGAACGCCGGCTCGCTGATTATCACGGCCGGAGGCATCGAGGGCCTGCTCAGCCAGTGCGAGGACGTTGAGGACCTCGAGGCTATGATTGCAGAGATGAACGAGGTGAAGGCGGAGATCCGCCGCAAGGCTAATGCCGAGCGGGTGCGCCAGCAGATGGCAGCCACGAGCATGGCGGAGGCAGAGTACCGGGCCGTCTTTGAAGGCGTGGACGTCGTGGAGACCAAGGCCGAGACCGTCTATGTCCTGCTGCGCTACCTGAACACGAAGAACTGGGGATTGTGGCAACTGCCGAAGATGACCATCGGCTATCAGTGTAGCCAGTACGACTGCGACGGCAGGACGGCCACCACCATCAAGCTCGACCAGCCGATCAGTGTCGGAGGCTGTATGGGTACGCAGTTCGTGTATGGTGCCCCTTGCGGACACCTGACGAAGTACGAACGTATTGTTGATTGGGAATAATTTATAGGAGGACAAAATTATGCTTACACAAACAAGACAAGAAGTGCAGGAACTGGCAAAGCAGGCTGCAGAGGTTCAGATATTCCGTTTCACACAGCTGGATAAGTTTGTTCATAGAATCCATACGGACAACACGGCCTGCATGGATATGAAGGTGGACGACCTGCCGGAAGAGTTCAAGGGCGACGTGCAACTGATGGACGAAGAGGAGTACGACAATACACTGTTGGCAAACTCTTGTACGTCTGCCGACTTTGAGGACTGGTACGGTGACAAGAACGCAAAGGCGCTGGTGGTAGTGCTGTCATACGATAGTGCCGAGCCACTGGAGAAGTATTGGGTGTAATTATAGGAGGACGAAATTATGAAATACTACAAGGAAGACGCCTACGGGCACAAGGCAGAGATAAGTAAGACCACCTATTACGCACTCGTGAAGAAGGTGGGTCACGGACAAGAGACCGTACATACAAACAACGGAAAGACCATCGCACGGTCGGTTATAGTGAAATAAGGAGGACAAGAATATGGCAAACGACGAGTATATCACGAAGCCGAACCTGAAGAATAGGGGATGGACGGACGCAATGGTCAAGAAGTTCCTGGGTGCGCCAGACATGACGAAGCCGAACCCGCATTATAAGAGTGCAGCACCAATGGGGCTGTGGCTGGCAAAGCGGGTGAACCAGGTAGAGCGCACGGCAGAGTGGAAAGCTGAGAAGGAGAAGTCGGCTGGTCGCAAGACATCGGCTCAGAAGGCCGTAAAGACCAAGACGGACAAGGCGAAGGAGTTTGCGCAGACGGTTGAAATTCATGTGCCTGTGACGGACTTCGACTGGATGATGCTGCACCTGCTGGTGTTGACTCAGACCCCGACTTCCTGCGCCGCATCACGACGAACTATCTGCGCCACGAGTGTACGTCGTATGAGAATGAGTTATATAAGCTCTACGGCAAGACTGGCATCAGCGAGGCGCACGACATCTTACAGCGTCGCATAAACGACGAGATTATGAGAATTTATCCGCAACTGAGAAACAATTAAAAACAATACGACTATGAAACGATTTGAAGATTTGACCATCAAGCAGGTCAAGAAAGAAATTTTAGCGTGGGAGTACGATGCCATTGAGCCGAAGAGCATAACAGTACAGGATATTTACGTCGAAGATGACAACGAGGTCTATAAGCAGGGCGACGGATCCGAGTGTGAGCGGTTCAGCGCTATTGTGTTTATTGGCAGTGAACGCAAGCGTATATGGTACGAGTGGAACATCACCAACGAGGAGATATCTTCAAGCTGGGACAATAACGACAAGTGAATGACAAACAACGTATATCCCATCATCCTGCGCGCCAAGGACGGGCGGGAGAAGACCGACCTGTGGCTGGTGGCCAACGACGAAGTACGCAAGCATATTTATGACCGGGCCCGGAAGAACGGGCTGGAAGTGATAGAACACGATAACGAGAAATAATGAACTATGAGAAAAGCACCCTGAGCTGATAGGATAACTCTCGCGCACATTATATATTATAGGGCTGCAGCCGATGGTGGCTGTAGCCATTTTTTTTGCGCGCGGCCGTGCTTACTTGCCATCAGAGCCATCATCTGCCGCCATTCCGGCATATATTTCTCTTTCTGCTGTTTGCTCCATTCGATTGCAAACAGCCAACAGTGCATTGTATTTTGCAGTCAGGTCGTCGATGGCTCCCGATAGTCTTGATATCTCTTTCCTGAGTTCGACGATTTCTGCCAGGCTTCCGGCGTTAGCTGTCTCTCCTCCCCGTCTTTTTGTTTTCGTCTTAGCATCCGGGTTAGGGTCCACCAGAATCTTAAACGGGTCGATGTTGAAAGATGCGCACACTTTCAGGAATCTGCTCACGGGTGTACGTGTCACCGCCATCAGCGAGTCTCTTAGTCGCGATCGGCTCATACCGGTCGCCTTGGCTGCCTTCTGCCAGGTCGTCACCGTCCTGCTTGCGATGATAGCCTGCAGGGTTGCGTCGTCATATCTGCATTCGAGATATGGTTCAGCCACATAGTCCTCCCGCCGTCCTATGATGTCCGTAGAATCTGTGGAGAAGAATCTGCGGACAGGTATATGCAGTCCGTTGGATAACGCCAGCAGCTGCTGTACAGATATACTTTCCGGTTTCCTCATGATATAATACCATGTGGATGCGGCGATGGTTGTTGCGTTTGTTATATCCGTCGAATTTACGAATAAAACGCCTGTCAGACACGTTATCAGCTTAGTGTTAAGTCTAACAATTTTGTTCATAATGCTACGTTTATTAAAACTTATGTAACGTTAATTAGATATAATTTTCAAAAAATGTGGTGGAAATTCAGGAATTTGTCGTATCTTTGCAGGCAAAGTTACAAAATTTCGACAAATTCTGTAACAAATCGGGCAGAAAATGTAGCAATTATGAAACGATACCTAAGAAACCTGATGATGGCCGCCTGCGGCAGAAACCCGTTCCAGGAAGAGCTGGAGCAAGAAAAGAAAGCCGTGGAAGCGACACGACAGAGGATTGAAGAAACATACAGATTATACCGCGATCTCGAACAGAGGATAAACGGTTATCAGAATCTGATAGAGAACCAGCGCCGGCGTCTGGTAGAGAAGGACGCACTGATAGCGCAGATGATGCGCGACGGTGCCAAGACTGCCCAAGCATACGAAGAAAGAATCGGCGAACTCCAGAAAGCTCTTGACGACAGAACCAGGAAGAAGGAGCAATAGCCGTCAATATCATAAACCACGGGCTGCATAAGTCCATTTACCATATAACTAATCGACCATGACCGAAGATAATTTGAAACTGCTGAACGACACGCCGCTCATTGAGGTGATGAGGGGTTGGGGGTATGTGCCAGTGCGCGAAGCGAAGAACGGAGCGTTTGCGTCTTATCTCTGTCCATGGCATGATGACCATCACCCCTCGCTGGTCGTTGATAAGCAGTTGCGCGAAGGAGCTTCGGACTTGGGCTTCAAGTGTATGGCATGCGGTGAGACTGGCTATGGAGCCATACAGCTTGCTGCGCGTCTGATGGGGCACCCTGCAGGGCAGGTGAAGAAGGAAGACCTTCCGGCAGTCCTCGATGAGCTGGCCACGCGCTGCGACGTGAAGCTGATAGAAGAGGGCGACAGCCGCCCCGCGTACGACAACTCGCGTGTCAGCATCGTCGGCTGGGATTTGTTCCACCTGCAGGAGCAGCAATATGCCGACTGGACGGGAGAGCAGCCTATCTTCGAGCGCGGAGAATGGACGGATGAAGGACTGAAGGCATTGGGACTGAAGGTGGAGATGGCTACTCGCAGGGCAAAGAAGAACGACGTCACGGGAGCAGTCGGGAACACGGCAGCCGAGATACGTCTCGGTGATCTGATTACCGAGTTTGAACCGGACACCGGAGAGCCTCTGTATCGTTGCTCGCTGGGCCGTGACTTCTACCGGGGAGCCAAGGCCGAGACAAGGACGATAGCCGCATGGGGCGAAGAGGTGGAGCGTGTCTTCGGCGTGGAGCCGATAGACCGTTTCATCAAAAGAGACACACCGAAGCAGGGTGGGGCAGTGGTCATCATAGCCAAGGCCACGAGGAACTATCCGATGTTCGTATTCCGCTATGCACACGGTGTGAAGAAATACGAGCCGAAGGCCAGATATGCCGGCATGAAGTGGACATGGTGGAACCTGTCTGAGGACGCCGACCTTGACCACAGGTGGTATGCTGACAGCGCACTGGCGGAAGCTCTTGACGACGCCCTTGTTAAAGACGGCGTCATCCCGCAGCAGGACGAGCGCCACCCGTTTGTCGCCATAGAGAAGGACAAGGACGGCAACGTCAGGAAGTACCGCTTCCGCCGCGTGGTGCTGTGCTCAGGGCCGAGGGATGCCATCGCCGTGTATTCGCACAGCAACGCCCATGTTATCTGGCTGCACTCCGAGCAGTCCGGATTCAGCAACAAGGGAGACGGTCTCCGTCCCAACAGATGGCTCCGTTCTCTGCTGAAGAGACTGCAGGGCATCACGGTAGAAGGCGGACTATATGTCTGCTACGACGAGGACGAGACAGGACTGGCATCCAGCCAGGCTATCGCCCTGAACTCACCGCAGGTACACTGGCTCCGTCTGCCGAAGGAGCTCTCCGAGATACCTTCCGGGCATGGTAAGCACCTGAAGGACGTTACAGACTTCATTAACCGCTTCCAGGAAGTGGAAGGCAGGATGCCGGCAGACCTGCAACATGACGATCCAGTCGAATGGTTCGACAACGCGCTCTTTGACACTCCGACGACACAGTTCTGGCAATGGGAAAGCGAACGCAAGGACGCTGACGGCACCGGCCGTGCCAGGTACAAGTTCGACCTGAGGAACACACCCGTCTTCCTGCGTGCCCGCGGCATGGTCCGCAAGGTGATGCACCAAGGCAAGGTGTCTTTCTCGCGGTTTTTCATACTGGGGAACAACGAGACATATACAGAGTGCTTCCCCGGCGAGAAGGGCAGTCCTAACAAGCTCGTGGCCCAGGCCCGCGACCTGATGGCCGAATGGCTCCGTGCCCATAAGGAGCATAATGACGAGAAGGGTGCGCTCTCGCGCGCCATCTACTCGGCAAAGCTGGAGCAGGGCACACTCGAGGCCATCGAGGAGGTGGACTTTGCCGAGAAGAGCTTCGGAGAGGACTTCGACTACTTCTTCTTCGAGAACACGGCTGTGAAGGTCACGAAGGAAGGCTGGGAGGCTGTCCCGTACTCACGCATGAAATGGCGTACCAACTCCGAGGCTATTCTCGAAGGTAACTTCACGAAGGTGCCGCAGGCATGGCGCGTAGAGGTCAGCCCCCTGTACGAGCCGGAGCGCCTGAAGCATGAGGATATCATGATGAAGGCCAGCACACCGGAGGAACGTGCGCAGGAGAATATGCGGTGGGACTCATGGTCCTCGCTATGGAAATACAGGCTCGTTCTCGACAAGCCGCTCGAGGAGATGCCGCTGCATTTCCGCTTCCTGTATAACACTTCGCGCATCTTCTGGGAGAAGGAAGCCTCCGGTAGGCCGCTGAGTGCAGCAGAGAAACAGGCACAGGATATGTACTTCGTTGCCATGATGCACGCTCTTGGCTCTGCATTGGTGCGCCACCGTTCTGCCAACCGCCAGCAGTTCCTGCATATCACAGACAACGGCACACGCCGTGAGGACCTGGCATCCGGAGGAACCGGAAAGACCGCTATCCTGGAGTTGCTGGGACTGATGCGCAAAGTATTGAAGATTGACGGCAAGGCACTCGAGGGTGGTAATGTCACCCTTACTCAGGAACTTGACAAAGTAGTGCCTGGCCTTCATAATATAGTTGCCATAGACGAACTGCCGCAGGGATTTTCGCCCAAGACCCTGTACAATTACACGCTCTCTCTTACCTCGCGCGGCCTGTACCGTGCGAGCGTGGTACTGGAGGGCGATGCCCTGCCTAAGTTCGTCGTGGCTTCTAACGAACAAATGGACCTCAGTTCAGAGTCGACATCGAGACGCACCTATCAGGTGCTTGTCTCCGACTGGTATCACCCCCGCAGCATTGATGGCTCTCGACCTGCCCACACTCCTGCCGATGACTTCAGGGAGAAGTTCGGCATCAAGGAGGTGGCCAGGAACCTTCCGTCGCTGCAGCTGAACGAGGCCCGCAATTTCCTGCTGGGATGTGTGCAGCTCTTCCTGCAGTTGCCGGAAGAGACGCTCACCCCGCCGCGTGACAGCCGTGCCCTGCTTCGTCAGGCACTGGCTGCCTCACGTGACGAGAAGTTCACGATGTGGATATCCGGGTACCTCGCTGACGAGCGACACCTTGCACAGCCCATTGCGCAGAGAGAACTGGCCATCAGCCTGCTGGACTACTGTGGCATCACCGTCGGCGAGAAAACATTAAAATCAGCCTATAAACGCATCCGAGACAATCTTGACGACTACATGCGCACCAGCGCCTATGTCGTCGATCCTCCAGTTGTATTATCTACTCCCACTGACCGTGAGCACGGCTTCCGCCGCTGCGCTGCATGGCAGTACCCCAGGGCTACGGACGGCTATGGCATAGCCACCGACCAGGAGGGCAACCGCCTGCCGCGTGAGCTGGTTAAGAAGGCGCCGTACCCGAGAGTCTACTATTTCTACCGGAAGAGCATGGTGCCCCATAACTTCTATGACGAGGCGCACGTCGGCGATCCGGACTATGTGCAGGCAGCAGCAGAACAGGATCCTGAAAAAGAGACGGCACAATGAGGAAAAAGAAGAATCTTATCACGGTTATCTGCAAGTCCTGCCTGACGGGCAAGGTGGTATGGATATACAGGGGACCATCCAGGGGAGCCGCACGTGTTGCGTACTGGAGAGCCTGCAAGGCCGAGATAGAGCGTGTCAGGAACTGGGGCGAGACGGTAGCCCGCCGCCGCGAGAGCATCGCCAATACGCTGAAAGCCATCCTCGGTGGACTCCCGAAGAATACGGAGCTCACCCCGCAGCAGGCAGAGGCGGCCCGTCAGCTGGAGGCCATCGGCAACAGCGACGTTCCTTGCTACAGGGAGTTCTACGACCATATCATGGAGGAGAGACGCCGTCGCGCTGAAGACCAGGAAATCAGACGCAAGATGCGCCTCCGTGAAAACAAACAAAATGACGATTATGATAAATAATAAAAAAACGGCCTGCACGCCCCGGGGTGCGTCGCTGTCTGCTTGAGACCCAGTGGTATTCTTTAGGGTATTCAGGCGGGCGGCGCGCCCCACTTTTGAAAGAAAAAAAAGTAACAGAGATATGAGACATTTGGACATAACGATAGACTTTGAGACCTGTGCCATGACGGCCAATGCGGCTGTGATGCAGGTGGCGATGGTGCCGTGGGCGCGCTACAACGAGACCGACCCGTTCCTGTTCGCGGACGGCGACACGGCTCCCTATGTCGGCTACGTGGATCTGAGGACGTGCGTGGTCGGCGGGTTTGACTTTGATCCGGAGACCATCAAGTGGTGGTCGGAGAGAGGCTTCTCGGCAAAGGAGGCTGTTGTTAAGGGTAAGCCGGAGGCCATCGACGACGTGCTGATAGGCATGCTGAACTACATACGTAGACTCCGTGAGAAGTACGAGTTGACGAGCATCTGTATATGGTGCCAAGGCATGGACTTCGACATCGCTATACTCCGTAACCTGTGCCGCAAGTACGGCGTGGAACTGGAGGAGGATATTCCGCATACGTCGTTCCGCGACTGCCGGACGGTGATACTGGAGGCGGCATTGACAGAGGCAAGGAGGACTTTGAGAGGAGAGAGTGTTCGCGGAGTCGGTGTCGGTCTTCCGGAACAGATTATGGAAAAACCTTCGCTGGCCTATGAACTCTGCATACCGCTTCCGGAGCAGTATGCCGCAGGAAGCGAGGCGCACGACGCGCTCTATGATGCACGGCGCTCCAGCTGGAACACGTGGCAGGCGCTGAAATGGCTGGACGAGTAACTGTGAATGAAGCGGATTATGAAGAAGACAATATACATATCTGGCCCGATTACGGATAATAGGACAGGACAGCCGCGTGACGGCTGGCAGAAGGATTTTCTGGATGCCGAGGCAAAGCTCAGGGAAATAGGATTCCTGGTGATGAACCCCATTGACATCGCAAGGGAGGTGGAGGATGCTAAGATGTGGAAGCATGGATCCTGCGGAGGTGCCTGCGAGTGCTCAGGCAGGCCAAGCCGCGCCGACTACATCATGGGATGTCTGGAGCGTATGAAGATGGGAAAGGAGTTTGATATGCTTCACGGCGTGTATCTCATTGGCGATGTCAACCAATGTGTTGCGTCGCATGGCGTACAGATGGAGCTGCACATGGCGGAGATACTGGATATCCCGGTGTTCGCTGAGTTCCGTTCCGACAGCGAGATATGGACCGATGACCTGCGCCTCAGGTCTGAAAAGACGATTTCTGAACTATTGTAAGAAACATAAACATAAAAAAGAGTAAGAGAGTATGGAAATAAGTGGAAACTACGGCTCTGCCCAGTCGAAGCAGACGATGGAGCGCTCAGAGTTTATCAGAAGGATAAACGAGTTCGCACACTACATTAAGAAAGAGTACATCGAAAATGACGACGGGGACATGGGGCTACTGATATGTGCTGGCGACAGAACCATCGGTAACGGCCAGATTGGCATGGCAGACATAATGATGGGCGGCAAAAGTGTCATTGCCTGCAGTCTCAAAAACATGATGAGCGACAGTGACAATCGCGCGATATTCGACATAGCAGGCATGGCAGCCCGTAATGCGGAACATAACCGTATAAGCGCAAGCATCCTGCGTCGCCGTCTGCGCACATGTTACATTTTTGCCGGAGTAGAAATCGTATGGATGCTCTGCCTGATAGCACTTTTGATAGCTGAATTGACTGTTCAGAGTTTTGCCATACCGGGCGTCGCCTCCTGGGCTGTCTTTATTCCGAATGTGATGCTGATGGCTTTCACGACATTCCAGACCTGGAGCATGATACGCGACATACGGCGTTCGTTGAAGGCCATCAAGGAGGAGGAAGATAAAGAAATCAACGAACTCCGTGACCTCCGTGAGCGCATGGAACGTACTCTGAAGTCTGTACTGGGTGAGATGATCAGGCGCAGAAGTTCTGGTGACGACGATGAAGAATAGAATCACATACTAAAGAAACAGGAGGACATACTATGACACTTAGACAGGCATACGATGACTGGAGCCAGCAGACCCAGAACATTAAACTCTACAGGAGAACGAGACAGTTCTTCCAGAAGGCTTGGTTCACGCTTCCGACAAACAAGCCATGCGCCTACTACACGATGGACGTTCTCGGAAAGGCACTTTCTGAGACCAGGGAGGTTGTAAGCTCCAAGGCGTCTGCAGCCAGTGTCATGGTACAAGTCCTGTCATGGGCCAACTTCGCAGAGCCGGACGTGAACCCTGCTCCGAACTTCACACACAATGATCTGATGGAGTACACCAAGGGGCCGCTGGCTGACCTTTCAAGGATTACGCCATCTGGTTTAGTCGCAACTAAACCGGTTCCGTCTGGCAGCAGAGCGGAAGACGGTGATAATACTGACAAACAGGAAGATGATACCGACAAATCCGGAGATGATACAGACAAAGATATGGAAGAAAACACCAAAAACAAAGAATGCCGGCCGTCTCGTGCCGTAGTGCAGATCGACCCGGACACCCTTGAAGCAGTGATGTCATGGCCTTCCATTTCCCGGGCGGAGACGGAACTTGGTATTAAGAACATCGGACGCTGCGCCTCCCTGCTCTGCAAGGCTGGCGGCTTCTACTGGAGCGATGCTGCTAATGCCGACACCTTCCGCGAGCGTTTTGCAGCCAAGCAGGCGCAGAAGACAACTGGTGCCAAGAAGAAAAGCAGCAGCACGTCTGCTAAAGCCAAACCGGAGCCGTCTCAGTCTCTTGCTCCACCCGATGAACAGGACAGACCGTCAAACCGCACTCCGGCCGAACGTGCTCTTGAGGTGTTCTCTGATGACGAGCTGCAGGACGAGCTCGGGCGTCGCGGATGGTTCGGCGAGCTTACACGACAGCAGGTGGCTGTCATCGGCTCAAACGGCAGGAACGGCTAACACGAATGAAAAACAACAATCAATGAATTACCGAATTATGATTTGCAAGAAATGTGGAACAGTAATGATGATGGACTCCGACAAGGTTTACACGTCCATCCCGCCGCAGTATGGATATATCTGCCCGAAGTGCGGCGCTTACGAGTTCAGTACGGAGATGGAGATTGCCAATAAGCCGGAGAGCGTTTTGGAACCTAAGCCGGAGACAGTGCAAGAGTCTTCCGATATCATCACCGGGCAGGAAGTCTACGACTACTACCAGGAGCGCAGCGGTGCTGCAGGCAATCGAGCCGACCAGCTGGCCTGGATGTTTGTCGTCATGGCGGCGGCAGTGCTTTTTTCCGGCCATACATGGGGGGTGTTCATAGAAGGCGCTGTCATGGCTGCCATCTACATGATGCTCTCTGTACTGCAAGCCGTTTGGCAGACATTCACGTCATGGCTGTTCATGCGTCAGCTGAAGAAAATGGACGTAGCACCGAAGGACTACCCGTCTTGGGTGGGGTGTGGTGAATGGCTGTTCTTCTGGCTGAAGATGATAACCATAACGATACCGGTCATATATTTCGCAAAGGCTATATTATTCGACTGTTGACATAAAGAAATCCGTATAACCAGTCAAAGAAATGAAGATCCCCTCACTCCCTTCCTCATGGTCTGGTCTGACATGGACACAGCTATGTCAGATGTGGGACGTCAAACAGCGCTATGGCGGCAATGCTGACGTGGCGAGAGCGGCTGCGCTGCTTTCGCTGTGCGGGATAAAGACTGTCGCATGTGGTTCACATGACGGCAGCACAGGGGAGACTGTCTATCAGATGGAAGACAGCGAAGGACGGCTGTGGACGGCGACAGCCCGCGAGCTGGCATATACCGCCAAACAGGCGATGCCATGGTTTGACTATCCGTATGGCGATCCAGGTGAGCCGGCCGTGAAGGACGAAAAGGGAAAGGTCGTCAAGGAAGGCCGTAATCCCGTACGCGGCTATGTCGGTCCCATGCGTGATGCGCTTGTGCTGCCGGTAGAGCATCTGAAGTTCGGCGGCAAGTGGCTTGCTTTGCCGCAGGCCGCCTGTAACAACCTGACATGGCACCAGTACCGCTCGCTGCAGGCCATCGCCCAGCAGCTTTTCCGTGAGGACATTGACGACAGTCTGGCACTCCTGCTGCAGGCGCAGTTCCTGGCACATATCCTTGTGCCGCGCAACATGGCCATTCTTGATAATACAGGCGGAAGCATCCGTCTTCGCCTGCACTATGAGTACCGGTATAATGACGAGCAGGCAGATACTATGTGTAAGTGGTGGTCGCGGCGTTTGGCGAGCGAGGCACGCAGACGCGACCGGAAGACATCTTCGGTGTTCTGTCCCTGCGACATGTCATCAGCCAGTGCATCGACGCTGTTTCATATCTGTTTCCAATGCTACCAGACGGCTATCTCCTACTACGCCGCCAGCTATCCCCTGCTCTTCCAGGACTCTGGAAAGAGCGACCCGTTGCGCGACGCGCTGACCGGCGAGGTGGGCACCATCAACACTATCATGAAGTACGCCGGCTACTCCGAGCAGCAGCAGGTGTACGAATCATGGCTCCCCTATGTCTTTGACATCCTGAATACGATGACGAAGGAGGCGAAGGAGATAGAGAAGATGAACTCTAAGATAAAGAAAAAGTAAAAGATACCATGGACCTAAAACTAAGAATATATGAAGAAGTATACAGAATCTACTGCCGAAGAAGCCATGAAGCTGCGGTCGCTGAGCAGACAGGTGGAAGAATCGGTCTTGCATGTGCTGGTGCCTGCCAAAGTGAAGCTCGGAGAAGGACTTGTCGTCATCGCCTCCGGCCTGGTTGAAGTATTGGATACCATGGCTGATGTAGCTGGCAAGAACCGCCGCGAGATACGCAAACTGTTTACCAAAATCCTGGAATCCTGACAAGATGTATATGCGATGATGGCAGAGATGAGAACCAAAAGAATCAAGCAAGGGCTGTGGTATCTGTGTCATACCGGCACGGAGTACTTTAGCGAGGGCTATTTCCATTACAGCCCTGCCGATGGTGTTCTTGTCGGCCGCGACGGGAAGGAACATATTGTAACTGATTTGACGGCGAAGTGCTTTGATTCCGGCAAGATAATCAGAATCGCATCACCCATAAGACAAAACAAGGAACAGCCATGCAAGATATCATAGCCATCATAATATTTGTTGTCCTTGCCATTATCTGGCTTTTTGCTTATCATTCAGTCAAGAAAGACGGATGATTCCCGAGTATTATTACCAATAAGAAAAAACTATATGAGAACATACGACATAGATCCGACAAAAACGGGCTGGCTGTCATTTGATGCCAGCATCAGAACTGTTGTGGCCTATTTCATGGACGGACACAAGGAGACGATGTCTCTTATCCAGTTTGCCACATCTCCCAGGAAGCGCAGGCATATCATACGGGTTGACTGTTATGAGGAAGGAGAAGAAATAACTGAGGAATGACTAAACAGAACGGTTATGAAGGAGAACAAGAACAGGGCTGACATTGTCCGCAATTTGCGCAGCCAGCTGGCTAAGGCTGCTAACGCCTATGCACTGGAGCTGCACAGGCAGTGGGGCGTGGAGCGCACAGTTGACGACTACTGGATTGGCGGTGTGGAAGACCCATGCGTCGCACCATACTCGATGCACTCCAATTATTTCATATCACTCGACACCATGCAGTATATCGTGGACAACGGTATCAGTCAGGAGGAGTACGATAGGTACCAGGAATATGTGCATATCGTAGCCTCGGCCAGCGACCGCCTGCATGTGCCGAAACTGCGCGAGTGGCGCGCGCACCCGGAGCGACGCTACGATATTGAAGCACTGGAGCATATCCAGATACTGCAGGCCGATATATGTCGCGAGGTGGAGAGGATTCAGAATGGAAGTAACGGATTTACGGATTGAACGGATATGGGGAAATTAAACAAACTGGAGCGTCCGATGAGACACTTTGGCTGGGTATCGCAAGGTAGGCTTCGTCAACTCGGACAGCCATACCCGAACATCAAGACATATATCAGGGTGTTAAAGTCTCTGGGATACACTGTCATACCACCAAAAGAGAACAAAATATAAACCAAATAGAACTATGGCAACAGAAAACGTAAACCATCCGCAGCACTACAACAGCCATCCTAACGGCATCGAGTGCATCGAGATTATCCGTCACTACACATGTGACATCGCAAACGCCATCAAGTACCTGTGGCGCGCCGGACTAAAGCTGGAGATGGGTAAGGACGATGCCGACAAGGAGATTGAGGACCTGGAAAAGGCGTTGTGGTATATTGAGGACTACCGTTCTATGTGCGACAACATGCGGTGCCATCATCGTCGCCCTCGTTCGTCTGCAGGCTGTTTGCTTTTCAGGCTGAGCGGCCATCATATCGAGGACGTGACAAAAGGATATGACGAGGATGTCGCAACCGCTATGGATTATCTGCTTCGTGTCGGAATAGTTAGCGGAAGTACGCTATATGCTGAAGATGACTGGTCGGAGTGTCTGCAAATAGCCACCCGCCATATCCATCTCCGCATCCTCAATATCAATATGATGCTGGCCTGCAAAGATGTGAAGGATACGGCTGATATCATACAAGGTGTGGCTGTGGAGGGTGAGGACTATGTGGCCAAGCCTGGCGGCGTGAGAGACACAGAGCCTGACAACTACGACCCGCTGAATATCATCATTATCGGAGGAACGGCCTACTGTCTGACGTCCGAAAAGAAAGAGAAGCCCAACGGCTCACTGTATTCCCCGTGCGACAACTGCAATCTGAAAGAATGCTGCGCCGGCTATGCCAACGAAGCCTCGGAGAATAACCTTTGTAACCTTCACTCTGCCACCGGCCAGCAATATTACCGTGAGGTAGGCTACTGCAAGTACCGTCCTTCGTTCGGTACAATCGAGGTCGTTGACGAGGAAAAGGAAACGAAGAAAGAGTTGAAGAAATTGGAAGAAGAGGACTGATTATGACAAAGAATCATTACGGCAGGCCTTTCCTTGGCAACGGCATGAGCCGCACATCAATGGTGTTCAAGATCGCAACCATAGCCGGTGTGAAACTGTCTGTGCCGCAGTTGAACAGAATCAAGGATATCAATCCCCGCCAGTTGGAGCGAGTGTATGACGAGGTTGTGCGTGTCGGCGACAAGACCAACGCCCTGTTTGCACTGAAACTGATTTTGGGACAAAACGTGAGACGATGATTGACTGGATAAAAGTTGAAGAACATCTTCCCGGCGTGGATGCCTCTGGCGAGAGCGATTATGTGCTTGCCTGCAATGCAGACGTACGGTCTGTCCCGAAGGTGGTGAAGTACAGCAATGGCGAATATTCTAAGCGCGGCTGGCATACACAGCACATCGGAGAGTTTATACCGTTCCACGGCGGAAGAGGAAAAGACCGTCACCTGACGTTTACACACTGGATGGAAATAGAATTACCAAGCAAGGAGTGAGTATGCAGAAAATAATGTTTGACCACCGCAGGTTCGGACTGGAGCAGGCGGTGCTGGAGAGATTGAAGACGATGACCAGACGCGGGGCGAGGCTGCCAGACGGACTGGAGCCCCAGGACGTGTGGAACCCGGTGATGGGCATCGACGATAAGGGCAAAGTGTATTTCACCGTGGACTGCATCGACGGGAAACAGCGCGACCTGTACCCGCAGTATCAGGTGGGCGAGGTGGTGGCTATTGGGCAGGCGTATGGCTCATTCTTGAAGATATACCCAGAGCCGCAAGCAGAGTATGACGGCGACTACAACAACATGCACTGGCCGGCAGCGGTCTGCAGGGCCGTAGCCAACCAGGCCGGCTGGAAGAACAAGATGTTTGTCCGTGCCGACCTGATGCCGCACCACATCAAGATTAAAGACATCAAGATGGAACGGCTGCAGGATATCTCGGACGAGGACTGCCGCAAGGAGGGCATCGTATATGTGCAGTGGAAGCAGTGGCTCTGGCAGGACATGGACGATTTCGGCCCGCAGCAGTACAAGCTGTGGGATGTATGGACGGTGCCGAAGTTCGCGGAGAGCATAAACGACTCGTGGGGCAAGACGGATCCGGACGAGTTCATGGCTGAAAGCCCGAAGGTGGCCTTTTATGTACTCATCCGCGAACTGATGGGCAAGAAGACATGGGACGAGAATCCCTGGGTGTGGGTATATGAGTTTGAACTAATAAAATGAGTGATATGAATCTGATTACGACATACAACGGCATATATCCGCGAGCCGACTATATCGGCCGCGCCCCGATGACGCAGGAAGAGATAGACAGCCTGAATCTTGAGGTTGGACGGATGTCCGGATTTGTCAAGATGATGATGGGCGTCGCCGACAACTGTGCGCTTATGGTAATGCGCCATGCCCATGACAAGATTTCCGACCTGAGAGACAATGACAGCTATACGGAGCGCCCCAGACGACCACACCCTAATTACAGGCACAAGACCAAGATGCTTTTCCGTAAGGCTATCGACGAGTCCGTTGTCTGGCGTGCCAGCCTGCTTAATCCGCCTCACGGAGACATCCGCTTCTTCCATGTCGACGACATGGAGCCATCGGCCAGGAAGATATATGGTGCAATGACCGACCGGGAGTATTTTGAGTTCTGGCAGGCAACAGGTTCCAAGGCCTACATGAAATGTCTCCCGCTGATGACGAGCCTCTGTAATAAGTTCAGACTGTCGATGGAGAATCATGGTATTGCCAATGCCGCACAGACTGCCTGGGGAATTACCGCTCTTACTGTGCTTCAGTTATCCGTTGACACGTGGAAACGTACCATGTGCTCTGTCAAAGAGGCTATTGACGGCCGTCTCACGGATGATTTCATCGAGCACATGTATCGCCCGTTCCTGCTGACAAAGGTTGCTGATTGGTGGGAAAAGGCGCTCATAGCCATGTCTCCGGAGACAGGAGACTACAAGCTGGACAGCAGCGAAGAACGCAATATCAAGCTCGGCATCGAGCAGCTTCAAGAGGAATGGATTCACCCCGACACTCCCTTTGACTCCCTGTCAGGTGCCGTTGAAGACTATGACGACATCTTCCGTACAAAGGGGGAGATGAAGAAGGCATTGCGTGAAATCGGCGAGATGAAGGCTGCTGCCGTGAAAGACGTGGAAGACATGCGGTGTAAAGAAAAGGCACAAAGAAGAGTTTGATATACAATTTTATTCACAACTAAAAACAACAGAATTATGAGAAGCAGAACAGCAATCTGGTTTGAGTGCAAGATCCGTTACGAGAAGGTCATGGAGGACGGCTTGCAGAAGAAAGTGACCGAACAGTATGCAGTGGATGCCCTGTCGTATTCAGAGGCCGAGAAGCGTATCATCGAGGAGATGTCATCGTACATCAGCGGTGAGTTCGAGGTGGCCGACATCAAGAAGGCTCCCTATAAGGAGGTGTTCTTCAGCGACGACGCAGAAGCCGACCGCTGGTACCGCGCCAAGCTCGACTTCATTACCATCGACGAGCGGACGGAGAAGGAGAAGCGCAGCCGCGTGACCTATCTGGTACAGGCCAGATCTCTCAGAAATGCCTTTACCAACATTGAAGATGTGATGGCTGGTACAATGATTGATTACGACGCTGCCGCCATCACCGACACGAAGCTGATGGATGTGTTCGAGTACAAGAAGTCCGATGAAGACAAGGAGGGCGACGATGAATAAGAAGCATCTCACGATGCCACCGGCCCAGGCCGTCCGGCGCGACCTGGAGGCCGATGGCTCTTCACTGCTGTTTAGCGAATGGCCAACATCCATAGACACCGACCATGCTGTTGACAGTAGTATCTGGTACTGACAATCCTGACTTCGCTAACCGACAAACATCCTGCTTATGATAGAACTACCGAAATACAGCGTACCGACCTACAACCCAAACAGCATGGTCGATAACGAGCGGACGGACTTCACACGTCGCATACCGTCGCTGCCCGAAAAGCAGTTGGCACGCGACTCAAAGATTGCCATGCAACTTGTCAGGGCACAGGAGCAGGGCGCGGATGCCATTATTGAAGTGTTCACCAAGAAGGCCAAGCTGCTGAGCAATCCCCGTTATTGGGAACTGATGCGCACTGTATGGGTGGCAGCCGGCAGCACAGAGACCGCCCCGATGTTCCGCAGGCTGATGAAGTCACAGAGGCCGTGCAAGTCGTGGTTTATGACCCCCGAAGATGCTGCCGACCTCGACAAGATGACGTTCCCACTGACCGTGTGGCGTGCCTACGACACCGCCTATGATGCCATCGAAGGTGGCGATCCAGGCATATCGTGGACGCTCGACCATGAGTGGTGCATCGGCTATGCCAAAAGCAAAGGTCGTTCCGTCAAAGAGCGCGAAGTGTATCGTGACGAGATATTTGCCTACGTCACCCGGCGTGGCGAGAGTGAAATCATTTTATTGGACTAAGATATGAACAAGGACATAAGAATCATGAACCGCACCCTCGGCAGGGGCATCGGCAGCGAGGCGATGATGCAGTCGATTGCTGCCGCGCAGAAGTACAACAAGCGGACGGTGATAGACCCGGACCGCGTGGACCTGAAAAGGGGCAGGGAGATTATCAACCGTCTGGCCGTGAAGGACGATGTGCTCGGCACCGTCATCCGCCCTATCCCCTACGCCGAGATACAGGACGATACGGAGGCCACGCTGAACATAGTGATGCAGGCTGTAGGTTTGTACACATTCCCGACACAGGAGCTCGTCGACTTCCTGCATGGTGAGATCGATGACGACCCGGAGCTGGAGCCCCACTCCGCCATCGAGATCTGTGCCGGCACCGGCTGGCTCGGACGCTCGCTGGGCATACCGACAACGGACAGCCGCATGCAGGAGCGTGACGACATCAAGGAGATATATCGCCAGGAGGGTGCCGTGCCTATCAGCTACCCGAAGGATGTGGAGAAGCTGGATGCACTGGAGGCCATCCGCAAGTACGAGCCGGAATATGTCATTGCCTCCTACTGCACGCATCTCTACGGCACGGGAGGGATAAAGAGCGGCAACTCGCTGGGCGTCGACACCCGCTGGGTGCGGTCCCACTGCCGCCGGTTCTATCATATCGGCAACGATAATATCCACTACCGCGACCCGATCATGCGTATGCCGCACAAGCGCCTGTCGTTTGACTGGCTCGTTACCCGTGGCGACTCCTCGAAGGCGAGGATATACGTATGGGAGAACAAGATGTATTAGAAGATGGAGTTGCTGAAACAACACGAATTGAACACGAATTATTCATCAATAAAGACTACAACATTATGGCAAAGAAGAAAGAGACATTCCAAGAAATGTACGAACGTTACAAGAACGACCCGAAGTTCATGCAGAGCAAAGGGTTCAATGAGTGTGATAAATATGCGATCTACGAGTTGTCATCGGCTATCGTATCGTCCTGTATCGACTACACCAACAAGCATGGCGATGAGGATAAAGGATGGCCTTACACCATCTTGATTTCGCTGGCTCGTGCCACCTGCAAGATGCTCTATGCCATGCAGAAGACGCAGCCACAGCTCGGCAATGACGTGTTCAAGTTCTACACAGAGGAATTGCTGCCGCTGTGCAGACATATTTCGGACAGCGAGAGCGACTATGCGCTGAACAGCGCCAAGAAGGAAAAGAAGGGCGACATTCCGTTTGAGACCAAGAAGGACGTGATACTCGCCATCGCAGACCCTAACATGGCGGTTGACGACATCATCGACAAGTTCTTCAAGAAGGATTTGAACGAGAATCAGCGCAAGAAGATAGCCGAGCACATCGAACAGATGCGCGTCGAACATGCCGACAAGTTGGCGAAGGTTCACGAGCTTACTGACGAGAACTATAAGGCGTAAATACGACTATGCTAATCCAGATTACAAACCGATGCCACATGCGGTCAGCAGAAACTGGGCGGCTCGACGGTGAATCCCCAGACTGGGAATAATGAGAAGGGGTGATTTGAAGTCAGAGTAATTAACGGTTCAGGACCAAGGGTTCCGGCCCTGCCCTGAGCCTTTAGGAAGAAAAAAGAAATGAAGATAATAAAGAAACTGTTTGGTGGCATTGATGCCACGGTTGGCTGCTACATGATAGCAGGCGTATTATTGCTGGTTGGTATATTGGAAGTGGCAACGGGAGATTACCTCAAAGCCTTCGCTTCATTCCTCTATACATTTATTGTGTTCTGCTGTTCACTTCTGATACATCAGAACAAGCACTTGAAGCAACTGATTGTCTTGCAGCACTTGATGATTGATGTGCTGGAAGAAAAAGCAGGCATTAAGCACGAAGAGAAAGAGAACGAACCAAGACAAAGGAATCATGAACAGAGAAGAGATCAAGAACAAGTTTGACGAGGTCCAGCGGATACTGGACTCGATGCAGGATGCCGGTGCCAATTTCATGTTCATCGGCCATGAGGGCAATCATTTCGTCATCAGTGGAGACCCGGTCAATATTGAGGCGCAGATACTCTTTGCGATGATGCGCTATCCCGTGGTAAGGGATATCATCAGGACCTGCGCCGGGCGTTTTAATGAGCTGAACGACGAGCACGGCGAAAAAGCGAGGAACGTCAAGATGAATCATCTGATTGAGAAGAACTCAGGAAGCAAAGGAAACTGACTATGAAGAAACAGGAAGACGAGAAAAAATGGGGTGTCTTGCTGTCATTGGCGACGAGGGACCTCACGATGGCGACAAGCATCATCACCCATACATGCAAGAATATCCTCGACCGTCTCGGACAGCTTGGGGATGAGAAGAAGGGGACTCCCGAGTACCAGCGTCTCCGTCACCTGCTGTCGATGACCGGCGGCATCAAATACATGCTTGAAGGCGCCGATGCCTGTCTGCAGGGACTGGTCCTTGACCTGCTTGATGATGCCAGAGAGGAGGACAGGCCATGAATCTTATCAAACCGAAGCTGACGGCAATCATCAAGGCAACGGGCGTGAAGAGCCCGGTGAGATGGATTGATTTGGATGATAATACATGCTGTACTGAAGCAGGGTACGTGGGGGCGGTAGGCGAATTTGTGTTTCGGGACGTGCACGAATATGACAGCCTGCGCGGAGAGTTTGCGGGCCGTGCTATGCAGGGCATCTTGTCGAATCACTCCTTATATGAAGCCCTTGTCGAAAAGGTTACAGAAGAAAACGCTTTCTGTCCAGAATATGGAGCGGCTGTACGCCGCAGGGCCGCTGAGCTGGCCGTAGCGCAGGCCGATGCGCTGATTTGTGAGCTGGAACGTGCGCATGACCTTGACTTCTACGGGATTGGCCTGAAGGCAAAGGAAGAACAGTTTAGTAATATTGAAACGAACGGCTATGAACAGAAACAAATATGATGTCGACGTAAACCAGTCGATGTATGCCGACTATGAGCGTCTTCGCAAGGACTATGTCGGAAATAATCTCAAGAAAGTAGCGGTGCTGACGATACTCGACCTTTGCGGCCTTCCGGCGGCATCGCCGAAGGTCTTCCGCCTGGCACTGAAGTATGGAATCATCTACAAGAAAGGCAAAAGCCGGGATACCTGCTACATGGTCCCCAGGGATATGGTGCCCTACTCGGCTTTTGAGCGTCTGGAGAGGGAGTTCTATAACTGGAAGGTGCCTGACAAGACCAGACGGGAGCCTGTCTCCACGGAGAAGGAGACGGGCCGCGTGGTGCTCGACGAGGACTACTGCGTCAGGTATCTGAAAGAGCGCGGGTATATGTGCTTCAAGCTGACCCCGGACCTCGTGAAACTGCAGAAGGCGTTCACGCCGCAGTTCCTGCTGGAGAACTGCAATGCGGAACTGAAGTGATAGCTAAAAACAGGAAGATTATGAACCAGATTGTAAAGTACCAGATTCCCTACGACATCCGTGCGATGGCCGCCCTGCGCCAGAAGCTCATCGACAAGCTGACCGAGATGCGCAAAGAGAAGTTTGGGATAGAGTAACGACCACGGATTTCACGGATTAAATAAAAGGAACTATGACATTTGACGATTTGAAACAGGCGGCTCAGATATTCAACCGCATTAACAGAATTCGCAGCTACGTTACGAAGGAACGCTTTGCGGTAGTTGCACAAACCCGCTTCGGCATCGACGAAGAGGACTTGATTGACGTGATGTACGGCATGTTGCACATGACACCGCGACTGGTGTACTACATCGCCAACTACGGCGTGGAGGGCATCCAGGCACCGAAGCACATGAAGCATCTGCCAAAGGCTATCGAGATTGCGGAATCTGCCTACTCGCTGAAGCCGAAGGAATGGAACGGCAACTCCGTGCCGCACATCGACCACGACTTCTACCGACGCGAGGACAAGCGCCGCTACTTCTACACCGACGGCGGCAAGCACCTGACACTCGATGTCAGCATGTCATCGCGCGACGACCTGCTGCAGCTGTCCGAACTGCTGCGCCGCGAGGTGAAGATTGACGGCGTGGCCGAACACCTTGGCTATTTGGAAGGCGAGCTCAACCGCAACAGCCGAAAGAAGTTCCACTACTTTGAGGGAGACATCTATATGCTCTATGGCAATCCGACCGACCGCATTTTCTATGACTGGACTCGCGCCAAGGATGCTGGCGTTTATGTCGCCACTGCAAATGGCTGGCGCAAACTGCTCTATACGCCGACCCGTGGCTATGTCGAGCGTGACGGTGAGTTGAGCTTTGTCGATGACAAGCACTTCTATTCCGACTATATGCTCGAAGCATCGGGCAAAGGATTTCTCTACGTCGGCAATATCTACAACGACATGTCTGTATTGGTCGAAAAGCAGGAGGAGTGACTATGGAAGGGGCAACGAAGTACATAGCATACATATCGCTGGACTACCTGCAGCACGTGTTTGACGACAACGGCGTGAACGGTGACAAGAGGGATTCCTTATCGACAAGTGGGTGGACGTAAAAGGCTTCTGTGACAGGGACAAGGCAGAGGAATTATTGGCATTATTAAAAAAGTAAAACGAATATGAAGAAAGAAGAACTGATGACTGGCGACTGGGTATTCAATACTCATAACCGAAAGCCGGAGCAGGTGTGCGAGGTCAGGGAGCGCATGGTGATGCTGGACTACAACGACCTGTACGACTACGACGAGATAGAGCCGATACCGCTTACCGAGGAGATTCTGAAAGCGAACGGATATGAAGAGCATGTCGGTGAGAAAGGTGCGTTTGGTGTGACGATTGCGCCGTACTTCAAGCGCGATGACTCACCGAGGGTGTACTGCGACGGCGACCCGTTCGCCGTGTGGTTTGACAGTCCTGTGGATATCAAGTATGTGCATCAGTTGCAGCATGTCCTGCGGCTGTGCGGAGTGGAAAAGGAAATGGAATTAAAGAAATAGACGATGGGACTGATAGACCAAATGAAGTATGCCAAGATACTGTATCTGGCTGACATGCTGGAGGATATCCAGAACGAGATGAACAGGGATTACCGCTGTCATAGCTATGCAGAAAGCATCGGCGGCATCGTGAAAGACCTGCGTGAGACGGTAGCCGTCACCTCCATGCCAAACGAAATGGAGTGCGAGAAGATCGAAATCAAGCGGCTGGAGCATAGCTGTAAGATTAACGTCATGGAATTTCCGCATAGCGAGTTGGAGCATATCGAACGTCTTTACCGTCGCGGTGCAGAAGACGATTTATTGCGCGACATCGCAAAGAAAAAACTAATCCATGTCCGTAATCGCGAGGACGAACACGGGAATATGATATTTACTGCCTCGCTGATAGTCGGAATTGAAAAACAGCCTTACGTCCCGCAGGAACAGCCGCTTACACCTGTGGACGGCTTGGCAAAGATGTTAGACGAAATAGATAAAAACACGAACCTATGAGCAGACCAACGGAAGTTTTCCTTTGCGTGTTGCGGCACGATGACGGAAAGTTCAAGGCGATTGTCGGCTGTTTCTACGACCACGACGAAGCCGTGCGCTATGCCGACGGCAGTCCGCGAATAACGATTCATAAGCAAAATGTAGTATAAACATTAGCGATTATGGAAATAACAAAGTATCTATGTGAGTTCTTCTTCACGAACTTCTGGCACTGGCTGGGGCTGGTTGTCATCCTGGCCGTGGTGTTCCGATTCGGACTGGTGTCGTTCATCACCGACAACTCGCGGAAGATAGTGAAACGGGATGAAAAGGAAATGGAGGGCTGACCTATGGCAACAGAATTGAAACGGAGAGACCTGAGCGGCATATACATCTTTGACACGCTGCCGGGTGACAAGAAACGGAAGCCGACGTGCGTGGAAGATTGCACGCAGGAGAAAAGGCGGGAGTGGTGTCTGACGAAGACGCAGGACTACTTGCGCGAGGTGATCAAGACGGAGGCCGAGACGTTCAAGGAGCTTTGCAACTATCTGGTGGAAGAGAAGTGCGTGACGGACGAGCAGCGCACGGAGTTCTTCGCCATGATTGACAGAGCCGTTGAGCGGTCGAAGTATAATTGGGCGGTGCATGAGTTGGCCGACCAAGTGGACTTCGTTTGCGAGAAGGTGGTGCTGCTGGCCGACGCTTGCGGCGTGACAAAACATAAAGAGGAAGGCGATGACTAAGGCATCTGAATTATAGAAACCGCATAAAACAAAAGGGACTATGAAACTATCAGAAGAGATTAGAGACAAGATCTGGCGAATGGCCAGCGACCCTGAAGCCGTACACTACATTGAAAAGTACGACGGCGAAGGTTACAAGGTTGAGGAAATAGATGGTGACTACTGTCACGGGTGCGCTGCTGAAAAGGCAAGGGAGCTCGACAAAGAGGACGGTGGCAAGTATTATCACGAAGTACACGAAGAGACATCGCCCGAAAGCGAGGACTTTAAGTGTTGCTCTGAATGTGGCTGTCAGCTCAATGCGGCACTTATCATGTGTGACTTTTCCGAGGATAGCGTGCAATATGTCGTTGAAGATTTGAAAAATGCAAAGGCATTTGATGACATCAAAGGCAACCTTGCATGGCGCATTGACCAGATATTTGACAGCGAGGAAGAAGCCCGCGAGTTGTTCCCAAAACAAATGAACTACATCGCAAGGCGACTGACGAATCTTTATAAAAAGCATAGATTGAGCATCAAGGCAGAGCAAACACAACTAACATTATTATAGAAACCACATAAAACAAAAGGGACTATGACACTAAACACTGCAAGAAAAATCGAAAACACGTTTAACTTTGTGACGATTATTATCCTACTGCCGTTTGAGCTTGTCATTCCGATTTTGGAATGGCTGGTCAAACTGCTAACATTGCCAATAGAGGAGTGCAACTTGTTCAGTAAAAGGTTAGGCAATAAGTTAATGCACATGTCGGACGCAGTGAAGGATGGAACCATAAATAATCCGTATTGCCTTAAACATTACACAGCACAGATGGCGTGGGAACAACTTAAAGATGATAAAGAAAAGGAACTATGAAAGAAAACAAGACTATCGAAACAGTCAAGAGCATGATTGCCGATGGATTTTTGTCACAAGAAGTGGCAGAGAAGTATTTTCCTGAACTTGCTGAAAGTGAGGATGGGAAGATTGTAAACGCTTTGATTGGATACATAGAAGGTTCGGTACATGACGTAAACGAAGAAATCATCCCTGGAATTAAAGTATCTGCTGCTATCGCTTGGCTTGAGAAGCAAGTCGATCAGAAGTCAGTAGAAACTTGTAAATATCCTTTATTTACCTTTGATGACGTACTCGCTATACAATGCTGCCTTGAAACGGCTAAGTTGAATGATAAAGAATTATATGAACAACTCAGGAGCCTTCACGATAGAGTACATGACGCGTACCATCTTGAGAAGCAAGGTGAGCAGGAGATAGTAGAATACGTAGCCAAGGAGGTTATAAAAGATAAAGATTCTGCTATTAAATTTCTGAAGTCTACTGGTATAATGGATTCTAATGGAGAATTAGCAAAAGAATATAGAAATGAGCAGAAGCCTGCTGATAAGATTGAACAAAAGTTTAAAGTTGGGGATTGGGTAGTAGATAAAAATGGAATAGTTAAACAAATCTTATCTTATAAGGATGGTATATATAAGCATATAGACGGCTATTCTGCGGAAATATTTGAAGATGAGTGGAGAATGTGGACTATCCAAGATGCAAAGGCAGGTGATGTACTCCATGCAACAGGATGGAATTCTGATTGCATATTTATCTTCAATGGTCTTGATAATTGGAAATTTGGTGAACCAAATGGAGAAAAAGCAGTGGCAACTGGCTATTGTTGTATTAATGTGTATAGCGATAGGATAGAGTTTGGAACTCAAGGCCCTGACTGCATTGAGGTTGAGACAGTTAAACCTGCAACAGAAATTCAACGTAACCTTTTGTTCAGAAATATACTTGAAAATGGTTATGAATGGGATGCTGAAAAGAAAGAGTTGAGAAAGATTGGACAGAAGCCTGCTAATAAAGTTGAACCAAAGTTTAAGGTTGGCGATTGGGTTGTTTTCAAAAACGATAGTATTTATTATGTCAATAAAGTTTTTGAACATACTTATGAACTTATTATCGGCAATGGCGATAGACCAAAAATACCTTTTTACATAATAGATAATGTTTCTCGTCTTTGGACTATCCAAGACGCAAAGGTGGGTGATGTGCTGTATTGCGATACTACTTGTGGTTTCATTTTCATATATGATGGAATCAATCCAGATGGTGCGTTGTTATATTCTTATATTGAATCAAACGATGGAAGTCCTCTCTTGAAATACAATATCGGTAAACCAAATACAGGTATTGGCTACGCTACTGATAGGGATATATATCCTGCTACCAAAGAGCAGCGTGACCTCTTATTCCAAAAGATGCACGAAGCAGGGTATGAATGGGATGAAAAAGAACTAAAATTGGATAAAATTAAGCCAGAGGTTGATATAGACGCTATGGTGAAAGAGTACAGAAATAATCTGCCTTTTACGGGTGATTATCAATCCTATGGCGATGCTCTTGCAGAAGCATTTAAGCAAGGTTTGGAGAATATGTATAACTTAATGAAGAAGTAACTATGACAACAATTAAAGCATACACAGACATAGAACAAAGCAAGAAACTTGCTAAAATACTCCCACTTGAAAGTGCGGATATGTTCTTAGCATTAGATGGAACTATCCCTGTGATGTCTAAATATATTGATGATGGATTAGTTACAGCAGATAATACCGCTATCCCTTGTTGGAGTCTTGCAGCATTGCTTAGTGTTTTACCTAATAGCGAAACCATAAGTACAAGTCTTTCAAAAGGAGGTTATAGAATATCAACTCTTCAATACACAAATAGTTGGTTTGTTGATTATGAAGATGAAACCAATTGGTTGAATAATTGCATTACATCAGCAGACAATCCTGTTGATGCTTGTGTGGAAATGATTATTAAACTACATGAACTTAAAATGTTGTGATTATGTTTGATAAAGAACGACTTAAACGTCAACTGCAATATGCTGAACGTGAGGAAAAATTAAATAAAGAAAAAAGCAAAGGGATATGCCAGCAAACTTGCTGATACTTTGGAATCTAATGGTTATATTGTTGATGCCAAAATTGTAAGAGAAAGTATTAAGATAATGAATGGTGAAAAAGTTGCTATGGCTACTATGGATGAACAGAAGCCTGCTGAAAAGGTTGAACCAAAGTTTAAGGTTGGTGATTGGGTGGTCGATGAGGACGGAATAGTTAAACAAATCTTATCTTATAAGAATGGCGTATATAAGCACACGGACGGCTATTCTGCAACAATATTTGAAGATGAGTGGAGACTTTGGGATATTACAAAAGATGCAAAGGACGGTGATGTGCTGGTACTAAAGGATAATACGTTTGGGACGATGATATTCATCTGTGCTGGATTTGCCATGAACGGCTCTATGCAAGTGGTGGACTACTATTTCATGTACAATTTTAGTACAGGCCACGCACATAAAAAAGCCGGCGACTTCATGGGGAATTTGACGCTTGACTTCCATCCAGCCACTCTGGAGCAGCGACAGGTGCTCTTCGATAAGATGCGCGAGTGTGGCTACGAATGGGATGCTGAAACAAAAGAACTAAAGAAACTTGCTATTGAACAAAAAAACATTATAGTTATGGATTACGAGAAGAAATATAAAGAACTCGTTGCCAAGTTGACAGATGCTTACAACGACGAAAGTGTGAACGATGAACGTTTCTGTTGCGTAATGAATAATATCATGCCCGAACTTGCTGAAAGCGAGGACGAGAGGATTAGGAAAGGTTTAATAGAACACTTTGACCGCCTTACATCAAAAAAGGATAGGTACATTGACCCCGATTGCACACTAAAAATCTCCGACATTATTGCTTGGCTTGAAAGGCAAGGTGAGCAGCCTGTAGAGTGGAGCGAGGAAGACGAGAAGATGCTTAATCTTATTATTGCAAGATTACACTCCCACCCAAATGTTGAATTGGAAGAATATGGGAAGTCACATGATTGGCTCAACTCTATTCGTCCTCAGAAACAGTGGAAGCCGAGTGATGAGCATTATGAACTTGAAGAATTTGCAAAAGTTGTAAGAGGTAATCTAACAGGTATCAGTAAGGCTGTACAAGAGTTGTTAAAGCAAAAATATTACAACCTGACAGGCCAGCCTATGTTTGGGGGATTTAAGGATTAAAGAAACTAATGGAGAAATAGTTATGAAAAATATTAGTTTTAGATTCCCTACAAGCATTAGGGATATAAAGGTACTCTGGAAAGAGTACACGAGTAAGCGTTATATGAAGAATGTGGAAGTTATGCGTAAAATGACCGATTTCTATATTCGCAATGTACTCAAAGGCAGATGGGGAGAAGTTGCTGATGGAAAAGTTGTGAAGTGGACTGATAGCGATAAAAAACAATTTGAAAGAGAAATGTGGGAAAAATGCAATAGTTATATTCACGATTTAATGGAATAAAGTTATGAAACCAAACGAAATGCCCGAAAAGATATATCTTTTCGACTACAATGATGCAATGGTGACACCACTTGAAGGTGATACTGTGTATGTCATGGAAGATGCCTTTATTGAGAAGGCTTGCGAGTGGATTAAAACAAACATGGACGATTATATCCACGTTGAGTATGATACTGCGACAGGAAAGCCAACAAACGAGGCGCATATAGCCCATAAAAAAGTAGTTGAGGACTTTAGAAAGTACATGAAAGGAGAGTAATGGTATGACATATTTTGTAAAAGCATACGGCTGGCATGAAAATGGCACAAAAAAGAATATTCAGTGTTTATTTGATTTGGACGAAGTAAATGCTAAGACATTTATTGACGCAGTTGAAAAGGCTGGTAATTTATCACCTTATCGTCGTAATAAGGAAATTATTATAGAAGAAGTTGTTGTTATATCAAAAAGTTAGATTATGGAACAGTACATACCCAAAACCGTTGTAGTAGCGGAGATAGAAAAAAGAATAAAAGAACATCATAGTGGTTATTTGGTATGTTTGAAAGATATGCTTTCTTTTCTTGACACCCTTGAAGTGAAAGAGGTGGATTTTGAATCTGAATGGAAAAAGTATTTTGAATATAGAGGAGATGTAGCAACAGTAAATATAAAGCACCTTGCCAAACATTTCTTTGAACTTGGGATTAAAGCACAGAAAGGAGAATAGTATGACAAACAAGAAGATTACATTTGAAGACTTCTGGAAAGCCTACCCGCTTCACGTGGGTAAGCGTGATGCCGAGCGTGCATGGATGCGCCTGTCCGCCAAGGATCAGCATGCCGCGTACAACGGCATCCACCGTTACTGCGAATACATCCGGCAGACGGGTGTTGGCATCAAGTACCCGCAAGGCTGGCTCAATGGCAGGCGGTGGGAGGATGAGCAGGCTGCACCTGCGGTAAAGGACACCAGTCATGGCGCTGCATCCCGGGATTCGGCTGAAGGTCCGTCTCAGGAAATGGATATATGGTAAACAAACATCATTATTAAAATGTTAAATAAATGAAAAACATTGTTACAAACATCGCTTTTTTTGCAATTATCTTTGCAATGGGCCTTGGTGCGGGCTGGATTTTACCCCTTCAGGTGTCTGCCGGCATCATTATTATGCTTCTGTTGGTCTGCATTCTCATGACGGCATTTCTCGTTAATAAAGTGAACGGCGATGGCAAAAAGTAAGGATATGCAGCCATGGCTCGACTATTTTGAGATGCTGCACGCGTATGAGAATAACGGATTCCTGCAAGTGGAGGAAGGTAAGCATGAGGCATACATCACCCAGACGGCTCTCCCGTCGCTGTCAGGGTTTGACACCGCGGACGATATCTTCCGTCAGTGTATGTCACTCGGCAAGGTTGTACGTCACCTGCGCACCTATGCCGGCTGGAAGTCCACGGAAGGGAAAGAGTATCTGAACAGATCTTTCGCCGTGCATGTCGTGCAGGACAATGAACCTCACGACCTGATATGCACTGTGCTTCTGCGGCGCCGCCGCCGCTGGTGGTCTCTATGGCTGCGCAGGGATTCCTTTGAGGTGGTGGAGTATGAACCAAAAAAGACAGAGCCATGAAAGAAGGAATGAATTTCTTCCGTGTCGTCGCCGATGACCTTGATTGTGCGCCTCTCTCCGAGCACCTGCTGCACGGCTACGAGAACGAGCGTGACTTCAGGTGTGCCCTCAGGGATATACGCGACCGATGGAACGGACGTGTCGGTGAGTGTATAGACATCCGTCACGGCTTCCGCCGTCTCCGCTTCCACGACACACCTGGCGGCAAGCTCGACGAGACATGGATACCCGACTATCTGCTGAAGCCCGAGAAGACACCGGCGTACATGCTGGAGCCGAAACACGAACCCGACGAGACGGAGATAGAGATAGACAAAGCCTTCGGCTTCGACTGATACCATCACCGCCATTACATGAAAAGACTGCGAACCTCACGGCTGGCAGTCTTTGTGCTTTCTAAAACAAACAATCTATCAATATATTTGACTAAAAACCTATGTTGCCATGACTTTCTTCAATCATCATTCTTTTCGTCGGAATCACCGCCCTTCTCCCTGATGACGTTGCCGTCCTTCTGCAGCCGGTCCGGGTTGATGTCCTTGTAGCCGCCTGCCACGGTGAACTTGCATACGAACACCGTGGCAATGCAGCCGCCTATGATATACCTGTATGCTTCCTCCCACCATTCCGCGTGAGTGCCGCCGAGGGCCAGCACGCCGCTGTGTACGGCGAAGGCTGTGCCGCCGATGCCGCAGGCGATGACCACCAGCCAGTAGAAGAACCGCGGCATCTTCTGATGCCAGCGTCCCTTCAGCACGTTGCCGGTATGTCTTATCCTCTCTCCCATGGCTACTGTCGGTTTATCTTTACGCCAGGATCTGATATCAGTATCAGGTTGCTGAGTCCCTTCACGTCTGATGCCAGTCCCTGTATGTCCGTCCGCACGCCGCCCACCTGCTCGATGAACTTCTTCTCCATCGAGTTCATCTTTTCCAGGAACTCATCCTGCTTCCTGGAGTGGCTGTCCTGTCTCTTCTGTATGTTCTCGATGGTCTTCTCGATGCTCTCGATGGTGTTCTTCAGAGTCGTCTGCAGGCTCTCTACAGACTTCTTCAGGACGTCGACCTCTGACTTCAGGACGAAGACCTGACGGAAAAGCCATCCGACCACGCCTGCTATGGGCACGATCAGATACGGCCAAATATCAATCATCACTTGGTTCATTTCGTTGTCTTTTTGGATTGTTACACTTCAATATCGTCATTTTCCGGAAGACAGTCAAGGACACCCCTACCCTTCCAGTGCCAGCGTCACCGTGAACTCGATGCTCGGCATCTGCTGTTTCGACAGGTCGTATATGGCGTTGTCGTCCTTTGCCGCCTTCACGGTCACCGGCACATATTCCGCCGCCTGCCTGCCCGGTCCCTTGTAGAGCATCCAGTGGCGCTTGGCTGCAAGGAACTCCGTCACCCACCACTCTGCCCACTCGCGCGTCTGGTAGCCGCTGGCCATCGACCAGCTGCGTCGCGGTCCGCCGCTTGGTATGTTCATCAGCGTACGCTCAGGATTGAACACCGGCTTCCCCGTCAGCGCGTATATGTCCGTCTTCATGTTGACGGCCATCCCCTCCTTCATCAGTGCCGAGCATGTCTCCACGGCACCGCGCCTGTTCACGAACAGGAAGTCTGCATAGGGTATGCTGTCGCGCAGCACCAGCGGTGCATGTGCTGTCGCGCTGTCTTCCTCAGGCTCCGTGCCAGCCGGATAGAAGACACTCTTTGTCCCGGTGGCGCTGATGTCCACCCATGAGGTGATGCTTGTGCTTCCCACACGCTCCGGCGATGATACAGGCTTCGTGCTGGCATCGCCGTTACGCAGGTTCGAGCCCTCCCAGTGCGACGCGTCTGCGTTCTCCTTGCTTCCGACGCCCGCTCTCTCCCACTCCGTCAGTCCTCCTGTCAGACACTGTCCTCCAGCAAACGGGCCGTAGCCTGACGGGTTCAGCTCGCCGTCATGGCTGTCAAGATACTCCGTGTACAGCTGCAGTGAGTACTGGCGCATGGCACGCTGGTGACTCTCTCCGCCGTTTGCTGTCAGTGCAGCGTTAGCCTTGGCTACTTCTGCAGTATATCCATAGTCACTCCATATCGCCCTGAGTGCCGACGATATGTCGAAGCTGATACTTGTCTGCCTGCCGGTGTCTGCCTTGAACTCACCGACGATGCGGTTGTCGTATATCACCTCGGTGCGCACGATCGTGAAGGGGCTGGTCGGCTGTGCGCCCCATTCCAGTCCGCTGATGTCTATCACCACTGGCGAGTCGGCAAAATAAGTCTTGTCGTCGCCGAACATCCCTGATACTGTTACTGCCATATTAAATATACATTATTTCCATTGTTACCATACCCAGGCCTGTCTTGCCGCTGACGGTGTACTGCATCTTACGGACGAAGCCCGTCACGTCGCCCACCTTCACACGCTTGGTCATGTCGATGGCCAGCAGCTGTGCCATCTCCATTCTGACCGTGCGCTTCACGATACGCGCGTTGCGCACCCAGAACGAGTACTCCTTGTAGAACTGGTCGCACAGGCCGCGTCCGCGCAGGTTCTCGTTGTCTATCGTCAGGTATCGGCTGTTCTCGGCACTCTCCGGCTGCTTCGGATCAAAGTACGGATTCAGTTTCTCCGCCCTCAGTTTCAGCGAGAAGCGGCCGTAGAGAGAGCCCACGCCGTTGTCGATGACCATATTGGATGTGCTTCCGCCGTAGGCCTTATTGCACAGGTCCATGAATGTCTTGCCGCGTTCTTCGCTGCTGTCCAGCTCGATGATCAGTTTGGCGCCGGAGATGTCCGTTGCCATAATATCATACACACTCAGGCCCCGAAGCAATTGTATTGAATTGACGTCGAGCGACCCGGATATACTGCGGCTGACGGCAATGAGTGCGTGGTGTATATAGCTCCTGTCGTCCTCTATCGGAACGATTGTCACATATCTGACATATCCGCTTCCCGGTATAAAGAAAGGCGCATTGCTGCCGGCGAACAGTTCCTGCAGCTTTTCCAAGGCCTCCTGGGCTGTGTTGACTGTCGAGGACTGGCTGCCTGCGCCATTATAGTCCCACATGTTGCCGTAGTTGTCGCAGGTGTCAGCATGCGCCGTTGCGCTTGACCCTGGTATGATATCCCATGTCTCGTTTCCTTCTCCGTCCTTATAGTCGTTCCAGTATCTTACCCCTGCATCGTCGCCGCTTCCTCTCATGATGCCAAGCGTCAGTCCCCAGTCATGGCTCTCTATCGGGGCGATGCCGTCATCGTTAGGCTCGAAGTTGTCCTGAAGATACAGGCGGTAGCCCTCGTTGATGTATCCCTTGATGCCGAGCGTACATCTCCAGTAACAAGTGGCCCATTTTACTACCCATTGGCTATGCGTAGGGTCGTAGACAGAGTATGGGACACGTTCACTGAGTGTGGTATGCAGGTCACTTTGTGACATATTGGTGTCTGACGTTATCGCAAACTCTCCCGGTTTGATCACACCGTCATCTGCCATCATGTCGCCGAAGACATACTTGCCGTCTTTCTTCGCATAGAGGACTCCGTCTACGTCGTACACGGCATCGGGGTCGTTGTAGTCCGTACCGTCCTTCAGATCCGGGCGTCTTGGTCTCATCTGGTCATCGACGAAGAGGGCGAAACGCTGGTTCTGCGCTTCCGGGTTCTTGCGCTCTTCCTCCATGTTCAGGTCGTTCATGATGGCCGGCTTGAATCCCACTGTTACCGTGCTGATGGTCTCGTCTTCGCCCGTACAGTCACCGTCCTCGGCATCCATGAATCCTGCATTCTCGAACAGCGAAGGATACAGTTCGTAGTATCTCTTTGCGTCCTTGTCAATCTTTATCACGTAGGCATTGCCTGTCGAAGGTGTCACGAAGCAGGTGGTGTCAAATGCAGACACCCTGTTGATGATGTCGCCGTACCGTGCATCCAGTTCCCATTTCGAGTAGTCGTGTTTGTCATCCGGATCCGGCCATAGCTTCTTCTTGTGCGGCATCTTGTCGGCAAATCCCTTATAGTAGAAACTGGTATCCTCGCTCTCGCCGTATGTCATACGGAAACCGCGGATGACGTTCTCCACCTTTTCGTCATTGCCGAAAATGTCACATGCGATGTCCTGTATGCTCTCGTCCAGGAATGTGTTGCGTATGAGTACAATGCGGACGCGCTTGAAGTCGTCGTTGAAGATGAAGCGTACACCGAAGCCGTCCTCTATGGCCTTGATGACATCCGATATGTTGGCATTGGGGAAGCATTTGCTGGTGGCGTATGCGTCATGCAGCAGGCTGTTCTTCTCCCTGTATAACTGCACCACCTCGTTTGTCATCGCCGCTATTTCGCTCACGTCAATATTGATTTCGGTGATATCAGCCGGCGTCGGGAGCTGCGGCGCGTCAGGAACGTACCACACATCGTCCACATGGAAGCCGTCGCACTGCATGCAGCACTTGTCCGTCTTGATGAGCTTCTTTGTGATGCTCAGTCCCTTCTTTCCGGTAAAGTCCTTCGTTTCCTCGCCGAACTGCTCAGGTACGAGTCTGCCGCCGTAGCTTGCAAACTTGTACTTGCCGAAGGAGAAGTCGTACTCCGGACCGCGCAGATGCTTCGGTTTCTTGTAGTCGCAGTTGGTGTTGACGAAGAACAGCCTGCGCAGGTCTTCGACATCCATCATCTGGTTCTCGTCGATGTAGATACCGAGATGCTTCATCAGCGCACGTAGCCAGTAGATGACGTAGAAGTTCGGTGCTGAGTTGACGCGGTTTGCCGGCATGTACTCGTATCCGCGCTGCGCTTCCGGCTCCTCGTTGTAATTGATTTCCACCCTCCCGTGTTCGTCGGTCCTCTCGTATCCTTGTTTCTGATAGCACAGGGCTACATTGCAGTACGGATGTGTCGGCGTTCCTTTATCGTCCTCTGTGTATGGATAGTCCGTGTTGACACAGTCGACGGTGTATTCTTCGTCTGTGGTGTAGTCCTTGAACGTACCCTTCGGGAAGACCATCCTCGGGTATGGCTGTACGGAGTTGGTGTCGTTCTCGCCGTCACTGACGAAGACGGTCTTTCTTTCGTCATCGTCTCCGGCGATGGACGGTCTTACGGTATGTGTGATGATTTCCGATCCGGTGCTCTTTCCGTCACTCAGTTTTGCCGACGCCTTCAGTTCGGCACCGACATTGATCCATCTCTCCCGCCATAGCGCCACACCTATCTTTACATTGCCGAGCATCGGCACCTGCTGTGCGCTGGCGCCGTCAATCATCTCTTCAAATGTCTTATGTCCGCTCTCGAAAGACACGTCTATGTTGCCGTCCTTGTCCACATCCGCTTCGTCCTCCAGCGTCAGATAGCCCAGATACAGCGGTATCTTCTCTGCCCACAGGCGTGCCTTGCGCTTGTGGATGATGTCATGCAGACGGCTGCCGTGGATATCCCCGGCACTTCCGAAGATATGTGCATTTGCCGGTATGTTCAGCGTGAAGGAGTACGACCATACGTCTCCGCTGGCGAATATCTCCGACGTCTTTGTTATCGTGACGGAGGCGTCCTCCGGCAGAAAGGCAAACTTGCTGCCGTACTCGCCGCCAGCACCCGCTTCGAGGTCGAATATTTCAAGTGACAGATGTTCCATGCAGTTGTTGTGATATTTATCGTTAAAGTATGCCTGCAACCGCTATTCGTCAAGGGCAGCCGGTCTTGTCCGTGCCCTTGACGGGGACCCTTTTTTGTCGTATTTTCACCACATACATCAGAAACGACATATATCAATGCGCACCTCTCCGGTATATTACATCGTCCCGTCGGACATCAGCATCATCCCAAACGCCAACGGCAATGCAAACGACCTTGCCGTCTATGTCGCCAGTGGCGCCAGGATCAAGGTATACAGCACCTACAGCGATGAGCTGAAGCCGGATCCGGACACCGGAGCCTACCGCGAGTGGCCTATCTCCGGACGTAACCGCGCGCTGAGAAACGGCGACGGCCCGTACACCATCTATGCCCGTCTGCAGAAGAGATCGGTGACCGGCGAGGATGCCACCGGCTATCTCGTGTTTGTCGCCAAGAAGCAGTACAGCCAGGACAACCCTTACGGACTGGCAGGACAGTATGACGACTGCTATTCCTACGTCACGCAGGAGTTCCTGTCCGGTCAGTATGACGACCGCGGCTTCCCGAAGGTCGTCGACCATCCCGACTACTGGTGGATAAAGCTCGGCGAGGTGTCCGAGGTCATCGACGGCCGTCGCACCGTCAGCCTCGATACCGGCATCCTCGGTACCGACAGGTACAACGAGGAATGGTTTATCAACCCCGACTCCCTGCCGCTGCGTGTGGAGCTCGAGTGTGCCGTCGACGGCGAGGAACTGGGACAGACACCGTATGTCGTATGGAACAGGGCAGCCGTGCTGCGTGCCCGTCTTGTGAAGGGCTGGAGCGATACCGCCGAGGGCGTTCTCTTCTGGACCATCACCCGTAATACCGGCAATGCCGAGGCAGATCTCTTATGGAGCTATCCCGGTGTGTATATCCCTGCAGGCGAGACCCCTGACCCG